CTGGAGGGACTGGAGGGACTGGGTCAAAGGATCCTGATCTCTTTGCGGATCACTCGTAAGATCTTGTAAGATCGGCGTAGATAGGCGGGCCATGCGTTCAGACTGCGCGCAAACGCAGCGTTACACCAACATAGTAATTCCGTGGATACGTGCAATCACTGTGTAACAATAAAAATATGGATACACTGTGGCATCATAATAAAAAGAGGCGGACGTGCTCGTCGAGTAGATAAAAATGGAAAAATGAATTCGCGAAAGAAACATTAAAAAATTATGCCTCTTTTAAAAACCCCTACCTCTCCTTCACGTCGAGTTGCCCCCTTTTTGCCCTTATTGCCCTCTCGGCCCATTAACCGTATCATACCGGAAAGGCCCTCGATCACCACCACGCGAAATTCGCCGCTGATCCCATCACACAAATACATCATCACGATGAGCAAAGAAAATGACAACAATCGATAAGGTCTCGTGGTTCACCGGCGTCTCAAGGAACGTAGAGATCGATCGATGTCGGCGTATGTTTCTTCTTCGAAGCAAATCCGACCATGGGATCAGATGCCCACCATGACCCATTCCAGCCGTACCAGGACCCACATCATGATCACCGAATCCGGTTGTTGCTGGATCTCCCACCAAACGTCGTTCCTTCAGCGACCTGTGTTGGTTGCCGGCGATGACAAGGTGGCTCAGCATGTGCTCATGGATTGCAGTGGTGATGCAAATGAATGAAAGAAGAACATCGATGAAACCCGGTGACCTCATTAAATGGGTGTACAGAAATAATTCTCAACCCGTTAATGAGGATGTCAAACTTTGGTTTACGCCGATGCAACGTTTGGTTCCAATTGGTGTTCACCCAGCAATTTTGATTTCGATCACAGACAAATTGTACATGTGGCTGACACCGGATGGGTTGTTCCACGCACGTGTGGATTTCCACGAAGGCCACAAACATAGCCAGTTCGATAGTAGGGTTATGCCACGCACGATGATGACGAATGACGGAGAAGAGAAATGACAACAATCGATAAGGTCTCGTGGTTCACCGGCGTCATCGTGGCGCTGAGTTTGTGTGTCTATCTGACGGACCTGGGAGGTTTGACGATGTGGCGACGACCTTTCGATTCTAGGATCGAACGTTCGATCATAATCTACCGGTCTCCACCATCAACACGCAAAACAGAGACTCGAGTTTCATCACCATGGTAAACAAGTGCACGAGCCGCTTCGGACACAGCTTCAGAGCTCGGTACGACGAAGTGCCGCTTTCGATCATCGAGGACACGCGTAGGATGTTCTACTACAGAGTGTACGTAAAGGACGTCTGCACGCGTTGTGGAGCCACCGTACGCAAGAAGGACGACTGAGTGCCATCGACGCCGATGAAATCATCGTCTACATCGTTGCCCAAGTTGGGTCAACTGATCACATATGTAAAGCGTGCACCGATGTTATTCAGCGACGAGCTGTACGCTCAAAGGAATGTCTTCAGCCATCCACCACACACGTTACATTTTTTGGATGATGTTGTCAGGAAATGGAAACCAAACGAATCGTGTCTCGTTCTGGAGACGTATGAAAATAGAACGTTGAATAATTTCTACAACATCGTCAGGGGCCTGTTCGTCGACGGAACGTTCTGGTTCTACCACTGTCCGACTCATCACGTTGACGTTTGTGCGGAGAGAAAGTGGAGGACGAGCTCGTGATCGGCGCGGACGCTGCCACTTCATCGAAAAACGATTTTGTCTCCGCACATCGTGAGATCATCGAGCCGGGCGACCTGTTCGTGTTTTCAACTGACGGGTATTATTATGGATCGTGGCTGTGGTTGAACAATCACGGCGTGCCATGCTACGGCCGACGGTGGATCGAAGGAGAGATGTGCTTCGTTCTGAACGTTTCTAAGGATGATGTCCTTGATCGTTTAAAAGTTGATGCTCTGTTCACGGACAACGCCGTGTTTATGTTTTACTATTTCATTCATCTGTGGCAAAACTAGGGGACCAATGGGAAGCGTTTCAAAGAGACCCAAGATCTGAATCAGATCAGTTACACGATCGAGAAACCAAGAAAGACAACGGAATCATGAATGACCAAATAACAAACGAAGACTCGACAGATCTACTCGTATCTCGTTTGAATGAGTTGATTTCTGATCCAGGTATTTGTAAAGACATAAGTGCCTTGTTTCAGGTCAAAGTTCCTGTTTCTGAAGCCACTTACAATCACCCCACCATTCAGGTTTCATCGGTAAGAACGTGGGATTTCTTGGACTGCTCAATGGATTGGTTGGATCCATAGCTGTGGGTCCAAAAGAAGGCTGGGGATTCATAACGGCCGTTCTTGACGATCAGGGTCAGATTCAATGGTTCGAGCGCACGCGTGAAAATCATTGAACCAAGACCTGGTACGTCTTCCTAAGAAGCACATGAAACGACCGAAGAGGCTTCTTTGCACTGAATCGTTGCAACCTGCACCGGGCGATGTCTTCGTGTTTCCGTCGCATGGTGTTTATGGCGGCGGAATCAGCAGTTTCTTGTACAACGATAAAAACGATGTTAAAATAAGAAGGTGGGAATATGATGAAGTGTGTTTTATCATAAATTCAGCGTTGAATGATGAAGTTGGTGTTTTCATTGTCAAGGCTTTTTTCGCACGTGATTCCGCGGTGTTTGTGTTTTATTATGATTGTCAATGAAATCGTAGAACACAAATGATTAAATTTAAGAATCGTCACTCGTCGAGTACAATGCACCTCGCGGACGAGTCAAACGCTGGACATACTTCATCGGAGACTGGTACGTCTTCCTAAGAAGCACATGAACCGATCGAAGAAGCTTCTTTGCATTGAACCGGGAGACCTGTACGTGTTTCAATCTTGTGAAATCGTGTCCGGATTCAACGATGTTCTATACGGTCGACAACGGTACTTGGCCTTGTCGAAGATCAGCAGTTCTTCTTCTAAAGAATATCCATATTTGGATTCAAGCATCAGGAAATGGAATGTCGGCGAGGTATGCTTGATCATTGAAACGAAGAAAACGAATGCAGTGTTGTCTAACTCCATCATCACCAAAGCCCTGTTCGTCGACGGAGTGTTCTGGTTCTATCATATAATTGATAATGATAAACCCGCGGTGTAATGTCGTCAGCCATTGAAGTATGATTTGTCATTCCAATGAAATCAGATAATAAACAGTCTCTGTTACCGGGCGAGCTGTTCGTGTTTCCTTCTGCACGCAATGAGATCTATCTTTCTAGTCTATTTTTATTTTTTGATCGAAGTATTTCCGGGTTGTTTCCATTGCTTGGTTTCGTTCGAGATTGGCAATTCGATGAACCGTGCATCGTTCTTGAAGCGCATGATGCCATCAATCCATTGTCCATGAAATTCACTGAGGCTAGCAATCGGCTCGTCAGGTGTCTCTTTCACGACGGAGCGTTCTGGTTCCAGACGTTCAGAAATCAATTCCAACGTTCTAGCTCATCAACGGTTAGATGATCGTGTCAAACGATGGTATCAGCAAACGTCCATTCGTTGGCGAGCTCATCGTCTTTCCGACGTCATTGATCGGTGTAAACAACTTCAACTTCCATGGAAATCTATACCATTCTTTCGATGGCATCGGGTTATTGGCAACGTTTGCACGTATGTGGAAATGGGGTGAATCGTGCGTTGTCATTGAAGTTCGTGAAATCTGTCCTTCTACTTGTTTATCAATGTGGATCAACGTTAGAGCTTTGTTCACCGATGGCGTTTTCTGGTTCAATTTTAACTCATTAAAAGGGTCTCTAGGATGAACAACGAAGCAACGAAGGTCTTGATGAAAGAGTTACAAGAACGCTCTATGAGCGGACGACTGGTCACGTTTCCGTCGCGCAATAGATTCGATGACCTTAACTTTGCAACGTATTTATTCAACCGTAAAAGAAGCGAATTCGCCGACCCTTCGTGGAAGATGTTTGCAAACGCGTTCGTACGGAATTGGACATCGAGCGAAGCGTGCATCGTTATTGAAGCATATAAGGTTGATTTATCGAAGGAAGATAAGTTCTATCAAAATAGATTCGACGTTCGAGCGCTGTTCGTAGATGGTACGTTCTGGTTTCGTACGGGTAGTAAATTCAGCTGCGTTTGTTGACGATGAGCAGTGCAACGTTTCGTTTCATTGAAGTAGAGTTGTTTACGGCAAATTAGAAACATGAACGAGGAAATTTATGTTGGACAACTGATCGTATTTCCAAAATTAATGACTGGAGCGACTTCCGACTTTGCCTCTGGACTGTGTCAAGACAGACGTTTGAATTCAAATAATAATTCATCGTTCTTACATGAATATGTTCGTAATTGGAAACCGAATGAGGCGTGCGTTGTGATTGAATCTGTTTTAAACAGATACGCAGCGTACAATGATTTTGACGTCAGAGCTTTGTTCGTAGATGGAATCTTTTGGTTTCGCACGTCGTTCAACTTTTTCATATCGTGAACAATGAAGACAAACAGTGATGACGCAATATTCGTCGGTCAATTAATCATCTTTCCGAGCTCATTTAATAATGAACATTCTGTTGGTGGAAAAATATTTAAACGCCTGTACGGGCGCTGTGATGATATAGGTGATGGATCGCGTAGGTTTAAAAAGTACGAGCGCATGTGGCGTTTTAACGAGATATGTATTATTATCGAATTGCACGTGGATGCTTTCACTGAGTGTTTTTACGTCAGAGCTTTGTTCACGGACGGCGTTTTCTGGTTTCGATTGTACACTCGTTCAACGATGAACAGACACAGATGATAATCAAACCCAAACCAGGACACTTGGTCGTGTTTCCAAAAAGATCGCTTCATTTCTGCAGTTCGCTGTTTCTTCATAGAAGAACTTATTTAAGCCATTCTAGTCTTAGAGCATATTGCCGTGAATGGTGTTGTAATGAGGCGTGTGTTATCATCGAATCGAATGAATTTGAACGTTATGATTACTTCGTCATTCGTGCTTTGTTTGCAGATGGAGTCTTCTGGTTTCAGACGTACGATGGTTTCAATGTCATTTCTGATCAGCAAATCAAATGAATAAATATTCACCCGGACAATTGATCGTGTTTCCTACATACGGTGAATATAACTCACAGATTGATGAGTGGATTGGTCCTTTTAACGTGGAAAAAGTTTCTATTGAACTCGAACGTATGAACAACGGAACGATCCGTGACTGGGTCGAAAGTGAAATATGTTTCATCGTTGAGATAATATGTGATAATGTTGACTTTTATGATAATTATGTATATTTTAATGCATTATTTCACGATGGATTGTTCTGGTTTCGATCGAATTATAACTTCGTGGTGCTACATTGAAGTGTAACCGTTCATCTTTCTTGTTATTATTGAACCATGAAACCAGGTGATTTGATCGAGTGGGTGTATGCCATTAATTCTCAACCCGTTATTGAGAATGAGAGGCTTTGGTCAACGTCAATGCAACGTTATATTCCAATCGGTGTTCATCCCGGCGTCCTCATCTCGATCACCGATGAGTTCTACACGTGGTTGACGCTTGAGGGGTTGTTCCACGCGCGAGTGGATGACACGCGTCGGTCTCCAAGACGTACATCTCGTCCTAAGATTGTTCCACGCGTGCGTGGATGACATGACGAGGTCCACTCGTCGATGGCCCCCACCGTCGGTTGTTCCACGCGTCATGAGGTGCTTCAATGAAACCAGGTAATTTGATTGAATGGGTGTACAAACGTAATTCTCAACCAGTTGATGAAAATGAGCAACTCTGGTCAACGTCAATGAAACGCTGGATTCAAATTGGTGTTCGTCCCGCAGTCCTCATCTCGATCAACGACGAGTTCTACGTGTGGCTGAACCCAAATGGGTTGTTCCACGCGCTCGTGGATGACACTTTCTCGTCCCCCGCAAGAGCCCGCATGCCGCGGGTTGTTCCACGCGTCGTCGGAGAACATAGATGAAACCAGGTGATCTAATTGAATGGGTGTATAAATCTGATTCTCAACCCGTCGATGAGGATGCCGAACTCTGGTCGACACCGATGCAACGTTGGATTCCCATCGGCGTTCGACCTGCCATCCTCGTTTCGATCACCAACGAATTCTACATGTGGTTGACGCTTGAGGGGTTGTTCCACGCGCGCGTGGATGACACCAGCGCAGTCGCCGTGAGCGCCTTGGTCATCGAGGTTGTTCCACGCGCGCGTGGATGACACGATGACGGCTACCTCCGTCGTTCCACCTCCGATGGTTATTCCACGCGACTTATCGGAGAACATCGATGAAACCTGGCGATCTAATTGAGTGGGTACATGAATATGATTCTCAACATGTTCATAAAGATGCCAAACTTTGGTCGACGCCGATGCAACGTTGGGTTCCCATTGGTGTTCATCCCATGATGCTCATTTCAATCACTGACGAGTTTTATTTTTGGCTGACGCTTGAGGGCCTGCTCCTCGCGCGCGTTGATGACGCTTCTTCGAGGTTGACCGTCGGCACCCGATACTGGGTTGTTCCACGCATTATTGGAGAACATAGATGAAACCAGGTGACCTCATCGAGTGGGTGTATATATCTAATTCTCAACCCGTTGATGTGAATGAGAAACTCTGGTCAACGCCGATGAATCGTTGGATTCCTATCGGTGTTCATCCCGCCGTCCTCATCTCGATCACCGATGAGTTCTACGTGTGGCTGACGCCTGAGGGGTTGTTCCGCGCGTGTGTAGATAATACCGGGACGCTATCGGAGCGGATGGACCTCTGGATGGTTGTTCCGCGCGCACGTGGATGGCACGTGGTTGTTACACTTGCATGCGGATGACGCTCACAGTACGAATTCATGGTTCGGGTGGAGCTTGGTTTGTTCACTTTGCAAATAAAAGATTGCGTTACGTGGATGGTTTCGACCCCATGAACGGTGATCGTTCATCGCCCTCGTGATCACCACGGAGCGCCTTCATGCGAAGAAAGGTGTTCATGCCACCCTCAAGCGAAGGCGCTCCACGAGTGAACGATCGCTTCGTCTGTGGTAAAATTGAAGCACGATGATAGATCCAAACACGTGCTCAATCTGCTTTCCAACAATTCACAAGTTGAATAACGTGAAGATCGTAGTTGAACGTCGAGAAGAAGACTTTACGAACGACAACAAGCCTCGTGGCGTTGGCACGGTGGTCTATCACAAGTGTGGCAATCCGGCGATTCAACACATCGATGATTTCGTCGATCCAAGCAATCCAAAGACGCGGTTCACGTTACACAGGTGTTCGATACACGTAAAGAGAACATGAAACAGATTGTACCTGGAACGCTTGTTACTATAAGCAATTCACGAACGTTATGGACAGAACAAGTAAATCATGGCGGCAAAAATGAAATTGCGAGGTTTGCTCAAGACGAAGAGGTTTTTCTCGTGCTTGAAATGATTCCATTGCCCTCGGGTAACATTGATCTTCGATTGTTGGCATCATTTGATGCAATCGTTTGTTGGCGCGTCCTGCTCGGCCCGCCTCTTGGCGATAATAATATCAAAGCGATAGAATAACGTTTTCAGAAACAACAACAAGAAAGAACAAAAAGCAATGTGTCATGATCACATCATCAATGTTTACGAAATGGTGGTTTATGTGACAGTCGCTCTAGGAACGTTAACGTTTTTTAGTTTTGTTATATGGACTACATGCAAAGATTGAAGGATGCTTCTTCACTTCACTTGAACGTTGAACTTTCCGTTTGGTAGCTGAACGAGCGAACATTCCAAAGTGTTCGCTGCGTTCTTTCCATTCGACTTCACGCGAACTCTGAACGCATTGCCTCCCGTCCAATTGATCGATTCGATCCTTGGTTGTGGTTGAGGTTTGCTCGTGGTGACAACGTTCTTTACGGGCTTTGGAACGGGAGGAACGATGCTGTGCACGAACACTACCGGCGGTGAAGATGAACCAGTGATTGGTTGAACGTTGACGACGGCGATCGTTCCAGAAATGGGAACCATCTTCGATGGATCAATTGAGAGCACGTTCACTGAACTCGAGATTGGCATTGTTTCTGACATGGTGATGAGAACTCTTTCCTTGAGATCGTAACTATTGTAACCTTCGTGCGTGCAGAACTCGTCGATCGTATGCAACTTACGCATCGCAAATGATAAGGTCAAATTTGAACATGGAATATCCACATGAGCGTGGTTCAATCGTGATGTTTCGAGATGAAACATTATATGTGAGGCATAGAATAAGATTGTATAACAATTATCCACACGATGACGTTATCTCGCGCGAAACCATTATTGAAATTAACAAACATGATGTTATTTTTATTATTGATATTTTCAATATATCAAACTCGAGTGAGAATTATCTAGATCGATTTTACGTACGTGTCTACATTCCTTCAAATGGATCAAGCGGTTGGATATACGATGATTTGAACACTGAAACAGGCGGTCCATACCTGGTCTCGATATGAAAATCGATCGTGAAATCTTCAAGATAGGTTCGATCGTTAGTTTCAACTGCAACGTCGGGTTGTATCCCGCTGATTCAATCAGTTTTCCTCATTTCATAGCCCTACCACACGAACTTGCGTTGATTTTAAACGTCATTGAACATGCTTCCTCTGTACACAGTTTTTACGTATTGTTACAACGCAACATTAGATTAGGGTGGATACCATTCGAGCCGAACGACGATTATAGAATGAAGTTGATCACACGGTGAAAACAACGTTCTATGTATGGTAATGTGTAGCACATGTTTTTTGATGACGAACTTAATTGTTTACGCGTTGGTGATTTGCTCACCCATGATCACTTAAATAACAACAAAATAAGTGCAACATTACTTCATCTTGATGATGACACAATTTATCGAATCGTTGAAAAAGATGAAGTAATGTTTTTATTGTTTATGACGCTCGATGATGCGTTTTTCTTAGCAAAAGATGGCATATATAAAATGCGGTTGTGGTATGTTCGTCGTTTGACGAGGATCGTTTCATGATGAACGACGATACGCTTCCATTTAACGTTGGTGACGTTGTAACGTTACGGTCCAAAATTCGCTTGTTTTAAGTTCAAACATCGATCTTGCCAAAGATAATGGAATCATTTTGCAAAATGACATTGCAATTGTTCTCAACATTGTAAAAAGCGACGTGATTAAAAATCTAAGTTTCAGTAGTTTTACGCCAGTTTACGTACGTTTGTTTGTTGCTTCGAATTGTACGATTGGTTGGGCATTTGATAATTTTTCAGATTCAAGGTCAGGTTCGTACTTCAAGAAGGTCATTGATTGATGAGCCAGTTCAAGGTTGGTAACCATGCCATACGTTCAAACGGACTCATCTCTGGCGACCTGATCGTCGGCGTGGGCCTCTCACACTCGGTCTGGGCGATGCCACCCGATGATGGCGATGAGTGGTTGTCATCACAAATTTATGAACGTGCTTGGAGGCCGAATGAGATTGGGTTCGTCATTTGCACCGGTGAACGCCATCACAACATCGTTCTTCAAGTTCTCATTTTAGATGAAAAAAGAAACGATGCTTCTTTGCTATGGATTTATACGCCGCGACCAGAATGGTTGATGATCGTGCAACATGCGTAAACAATGTCCTTGTGTAGGTAACGTGTGTCATTTGCTCTATCATAGAGTTGCTTTGCTCAAGCACAACAAATTTATACGCATGCTTGAGAAAGATGAAGTTGTGTTCATCATTGACGTAAAAAGAAACATTGATTCATATCATTTTGTTGTTGTTTTATTGGTCAATGAACAAACGTACGATGCATTTATTGATGAAGATTTAATCGAGGTGATCGCTCAGTGAAACTGACGTTGCGTTGATAAAACGTGGATAGATGATACGTAATGAGAACGCCAATCGATGTAGGTTCTTTGTGCTTTTTTAGAGCAGGATCAATTCCCGTGTGGAAGTCGCCACGCGATCCTTGGCCCGTTGGACGTGAGCTTCAGAACGATAACGTTTTCTTGGTGTTGAATGTTCAAAAAACGACGTATAACAGCGAACGATGGTTCAAGGTGTTCACCGGTGACCAACGCGTGGTGTGGATTCGCATTGAACCAAGTTCTTTAACAAACGTTGTCGACGTTGAAGGCACTGGTTCGTCGATCGCAATCAAAGGGTAGATGCATGAAAACATCATCAATTCGTCCAGGAACGCTCATCGTTTGTTTCTCATCAAGCTACATTACTTTGTGGTGTTCCGCACAGCATGAAGATGTTAATGTTACTAATTTTTTAACATTTAATCCCAATGAACTTGCTCTCGTTTTAGAGATAGTTAAAAATTCATATTGTAGCACGTGCATAAAAATCATAAAGGTTGATGGTTGTTGTGGATGGATACATATGTATTCATCAAACCAAGACCTTATTATGCAATTATTACAGGAGCTGTGATGATTAAACGCGGACAACTAATAAGGTTTGCTTGTGGGTCTAACTGGAACCATGCAACGTACAGTTCAATGGAGTGTCAATCGAGGATTGAATCTTACAACGTAAGTCATAACACGATAATGATCGTGCTTGAAATAATAAATGAAAACAATAACATACAATGGGCCCGTTTCAAAGTTTTAACGAGCGATCAAATGGTTGTTTGGATGTTTGACCGACTAATTTGGTTTGAACAAGTGCAGTGAAACTGTGAAACGAACGATATTATGATAGTTCAACAATGACAAACAACACGACCACAGCGAATATAACCCAAAACTACGCTGACTATGATGTATACGACTACGACACCGACGAGCTCCTGCTCGAAGGAGTGCCCTCACATGGCCTAGTTGATGCTAGCCTGGCATGCGCGCCCGGAGGCGCGGTATCCGCCTATCTCGCTGATGGCACGTGGCACCACGTGCGACAGGACGATGAGACCCTATTACAGGGTCAGGGACACGACGTCCGGACAGTGTACTGCTACTGCGACCTCAATCCGCGTCGGGCACGTCGCCTGTAATGGTATTCGAACAAGGAGACACACAATGTGCAATGAAAAGTGTTGGACGCGCGCCGATTGTCCCGTGTGTGGACGTGAACTGCCACCAAGAGGAAGGTCGGTGCCATTAGAAATGAGTCTAGCGACGTCACAGTGCTGTGAAAACGCTGTGAGTGATGACGGCTACGCGCGCCACCTATGGGACATTCACGATTCAGACCGAGCCTACGTTGATCCAGAAGGTTGGAAGATCCACGTCGCCGGTTGCAAGAACTGCAAAAACGAAAGTGATGAACGCAACGAATCGTGAAACGCATTGAACAAAGCTTCAACGTTGGTGACATCATCAAGTTGAACAATGGTGTTTTAACGATGTTTGTTGATATGTCGTTGGTGTTGTTTGACAATCCATATCGCTTTAGAGTAAAGGACGGTGCCAAGAGCGTTGGTAAACTACAAGCAAATGATATTGCACTCATTGTGCAGTGCATTTATACACCGGAAAGCGATCCTTTATCTGGCGAAGAATTGATGATGCCACGTTATAAGTTGTTAACGTCAAAAACGTTTGTTGGATGGATAGACGTTAGCGATGACCTAGAAAAATTGATTTCACGAGCGTACAGTGAAGAATGAACCTAGGTTCGTGCCCGGAGACTTGATAAAGTCAACGCCTAAGTTTGCAACGTTGTTGTACAAGAAGCTTGGTGGATCAAAGGCTGGATTTCGTCTTATCATGGGTGAAGAATGTTTTATTGTTGTCTCGTGTGTTAAAACGGATTTACAACAACCATTGTGGTTGTTTACAAATGAATGGTTGTACTTCGTCATCAACCTCGACGCAACGATAATAGGATGGATTTATATTACCACCAACCATGATTGTTTGATCGTGAAGGTGTAAGGATGAACGACAAATACTATGTTCCTGGCGATCTCATAAAAATTTGTGAAAATTGTTTTAAAAATTTATGGACAGCGCCAGCGTGGGCTTCAACATCAATACACATTAAAATGTTGAAAAATGAATGTTTGTTCATTATTTCGCATTATTGCTTGTCGCAATATTCAGGTGCAATTCAAAGCTATTTTGTTCTTACAACACAAGGTGACGTTGGGTACGTTGACATGGATGTTAACAATGAAAATTATGAAAAAATAAACGCATAAATGATCATCAATTTATATTGTGACATTGGATGAAAGAACGAAAGCGTTCGGTGTAAGCGACGTTGCGATCGTTGTATACTGTTGAATATGGACAAGAATGAGTGGTCGATCTATAACAATGAAGAATATTACTGCATGTGCAGTTCTTGTGGAACCATACACGTAAGTCGTTTAGATCGGGACTCCGATTCCATGATTTCAATGAAAGCGTGTCCTAAGTGTAGTTCAACGTTAGTAAGTAAAATACGTCGTATAACCCGATTTGGAAATGAATTTGATTATTAATCATCAACGTGAATCCTGAACAAACAAGAAGGAAAAGATCAAGTGCATAACATCAAATCGCTCATCAACGATCAAATCTTCATCGAATTCGTGTTGCTCATCGGCGTTGCGTTGTTCTTTTGGAGGATGACGCTTGCTATGCGGGGATGGTGATGCTCATTGCGTGGGCATGTGCACCCGCGTTCATGGCAAGCGTGTTGTTCGTTTTAACGGTGATGGTGATTAAAGGAAACGTAAGACAATGAATGTGCAAACGTGTGCATCTGCAACGTGGAAATTTTTGACCCTTAGCGTCGTCAAGCGCTCAATTATTACTATAACAATACTTTGTTATATCTTTATTCTGATTTATCTTTCGATCACTTATAAGAAAAACCAAAGTTACAATAAACCAACTGGGAATCTCGTGAGTGTGAGTGACACCGTCATCGTTCAGCGCCTCGCAACGTGGGTCAACGACGTTGGAAGCACGTGTCACATCGACGTGCCTTACACGCTGTCATGTTCAACGTGTGAATGGAAAGAACACAAAGAATACGTAACGTGTAACAACCACGATGGCAAATAGCAACGATGATGTAATATATGAGATCGGTGTCCTCGTTAGAGTTGACAGCATTCCGAATGCACTCGTTTATCTTAACGAAAACATGTTGTCCTTTAAAAACCGAATGCTTATTAAGTTTGGGTCAATTGGCATCGTGTTAAAAGACAACTCATCGGTGATAGAAGATTCATACTGCGTGATGTTTGTAGAACCACTAATTGTTTGTTACTTGTTTAAAAGTTGCTTGCGTCAGGTGTTATAACACCGTGTCAAAAAAGCAAGAGCAAACGTTCAACGTTCAAGTTGGCCAGCTATGGCGAGCAACGCCGCACTGCGTGCGTAGCGAAATCGGTGTGATTTCAACCAGTGATATCACAAAAATCCTGCGCGTGAAATCAAATGAATTGTTATTCATCGTCAAACTTAACAATGAAGAAATTGGTGACATTGGTATTATAACTTCGCCACGCGTAAAGTTTCACCTTACATTGATGAATTCAAGCATGCTTGTCTGGATTTCTGAACTACACTTCAAAAGACGTTGTTTCAGGCTCGTTTCACCGTGATTTGATTCGCGCATACACAAGGAATCCCGACGATCCATTTACGGGCGATACGTCACCACGTGCGCAAAACGTCACCGTGCCCGTTTCAGACGATAGCGGCCACGGCCAACAAACGGACATCGCCTTCGAAGATAGCACTCGTCCAGCAACCTGCACCTGCAACACTGGGAACCCGTCGTTCGTCTGAATCATTGTACACGAGGCCAGGAATAGCGGTATGATGCAGGCTATGATCGTCGATAACGCCTTCCTCATTGAAGTACGTATCATCGATGATCACATTCAACAGGAGAAGCGCGATGCAGGTTCATGAAAACCCGTTCTTTTGGACGATACTCATCGGTCTTATCACGTTGTTGTGCTTGGAATACCGATACCGGCATCGACGGCCCACGGTTTGACAGCCAATCGTCCCGCGTTCGTTGAATGGATGAACCTACCCTCTACGAATCGATGACGTAGGAAGCACACCAACGTCTCTTGCGAACGGGTCCTGACCAACGTATGGAGGATCTATCTTGTACTTGCCAACGGGACCTAAGCAGTCCTCAGGCGATACCTTTGGATCACGTAGGTGATCAGGAAGAGCGTCGTCGTCGCCAACAGTGTCCATTGCCTTCGCAGTCAACGCACCGATCTGTTCGCGAGCATTGATGTCGGGCGATAGCACGTTGCGACCGTACGGTTGTCCGGGAAACGAACCATTCGAACCGACTTCATTGATTAAAATGACTTCACGAATGATGCTACGCAGAGCACGTAACCTGATCTTCACATAGTAAGTAGGTGCTTGAACGAAGCGGATTGTTGTTGTACAATTCTCACATGCCTCAGTCACCAAGCTCGCCATTCATCGTTTCAGGCACCGTTACGCAATGGTCAAGCACCGGTCCGTTGGCGACTGGTTCAGTTGCGATGCTGAATGCACACGCCGTGTCAATGCAACCGTTTATGTGCACGTTATTGACAGTGACAGGTAGCTCTTATCAGGACGTTTCTTTAAGCATTCGTGGTTTGCGGCAACAACCTCCGCCATCAAGCGATTTTACGTTGCTCGTTTCTAAACCACGTGGAGTGAAGGTTGCAGCGAAGGGAACGTTTAAGTGAGCAGAGACATCATCATAGGTGATCTTCACGGGTGCTTAGAAGAAACGAAGGCGTTGCTTGATAAGTGCAAGGTGATGCCCGGTGACCGCATCTTCTTCGTCGGTGACTTGGTTGATAGGGGACCCAACAGCGCGGGCTGCGTTGACCTCGTGATGGAGATCGAGAAAAAACAAGGCATACGTTCGTGCGTTCTAGGCAACCATGAAAGCAAACACATCGAGCACGAGCACGAGTTCAGGAACACCAACACGTTCAGCAGACCTTTACCTCACACACACGTCGTGACGCGGGGACAGCTTAGACCTGAGCACTACGCTTGGTTCGAGAGCATGCCTCTCTACATCAGATTACCAGAACACAATGCTATCATCGTTCACGCAGGTGTCTTTCCATACGTTCCCATCGAAGCGCAGAACTCGCATCACCTGTTGCACATTCAATCGATATGTCCATGGAACACGGACGATTATGGAAACATCGCTTGGAACACGACGACGTTGTGGCCGAGCAAGGTTCCTGCAAACGAACGCGATCGCTGGATGTTTTGGACTAACTTTTGGAACGGACCTGAATTGGTCGTGTTTGGTCACAGCGTGTTCGACAGGCCGTTGGTGACGGAACACCTTGCAGGAATCGATGGCGGTGCAGTCTTCGGTATGAAGTTGCACGCGTTCGTGCTGCCGGAGAGGACGATGTTTCAACGTTCAGCTAACGTTCGCTGTTTTACGTTCCTTCACGCGACGTATTGATTTCCTTGCTCATCCATTCACGTTTCTTTTCCGCGCGCGCTTTCGCCATGGCGACCTGTTCAGGCGTTGCAACGCCGACGGTGTTTTCCAACCATCTATCATATAGCATTTCTTGTGAGAAACCCTCGGGATGTCTCATGTTGACCCACGTGCCGGAATCATCCACGCGTATTCCCGTGAGTTTCTCAACCTGTTCGTGGCCACGCGTATCTCGAGTAACGTACCACTCGCCCACGTTTGCATCGCCGTGAGATGTTTCGCTGTTGCGCGAAGCTTCCTTCACGAGCCTACGTAGTTCGCCAATCGTTGTTTTCATGACGATTACTTATCCTTTTCGTCGTTCGTTCTGTGCATGAACACCATTGTTGCAGCGAACATCCATAACACGACAGTCATCCTCGTGGATGCATCATCACCCAACGTGTTTAAAACAATTAGCGTTATCGCTGCTCCAAACAACAAGTAAACAATAAAATTCATATGAGATCATCATACACCCATTGAACTAAAAGATTCACCGCGTAATCGTTGCTACGATCTCCACACGACCCTACCCCGAGAGAGGTCATAGGGCGACACTTCAATACGTACGCTGTCACCAACTAGCAAACGAATTCTGTTTTTTCGTAGCTTTCCACCCAACGTACACAGTACGGTGTGTTCAGCGGTGCATTTTACCTTAAACAACGTTCCAGGAAGCGCTTCATCTACGACGCCATTTAGCTCCAGGCGATCCTGCCTCTCCTCCTCGCCTGTCTGAAACCCTTGTTCCTGGTTGTCCCTTGCTTTGCTCTTCATAATCGTCGTTGTCTCTTTTCTTTTCTAGTTCATCATCCTCGCCACCACCCAAACCAGGGGGTGGATCCACCAACGATGCCTCTCGATCACGGTCTCCGGCGCTTACGCCGCCTGCCATGAAGAATCCAGCCTCGTGCCTCAACGTGTCATCCACGCCGAACTCTCGAAGCACGTATCTCTTGAGTTCACCGATCGTTATCCTCATTCATCTACGTATTCAGTGAAGGGCATTGTTTATTTCAATGGATGCTTCTTTGCAACATCATCGATGTTCTCGCTCACGGTGTCAACTTGCATCTTGACGATCGATGATAACATCATAGAGTTTACGACGTCACGACACAGCACGAAGGCGAGCCATACCAAAGGAAACAAAATCGATGTTTTAAATAACAACATCAGCGTGATGACGACAAAATTGAGCATTGCTTCGTTACGTACGTTATTTGAGGCCTTCGCCTTAGTTTCTAGTTCACGTAGTTCACCGAACAAAATGCCCAATCGCAGTCCTTCTTCGTTCGTCACGCTTGACCAGTCAACGTTGCTTGATTCAACGACGTCAACGAGGACCGAATCGTGTTTATTCTTCTTCATCATCGTTCCTTTTGTTCGGTGTTTCATCGTAGACGACAGCGTCTAGTGATAGAAACGTCACCGCGACGGAGACTGCGTTCTTCAATGCAGTGCGCGTTACCTTGACCGGGTCTATCACTCCCGTCGTGACTAGATCACAGTACTCCCCCGTTGCAGCGTTGTATCCGTATCCATCAATCGCTATGGGCGCCAACGAGTTGGCTCGCTCTAGTTCGGCGATGATGACGCCAGGCGTCTGACCAGCATTGGAAACGATGCGACGTAACGGCGATGTGCATGCATCAAGCAACGCATTGCAACCCATGAATTCGTTGGGATCTGCGCTTGATTTCACGTTTTCCAGTTGAGCTCTCACGGACCTGACCGCATTGAACAAAGCCATGCCACCGCCAGGCACGATGCCTTCTTCAATGGCAGCCTTCGTCGCATTCAATGCGTCCTCGATGCGGAACTTTCGTTCGTTCATCTCTATTTCTGTCGTACCACCGACCTTGATGATGGCAACGCCTGATGCCAACCTAGCAGCACGCATGCGAAGCTTCGTCGCATCATCCTGAGCCAACGTGACATCCTCTAGCTGCTTTCTGAGCTCTGCAACGTGATCCTGAACGGCTTGCATCGTCGAACCCGATCCAACGATCGTCGTTGATTTTGCATCTGTTATGAAACGCTTGCACGTGCCCAACTTATCGAACGTTACGTTATCGAACGTTAACCCAGTCGCGCTCGACACGAGCGTTGCTCCGACGAGAACGCACATGTCCGCGAGCAGTTCGTGCCTGTGTTGTCCGTAGCCTGGTGCCTTGATTGCCACGACGGGAAGCTGCGATTTGACGCGGTTGAGAACGAGACCAGAAAGCGCTTCGCCTTCAAAATCATCTGCAACAATGAGCAACGGACGCTGAGCGCGCTTGCACTGCTCGAGTATTTTGATGAGTTCATTGAACGTCACGATCTTTTTGTCCGTTATGAGAACTTGCGCATTTTCATACACTGCTCGCATGCGCTCTGGATCGGTGACGAAGTACGGACTTACGTACCCTCGATCGACCTGCATTCCCTCTGCAACGTCCAACGAGGTCATCATTCCCTTGGCATCCTCAACGGTGATCACGCCGTCTCGACCAACCTTATCCATCGCTTGAGCGATCAGGTCGCCGATTTGTTTATCGCCGTTCGCGCTTATGGTGCCGATCTGTGAAACCTCATCGGATGAGATGACCTGCTTCGCCAACCTCTTTACCTCGGCATCGATCAATGTCGCCGCGGCTTCAATTCCACGACACACTGAGAGGCTAGAATAGCCTGCCTCGACCAACCTCAATCCTCCTTCAATGAGTGAGGCCGTGAGCACGGTGGACGTTGTGGTGCCATCTCCTGCAACGTCGTTCGTCTGTCCCGCCGCTTCGGTGATCAGCTCTGCACCCATCCGTTCAACGGGATCATTGAGCTTCAAAGATCGAGCGACGGTGACGCCATCACGTGTGACGAGGGGAGATTTGCCTTGTCGTTGTATAATAACCGCGTGACCCTTTGGACCAAGCGTAGCCGACACACAGTCTGCCGCGATCTTGATTCCTTTGAACAATCGTTTACGTGCGTCGGATGCAAATTCTATTCCTGTTACGTGCTCTTCCTGCATGGAAGCAATTGTACAACGTATCACGAATCTTTGGTGACATTGACGTACACGGGTGCTCCATTTTTCCATGCAACTGCAATGTGGCCGCTCTTGTAATCATTGACCATCGTTAGCAGAACGAGCCTCTGTTGAGGATCGTTCGTCATCGCGGCATACCTAAGCAACCTCCACGCAGTAAAATCGACGACGTTTACAATGCTATCACCAACGTATAGTTGGAATTCTGTGCACCTGTCGGAACGACTAGGTAGTCCCGTTGTGCTACGATTCGTCATCGACCAATAACTAGCCATTCAGTTTCCTAGCATAGTGACAACTTCGCGTTTGATGCTTCTGTTCAACTTACGGCTTTTTTCATGGTGTCAATTTCCTACATTGATGAAACATTCATAGTAATTGCGACATTGGACGTATAAATCAGTGCTTCTGTCTCACTTGTCATAATCCTCATCATCATCCTCATCTACAACAACGGGAGGATGAACGTCTGAATTCTTACGACCTTTCTTCATTTTCTTCTTGAACGTTGCCATCATGCGAGCGATGTCGTCCTTGTCGCTCTCTCTGTAATCATCAAGTTCAGCGACACGGTTCGCTAGTTCGGTGACAGAATCAGCTGCGTCCTTCACCGATAGGTACGTCCTACGAACGACGTACTCATTGATGAATGCAATTGGCCAATCTTTGACGAGATCGTAACCATCTACGTACTCACCGAGCACGTGCTTGACGACCTCTTCGTCCATCTTATCGATCAAGATTAGTTCATCGATCCTACCTGGCCTGAGCAAAGCATCATCGAGGCGATTCTTGTTGTTCACCGTGACGATGACTAGCTTGACCTTCTGCTGAAAGAACTCCAACGTTTCAAGCAACTGTGCCTGACCGCTCGTTCGATCGAAGTCGTCGAGTATGACGGCGTCAGGTTCAAATATATTGATTGCTTCGAACAACGTTGAGTTATCCAGTTCACCAAGGTCACCGATACGAATTCTGAACGATCTAAGGTTCATGAGTTCTACGAGCGTCCTCGCAAGCGTTGACTTGCCCGTTCCTGGAGGACCATAAAACATGACCGAGCGTGACACGTTGGCGTCGAGAGGCTTCTTGAGGTAAGAAGCGTATTCGATGGCCCGCTTTGAAAGCTTTGTTTCGAACGTATTATCGACCTCAAAGACGACTCGAGCCTCATCGCCCGTCAAGATGACGCGGTTGTTCTTTCGCATCACCAACGATTTTCCCTTGAATTGCTCCCACAGCAATTTCTTGATTTCGTCTCGTGCCTCGTCAAGGCCCTCCGTTTCGACGTAGATGTGATCGATCATATCGTTCTTGATGTTACACGTCCAACCTGCCTTGACGCCGCAAGGCAGAGTGACGATCCTAACGATCATGTTTTCGTTCGATGTTTTGATCTTCTCGTACTGGAACTTCTGAAGAACTCGAAGCAACGTCTGGTTGAAATCTGTGCTGTAAGGTTCAGCCCATTCATCGCCGGCGAAGTATTCGTCATCGATCATCTCCGTGTCGTCCACCATGACTTTGCCCATCGCGATCACCGACCGCGCGGCATTCCACCACGTGGGTTCATCGAGGAACGGCGAAGCGGCAGAAAACAACTCATTTCCAAGGTTGAACATTCGCTTCACGTGTGACTGACTGAGAAACTGTCGAAGTTCGCCGGTGAGAGTCAGCTTCGTTTCCTTTGCGAGCTTTGCGTCTTCCGCGGGGACACCATCACGTTCAACGAACGCCGGCATAACACGTGATTTCCAGCAAGTTTCGCATTGACACTCATAGTCAGTCTTCATCGAATGATTTTCCTCTGCTTCGTACTTCTTGGATAGATCAGGATTTCGTTCAAAATTCATGTTGTTTCCTCGTTCTTTTCGAGAACCATATCGTACGTAACGTTCCATGAATTTGGTACTATCAACAGTCTTTTAGTAGTCCACAACAACGATCGTAGCTGCGAGCTCAGTGCACCCTTGAACGGTTCGTGTTCTGCCGATCTCTTCAACCTAAGGTACCTCTTCTTGGCGTCCTTTACAAGGTGCCATGGTCCCGTGTGTGCTTGAGTCTTATATCCTTCCTCAAGAAATGAATCCACACGAGTGCGAACATCGCTTGGAACGAGCTTCCATATTTCATCTCCTTTTGCACACAGAACGATGTAGTTGATGTAATCCTTCCATGAAGCGAACTGTCGTTCCCACTCGCGTTCTGGATCGGTGTAGAAGCCGACGCATGATTCCATAAAAACCTTCGGTCCACACACGACGCCGATGTCGATCGTTTCTGCGAACGAATAAAGAGGATCTCGTTCCAACGCCTGAGCATGAGAAGAGTTCTTTAGGTGAAGAACGTGGTGAATGGGTCTCATGCAACAACCACACCGAGAATTACCGTAGTGAAAACCCGATATCGTCCATGATCCAGCGGCAATCAACGGTTTAAAGTTCCTTCCGTATGACTTCGCGTGCTGCCCACTATTGACCTGGTCAATGACGTTCTTGTTCATGGTGTGGTTTCCTTTACGTGCTCAGGCAACCTGTTTGAGGGCACGTGAACGCTAACGGTGACCGTTATGACGGCATCATTACCGTGCAATTGGCGTGCCTGTGAAATGTACCCGAACACCTTCGAAGCCGTCCTGTTGACGTCGTCTCCGATGAGGTGCGTGACGTCAGGAACTGCCTTTATGAGGCGGTTGATACGTAGATCGTTGTTGGCGTCGTTCATCCCCATCTCCTGTGGGATTTGTGGTTCTTTTCCACGGTGCCGTCGATTACATCGTTGATGCACTCCGCCGCAGTTTCCCAAATATCGTACGTTCTCGATAGACGATTGAACTTCAACAATTGTGTCCTGCGATCTGCATCATCAACGCAAACCTTCTTCAATTCATCATCGAGCCAATAACCAAGCGCAATGAGGTTCTTCGTGTCTGGGCTCGGCACCCACGTTTCAGGACGACCGATCGACCACGGCGTGAATAGTTCATCGATTTTGGCAAGTACATCACGTTTAATAAACAGTGCATCGTACCTCTCGACCATGAATGCTATTCCTTATTTGTTTGTTCATCGGGAACCGTGATCACGACCTGAAATATTCCACCATCGAGAATGAGACCGCTAACGTTCGTCGATTGCTTGAGGAAGTATGCCTTCGCAGGCACTTCGCCCTTCGCTCGAGCGAGCAGACACAGCGCAGCTTCTAGCTGAGTGAATACGTTGTCAACGTTTGGAATTGGCATCCTTCATTCCTCGTACGTGTCATGCTCGTTGGTTTGAACGTATTCATCCTTGATATAATCAATGATTGTCATCAATTTTTCAAGAAATACTTGAATATGATTCGCAAGCAATTCATCATGTTCACGACATTCATTCACGAATATTTTCCCTTCGTTTAAAAAATCATCAACATCATCAATATCAACGAAGCTCAACGCTTGTTTACGCAGTTCTTCTTTTGTCATGTCAACCACATCATACAACCTTGGGCTCAGTGGTTACACAGCAGAGTCTAAGAGGATGTTTTACGAAAGTACTTCGGTGATATGATGTTGATGTGATTATTGACGTTGATTAAATCAACATTACCGTCGAATCGTAGATCATCGTACGATGCTTGGTTGTAAAGATTTTCAGCCCGCTGTTGTCCACTTGATCTGTACGATGCTACGCTTGTAGATAGACCACGCATGAGATCTGATGTTCCTGCGTTCGATGCACTGTACGTAACGCTGTTCGTGGAACTGAATCCTAAATCTGCCGCGACAGCGATTGCGTCCTGGTTCGCACCCAGGTACACGAATTCCCATGCGTACTTGGTTCGCTGGTGAACGATCTTCGACATGATGCGGCGTCGACCATCAGTGCCTGGATATGCACTTGACGAGTTCTCCATTCCATCGGTGATCACGATGAACAGCACTTGGCTGGGTCGTTCGTGCTCCGGCGTTGCACTCAAGCGTTGTCCAACGGAATCGATCGTGCTACCCAATGCATCAAGCAATGCGGTCGTGCCCCTCGGTTGAAGCTGGTATTTCGGAACCTCATTCAATGGTTTCGCGTTGTACAACGTTTGATATTCATCATCGAACTGTACTGTGGTCACCAAACACTCACCGGGTAACGTTCTTTGCTTTTCAATGAATTCGTTGAACCCCTGCGACATCGCTTCCGCGATCGAAGACATCGATCCGCTACGATCGACCACAAACACCAACTCTGTCTTATTCGGCTTCGTCATCTTTCACTCTACCATTCTCTTATGTCTGATTTATCACAAAGCGATCTGCAACACACGTTCACCTGTGTTGTGAATTCCTTCATCAAACGTTGTAGCCATCCCCCGATCACAATATGAATACTGTGCTCCAACATCGTCAGGATCACCCATTATAACTAACGTACAACACAATCACCGTTGCGTACAAGAAGCGTTTAGCTTTGCCCAAACGAAGTACTTCGTCAATGCGTGGTCTTTCGGCGGTTCGTGACCGAGGTTTCCCAACACGAACATTTCGTACGACCTCGCCGCGTACTCACCTACACCAGGTAACTCACGAACATCCTTCCATTCGTTCGTAACGTATGCACGAGACATTGCAACGAGAGATTTTGCACGTCTATTGCAGAAGCCTAAGCTTTTGATGACATCAATAATGTCGTTTGTTTGAGCAAGAAGCAATGAATTCGGCGTTGGCCAGCGCGAAGCGAACGTAGGAAGGACCCGTTCGACCTGTTTTCGACTCGTACAATTCAACATCGAACAAGCAACGATGATCATCCAACCATCTGGCCACAGCGTCTCCTGAATGAGACCGTATGGACTCATGGGAGGAATCGAACGTATCGCTAGCATTTCTGCGCTGGAAACGTAACCCATGTTGTTTTACACGATACGCACTTCGTTTTATGACATCAGTTCTTTCTACTGTTGTCTTCAACTTTTGGATTCTTCACAAAGAGGACGAACCTGTCTATTCCGGTATTATTAATCTTGCGAAGCATTTCATTGATGAAATCACGCGAGAAAACGAACACGTGTCCATCTGACACGCTCGTCACGGCGATACCGTTCGTGTCGGCCTCATCGATCAGTTGCTTCGGTCCAATGTCTTCCTTGATGCTCATGTTGATATCATACACTACGCCTTAGGCAGAACCATCAGGCCACCAATCAGGAGCCTTTGCTCGTGGAGACCACTTCGCGAACCTCGATTTTTCACCGATGTAGTACGCTCTGTATGCATCGATGGCATTGGCGCGCTTGTACGCATCAGGCATGCACTGTACGAACGGTGTCATATCTAACGACTCGAACTCGATCGCCGTGTTGCCGACACGTTCTATAACGGACTGCGAAGCGTGAATGCGGCCATAACGTTTCGTGTAATCAATGCATAGAGCTTCGGCATGTAGCTGCAACCATGAAAAGTTATCTCGCGATTTTCGCACCCACGCCGCACAAGGATGATTGAAGTGCGTGTGCATGTACGGCATCGTTCCATTCGGAAACGCAGTACACAGCAATTGAGCGCTTTCAACTATCATTTTTACGACGTGTTTGTTACACTGCATCTGCGCGGCAACGACAGGGTGCTCGTCAAGCACGAATATATTCATTTCATGCCAAGCTTTGCAAACAGCTTTACGTTGTAATCAGCGAACGGTGAGCTCGTTGAGTTGATAAGAACGCTTGGATGAACCCACTTCACAACGCCTGATTCTTCAGTGTTGATTTCACCTTCGACCTCACAAGCGAACGTTGTTGTCACGAAACCCTGACCGTCCCTGCTTGAGAACACCTGCGTCAGCTTCGTCGCCGTGAGACCAGTTTCTTCGTACAGCTCGCGTGCAGCAGCCTCCATTGCCGTCTCTCCAGGATCGACCTTTCCTCCCGCGAGTCCCATTGCGCTTGGATCGTTGCGTCTTGACACGGCAAGAACCGTTCCATCATGGCCCATGATGAGGCAACACGCCGCTTGCTTCGAACCTTGTTCACTTGTTTGTTGCTCGTTGCTTTCATCGTCAAGCACGTTGGTGTTCGACCTGACCGGCACATCACCCACCGTGTTACCACCGAAGTGAAGGTTTGAAGGAACGCCGTCCTTTCCGGCGGATTTGTTGTCAAATCCCGCGAGAACCTCATTGATGTATGTCTTGATCAACTTTTTATCGATGCTGTTCATTGAATCCTGTTGATCGTAACACAGATCGTTCGAACTGTTCACTTGCTCGTCGGCGAAACCTTGCAGTTGGGACCGGTGCACGACACACCCGACGTAGTTGCAACACCACAATCGTTCGCAGATTCACACGACGTTGCAGTTGCAACGCATGCAGGGTTCAAAGACACTCCGTTGTTCTCCGTCGAAATGCAGATGTTAACGCACGTAATGATGCACTGACCGTTGAAGCACGTCTGAAACGCATCGTGGCCTGCATCAGGTCCAAGGCAATCTGTGTCGACCTTGCAACTGGTTCCCATGAGATCAGGTTGAGACATTCCACATCCCAACTTCTGTAGGTTGGCACACGCTGCAGGACACGATGCCTGATCATGTAAGACGGGTGGATTGGATGCTGGCGAGTTCGACGACAGCATTGGACAACACACAAGTGATAGCATGCTTGTCGTCGCTATCACTTTAAATGCGCTTAATAGGTTGATGTTCATCTTTCTACCACGTTTCCATTCTTTGTTGAGTGTTGAACTTGCCGTCAAGCATATTAAAGATCGTCTGAACAACTGCTTCGTGGTTGCCCCTAAACCTTCTCAATAGAATCGGCAGCTTCCTCGCAGCAAACCTGTTCGCCTGCGTTCGAATAGACAGCGAAACTCCGTGTCCCAAGTCAAATTCAATTAGATCAAGCCATTCATCGACGATTCGTTTTGCCTCTGCATTCATCGGTGAGTTGGCGGCATTCCTCAGTCCACTCTTTTTAAGCAACGATACCATGCGTTCATCGCGTTTGAGCTCGATTAGCAGTGCCTCGATCACGCGCACTTCAACGCGTTCATCGATCATCACGGCGTGCTACCTTGCATGTACGGAGTCCAGATGTCATTCGCGTTGCTAGCATCGAGGTACGTCCACGGGCAGTAACAAAAACCGTTGTCACCCCAACCTGTTCCCCAACTGTTCTGCACGATCCACGTTTGTTTGTTGTTGTCGTACCCGCATATCATCTGACAGTGACCACCTGGATTCTGCCTGACGAGCAACGGCATCGCAACGACGCCATCAGGACCGACCTGTTGATACGCGTCATCCACGGTCATGCCAAACACGACCGGGTGTTGAGCCTGTAACGATTGTTTTATTGCATTGACCAGCAACCCACCGCCAGTGTACACGATGTCCTGAGGTACTGTGAAGAAGCTCGTGATCCTGTTCAAATACGCTTCCTGGTACGAGCTCCACGACGGTCGAGTGAACACCATGTTTTGATCATACGTCCACGTTGATTCGTTGCACGTGCCGATGGTTGCCAACGTTGAAAAGGCCAATCGAATGTACGTACCTTGGTCAACGTTTGTCTCCTGAACCTGCAACCTCGCGTTGTAGTACAGGAACAGCCTCGATAACTTCGAGTACGACACGCCGTTTCTTATTTTAACGAACTCCAATGAACTGCACGTTGCATCAGCAACGCAATCGCTGAGTTGACCTTGATCATCGACGGGAGGACAGAACTGTCTCAGGTCAAGAACGCCGTTGACCTCCTGCACGGGCGTTTGGACCGTTGAAGCAACTGACTGCAATTTGTTGATGCTGTCTCGAAGAAGCGCATCGTTGAACGACGTTTGCCCGTTTGGTAGCGGTTGTGTGTTATCAGGTCTCCACGTAAGCCTAGGCTTGAAGTTAAGCATTCGTCGTCCCTTTCGCGTTATCGGTGTTATTTTGAACTTGATCATCAGTCGCGACGTTCGTAAACGTCGACGAAAGAAACATCGCTCTTTCAGCTATTCGCCTTCTCAATAGACCCGGCACTTGCACGAGCTTACCATCGACGACAGCCTTGTCCCAGAGCAGGAAACCATCAGCTGCGCTCTGAACGTTTCCAGCATTCAACTGTTTTAACAACGATGACGATGCAAATGCGCCGCTTCCAACGTTGTACGTGAAGTCCACACATGCATCAAATTCGTTCTGCGTCAATAGAACCGTGACGTGTGAGTTGACTGCGTTTTCAGCCTCAATGACATCATTAGCCAGCAAACTCATCGCTTGTTCATACGTGATTCCGTTTGCAAACGATTCACCTGGTTTCAAAAGGTGTCCCACGCCAATCGTGGGTTTATTTGCAACGTCGTTATAAACGTGTAGAATTTCACCTTCGAACGAGGTGATCAGATCTAGACCCGCCTGAGACGTCTTCATTAAGATAAGTATGACGACTCACGTCGAATGTTTCCTTCGAGATTGCAACAACGAAACAGTGCCTTCGATGTCTATTATTTGTCCTGCACACCTGCGGCACTCAACCTCGAACGGGTGCGAGAAGTGAGCGTTGGCGTGCTTGCACACTAGCTTCGTGAATGACCAAATCAACAAGTATATCACTGGAAAGAACGGTCCAAGCTGCATCGCCTGCCTGACGTGTTCAGCCACGTGGTTCAGCATGAGCCTTCCATGCGATGAATTTATGTCTGATTCAACGGTGATCGCAACGTTGCCAAACGTGTGACCGCACGGGTGCCAACGATGGTGAACCCACGTGGGACACTTTGCAACGTTGATGCGCCAAAGCAACACGTCGCCGTGTATTCCTGCCCACTTGAACCATCCGAACAGCGTTCCAGCGCAGGTGTACAGCAACCCAAACACAGTGAGTGGAGATGCCCATAGCCATCCCACGGCGCGTTTTATAGCTTGCACGTATCACCTCCTACACGTATGTAACTGAACGGTGAACGTATTCGACCAATTAAAACGAATTCACTGCATCTAACCCACGTTTCCCCATAACGGTTCGAACGTGTTGACGAACTTATCCCACGTGCCTTCCTTGAGAAGGCTGTTGAAGTTCCATGTTTTGAACAACTCGCGCACCTTCTCCCAGTCACGAGTGGGCGTCGATGACCGCATCAAGAGCCGTTCTTCATCGGTCCAACGCTTAAACTGGATGAGCTCAACGTTACGTTTAAATTCTTCAAAACGCTCCGTGTTGACCAACGCCTCTTCAAAGCGTTCACCGTGACTAAAGAATTCGACGGCAATTGCATCGTTGTTGATTCCTGGCAGGTGCGGAATGTTGTCTGATGCGTCTCCTCGAAGGGCCTTCCACCTTACGTAGTCGTACGGTGGCGCCTCTACGTACTTCTTCTTCACTGGGTTGTACAATTCAACGTTGTTGAACTCCTGAAGAAGCTGAGTGAAGTCAGTGTCGGTCGACACGACCGTGAACCTTGCCACGGTGCTCGAACTGAGGATGACGTTGTAAATCAAATCATCCGCTTCAAAATCTGAATGCTGAACAACAGAAACGGGAAAGTGCTTCTTCAGCAGGTCAACGACGACGTCGCTCTGTCGATGAAAATCAGCGTTGGATTTGACCTTCTCAAGGTCGTTCGGGTCAACAAACCTGTTCGCCTTGTATTCAGGAAGAAGAGCGAGTTGCCTCTTTGGTCTGCCTTCCAGCGTGAACACAACTCGAGTGGGCTTCGTCCAATCGCAGATCGGACGTAGGCTTCGTAACGTATTGTACACGATGGCGTAATCGCCTAACGCAAAACCGCTTCGAGCGCGGTGTAAAAAGTTTGCACCGTCAATGATCAATGTATGGTTCATTTGTCTGTGATTTCCACGAGATGGTTAAAGAGCTTAATCTTTTATTTTCGTAAAATCATCTTCATCAATGAGGTATTTTGATTCCACGATTGAAACGTTTTCGACATTCGTGAACGGAACGAACATCTTTTTGTCGCCGTCGTGACCTACGAATAACAATCCTCTGTTTTGAGACTTAGACATCCATGATTCTGATAATGATTTTGCCGTGATTCTAGGATCGAAGTAACCATCATCATGTTGATAGCCTGTGAATTGAAGTGTATACACTTTTTCGTTCTTCAACGTGATCGTAGCAATGACTCGATCAACGTTGATTTGTTTCGGTGACTTTGGTGTCTTTGGTGATTTCTTCGCGAATGGCCACATCTCAGTCGTTCCTCGTTTGTGTAAAGTCACATCAACCGTTCGTGTAAAGCAGGAACGCAATGCCTGCAACCAACGTTGTAGCAACGAGCACCCATTCCTTCATGGACATCTGCTGATGATGCATCACTTCGTTCCCTTGCAGACGAATGGATTGCCACGACCCTTCGGTGCGATTCTAATGTCGTGCATTCCGTCCTTGAAACTGACGAACCGACGAACCCTCTGCCTTTGATCAGCTTCCTCGTCAGTCATCATGACGATGCCCTTATCGTCGTCGATGCTCTTCACCGTACCCACGATCGTTTCCAACCACATCTTGTCCTCTAGTAAAGAGGTGCGACGATCGACGACGATGCGATCGTTTACGTTGAACAGAGGCAGAGGACCTTCAGGCGTTTGCACGATGCCGTTCTTCAGGTGCGAAATGTCAGGTCGTTTCGACAGCCACTTCGCTCGACGCTGCTCGATGGAGAGCAACATCTCGCCGTTGATCTTCTTCGTTTCCTCAACCTCTGCGTTCTCTTGAACGTTGACAGGATCGAGAGGAGCAATCCCATCAGCTAACTTCTTCAACGCTTCATCGGTGCTATCGCTGTTCGACATCATGAAACCAATGTACCATAGACGCGCATGGATTGCACTTCACCGTCACGAGTGCCACAAGAGCGAACCAATAAAGTAACTCATCACCTCATGGTGAATTTTGTTCTTTTGTTCAACGATTTTTGGCAACACGTTGTACCTACTAACATATTCAGGTACGTAATTCGTACCATAGAAGCACAAATATTCAAGGCTATAATTCGTTGCTTTAGCGGTATCATAACGGTGCTTGTGATCAACGTTCGATCGAATCTCGGCGATGACCTTGTCAGGTAACCCACCCAATTCAGGTGATTCCTCGTGAAGCAACCTTGGAACGTCATTGTAAAAAACAATGGTAGGAACATTGTGCCAGTCGTCGCTGTCGAACACGTGATGAGATGGTTCACTACGAAGATCGTTCGTGATGAAGTTCCACCTTTGCTCCCACGACCATACGTCCCAAGAATTGTACGCATCTGTAAAGAGTTGACACCTGCGTTTTTCTTTATCGTCATAACGTTGTAACAACGTGTCATCAAACGTGGTTACAAACTTATAATCAGATTTCTGTTTCATTGCAACGAATGCATACGATTTGATGCGTTCGGTCGAACGTTTACCGTGAACGGGATTAAGCCTATCCACTCGACCAACGTATGCAAGCAACTCATCGTTCGTCGTCCTATAAACACGTCCAACGCTTAACTCGCTCGACTTCGTTAGAAAAGCACGTTGCTTTTTCTTGCTCTTCATCGCAGATAGCTCGTCGTGAAACCTTCCGCCGACGAGGACAAGCTTCATTTGGCTACCGATCATACCCCAGACGAATTGTTTGTGAATTATTCCATTTGGTTCGATGCCACACAACGTAATCGCCTCGATGACCTGATCCTCCCGAAGATCAAACAGGCGATTTGAATCATCAACCACCTTGTATGCTCGACCACCTTCTGATCGTTGTTCGAGACCCGTGATGCGAACGTTGAATGGATTGTTCGTTGTGATGATCGGCTTCGGTTCTGGATCACCTGGAAACGATGCCCAGCGAAGCGCAGACGCTGGGGACGTCTTCGACTCTGGATTGTACGCGAACGTGGGCAACACGGTGATGCTTGATCCCTGTAGGTCGGTCGTTTCCATCTGTTTACGTGAAACGTAGGCAACCTCATCGAGGATCGTTCCCTTTGCAACGTAACTCATTGTTCTATGTCCCTCGTTGTATTCGATGTTTAAAGCGTTTGTTCATCTCTTTTGACGCAAATTCTCAAACGTTTTCCTTACTTCAATTCGTAGCCATACACATGTGCCGTAGCAAGCGCGTCTGACAACGTTGATTAAGCGATATAACGATGTTTGATTTCCAATCACGATGACCATAAAGCTTATACACAACAGCATTGTTATTGTTGTTATGATCAACGTCAGCGTAGCAGTACGTCACCTTATCTGATGAAAACATTGAAAAATGATTGAAGTTATCAACAACGTCGGAAGAGATAACAAAAGCAATGTCGCTACGTCTGCAACGGGTCAAGTGGCGGTGAACGTGTTGGATTCTTCCATATCGCCACTCTATAACGTAGCGATGTTAGCTTACACTTTGCTATTTCTTGGGCATTTTCTTGTCTGATAACTTCAACCATACTTCAAATGGTACCATTTCGAGCGCGCTCAAGGCCATCTTTGCTGATTTACAAAAATCATCTATGCCGTTCTGATCATTGATTTCACCCGATTTCACCGTCTCAATGATCAATGATTGCACGTGTTCGCGTATGCGTTCCTTGCGCATGTACTCAATTGAAGCAGTAACCCTCGCTTCAGCGAAGATGTTGCGTAGCCTACCAAGGGTGATCTTCATCGTAGCTGTACGTATTCGCTAACCTTGTAACGCTTCCGGAAGACTTATGCTTCGCACAATCGCGGTTTTACCGTCAGCCAATTGAACTTCTAACTTATCGTTATCGAGCTGTAACTCGTTTGCCAGCTGAGCAACCTCTGGACTCACGATCCTGTGTTGCTTCACTGTCTTCTGTTTCTTTGAAGAAGGCGGTTGCTGATCATGTCGCTTCTTGATCAACGATGCTTCATCGCCATCATCGTTCGAGCGTTCGCGACCCTTTGGATACCATTCCTTGGCCTTTGCAACGGCGTTATCAACGCGTTGAGAGATTCCTTCCGTTGCTCGCTTGATCAATGTCTTCTTCACGTCATCGGCCGTTTCGTACACCTCGCCGTCTATTTCATCGATCGAAACGGCCTTTTCCATCCCCGTACCGCCCTTGACCATGTACGTGATGACTTCGCCGTCGATGGTCGACTTTGTTATGATCTCAACGCACTGCATTGGATAAACTCGTGCTTCTTTACGAAGGACGATGTACACAACCTGGCCTATTTTGTACTGGTTATTGCTTGTCATCACGTCGTATTTTACATCACTCAGTATGGATTTGTCAGAGTTTCAACGAACAGATCGTAACTATCGCGGTGCTGAACGCTAGCCTGGATCTTGATCACCTTGAGCGCAAGGTTCAACGTTTTCACATCGATGCGATCAGAGTACTCCTCGATCACGTTCTTTCGATCGTCCTTGAGGGTTTCAATCTCGTTGTCGATGTTCTCGATCTTTCCGATGAACTCCTTGACGATCGTTCGAAGCGCATTGACCTCGTCTGGTTGCATGTCAGCCACGGAAACTTCGGGTGAATTCTTCTTTGCCATGATTGAAACCTTACAACGTTCGATGGCCGTGTTCAATCACAACGATTTGATCTTAGAGATCACGTGTTGAAAGTCGTGCACGTACGCCGAATCCTCAGGAACGCCGTCAGCAACCGCCTTCTTCACGTGAACCTCGAGTGACTTGACATAGAACGCGTGCATGCTCTTCTTCATTGCTGACATCAAGGTTTGTTCAGCGGCCGCACGTTCTTCCTTTGGAACCTGCGATAGCTTATCTGTGCCCTTCAATGACCCACCGATCGCTTGTTGCAGTGCCTGAAGGTTATTGGCCTTGAGTACGGTTTGAGCGTGTTTGTAGATGGTTTCTAACGTCCCGCGAACCAACTCACGGCCCTCGCGCTCGAGCTTCTTGGTGACATCGCTGTTCGCGACCTTCGCAAGCACGTCCTTGTTGAGGAGAACCTGTTCGAGAGGTTTCTTGTTTTGCGGCTTTTTCTTCTCGCCACGTTCGCGAATGACGCCCTCAGAGTAACCCATTCCGTTGTCGCCCATTCCACCGTAGGCACCGTAACCACCCATCCCGTACATTCCCATGCCGGGAGAACCTTTCTGCGTTTTCGAATATCGAGGTTTCTCGGTCGGTTGATCCTCACCGGTGATGTCGTATCTTTCCTTGATCTTTTCCAGCCACTCGTCCAACGATCCGCCGGTGAGAACGCTGAGCATGTTCATCACGACGTTCGGCGACTTCTTCGTCATCGTTGCTGTCAAGAACGTTACGGGTGAATAAAGAAACGCCGCTAAAAGAGCGTCGTGATCAAGAAATGCTGTCCACGTACGTTGGAACACATCATGGTATTCCTCCTGAATTTTCTTGATCTTTTCATCCTCAGCGGAGAAAATCTCCTCATATGAATCCTTCAACGTTGGAATAATCGTTGTTGCGATCGTTTCATACGCAACCTTCGCAAGCGTTTGTGTCTTCGCTGATAGCTTCTTCGTTTTTCCTGCCGCGACACCAAACACGTCTGTGAATGGTTTGATGAATGCATCGCTGATCGCGTCATCGCCGAACGAAACGCCCCACGGTGACATCGTGGCGTCATACATCGCTAAATCACCCCAAACACCACCCGTGTCGCCGCCACCGAAACCTCCACCATCATCCTCAATGAGGAGGATTTCACGCACGTACTCGCATAACAAACCTTTAGCAGACATCGTTGTAAATAGGCGGCGACGTCCACTCACTTCACGTCATTCCTCGTAGTTAAACGACGATCGTTCGCAGTTAGAAATGATGAGTTCGATTCCTTTTGTGATCAACGTTCTCTGGTAAAGATGAATCGTCGGCAGTTCTTTTATATTGAACCACCGAGCGTCAGCAACCTCGTTTCCAGGCGTGTTCATCGTTGTTTCATGGCTTCCTACGGGCGTTGCCAACCATGATTTGACCGTTTTGTCTTCGCTTGGCCATGAAAAGTATACGTCTGGAAGACACTGTCCTAGTTGAACATCGATGCCCGTCTCTTCCTTTATTTCACGTACGGCACATTCCTCAGCTGATTCGCTTGAGTGTATGTGACCCTTTGGAATGCCCCACGAATCCCTGTTGGCGAACTGCTTTATTAGAAGCACCTCGATGCCATCGTCTGCCAAACGCCATGGAAGTCCACCACAGGAGAGTGTCTTTTTGCGTTCCGCGTGATTACTGTCTATCATAGTTACATTGTACACCAGACAGACGAGGTTTGACACCAGCAACATGAATGCAGTAGCCCTTGTCCCGGGAGCCTTCAAGCCATACCACATTGGTCACGATTCACTCATCAGAATTGCCGCTGATGAAAATGATACCGTTCACGTATACGCTTCCACGAACGATCGTGGTAACGTTAGCGGAAAAGCAATGTACATCGTGTGGAAGACGTTGATAGAACCAACGCTCCCCGGTAACGTCACCGTGACGTACGGTGGATCGCCTGTCGGCAACGTAATCAAAGAATTGGGAGAAGCGAACGAACGAATGTCAACGGACACGTTCACAATTTATTCAGATCCCATCGATCTAAAGAATAACTTTGCGTCCATTGGAAAGTACGCCGTAGGGCTCGTTAGCAACGGTCAGCTTTACCTAAAGGCGATCGATAGGTCTGAAACAATTGACGTATCTGGGTCTGAAATGAGGAAGTACCTAACGAACGGTGACAAGGCATCGTTCGTTGAACGAATACCCGAATCAATCGGTGGCGAGATCGTTTGGAACATCCTCAGAAGCAGCATTAAGTGACTGTTCGTAGTTATATTTGAAACGTGCGTCACCCTTTGACACGGAAACGAATGATAAGCACCTCGAGTAGTCACGTCGTGGAACTATGAGGGATTCATTCCCGTCGTTGTTGCACCTTATCAAAACGATGTAATCAGTCTTAAAACACTTCGACCCATCCATCACGTCAACAACCCACTTAAGCCATTCGTGTGGATCTTTCCTGAGGAATGGTACGTCGATCGGTTGATTAGGAAGAACGTCCCAATCGATGTACCACAGCAACTCAAGCGCAGAATACACCTCGTTGATGCCATAATCGCTTAGGTTCTCATAAAACAATCCCATATCAACGTCATTCAAACGAGTCACTGCGTTGTTCAACGATTCGAGATCATCGCCTTGTAGAACATCCTTCGTAACCCTGTGCAGTTCATATGCATCACCTATCAATCTCTCGATTGCACGTCTTAGCAACGTTGCTTGATAACGAGCTGATTGACCACCTCGAATCGAGGAAGCGATGAACTTCACCTCAACGCTTTCACCGCCCGGTAACGCTACGTCAAACAAACCGCCCTTCGCCTTCAACCCACCGACGCTCATGCACCAATCAAGTTCACCTGGACCTATGCCTCTGTGAAGTTCAACGTTGCTGATTGTCAATGGTTGCCACACGTGACAAACAAACTCCAGCTTTTCACCAGGTGGGTATTCCACGATCGATTTTTTCTTGTGGCCGAATCTTTTCGATTGATCAACGGGACCGCCCAACCTATCGATGCACCGTTCAATCCTTTTCCTGAGCACGGTGATGATCTTTGTTTCTGTCAATACGTTCTTGCGCTTCGACTTTTCGAGACACGCACATAGTTTTGTTTGGTTTTCAACAAGCGTATCGTATGCTTTGATGCGTTTTAGTTCAATGTCAAACAATCGATCATCTAAAGCCATACCAACGATGCGTTCCACGCGAAAATCAATGCTTTTCACCTTCCGTACCTCAACAGTCCTAGGATTCTGTTGACGGGTGCGAACGTTCCCGTTAGTTTATACGTTCTATCGTTGTTGTACGTAAACACGATGCCTTCAACGTCAGTTTTAATGTTGTCAACGTTTTTCAACCTACGCATTTGAACCGTTGCAACGCTAGCAACATCGCCGTCGGGATGGACATCGATCTCTTTAAGCGTTCTTTTAACGTTCGAACGTATGAGATTGATCGCGGCAACGTGATCTGCAACGAACCGCGATCGAGTATTATTCAACAACGATGCGCCAAAGCTCTGAAACGCTGCAACAAATGGCTCCATGTACTTTATGCGCAACATTTCGCTGTCTCTAACGAACGATTGTACGTCTATCTTGACTTTGCTGCTTTTGATCATTCGCTTGATTTCATTGACTGTTGGAGCGTTCGGAACCTTACAACACCTGTCAATGATCGCATTGAGAACATATGGCCGACACTGACTGATCGCGTGATGAGCAATGCAAGCAGTGAACATCGATCGAAGGTAATCAAACAACGTGCTGTGATCTTCACACTCCGCGTCGACCCGCAACTCATCAATCCACCGAACCGTGAGTTTGAGAACTGATTTATCAACGTTCGTTCTGAACCTTGTTGGACCGAACAGTTTCCAATGATGATCGTTGATCGTTCCACGGTCTACACCACGTTGCATTACGGCAACGTTTTTGATCAATTCGTTGAAACCAATGCGATAACCAACCTGTTGCACAGCGTTGAAACCAACGCGGTGGCTAACGTGTTGAGCGGCGCAACCAGCGGCTGGCATGTCGAACACGGGCGATTCATGAAACACGATCGCGTTCTGATCGTAGTTAATAACGTTTGGATTAAACGTGGTGATGATTTCGATTGAGTACCACAATTCACCATCCTCGAAGATTATTGATCGATCAACGTTTGAAAGCGATTCGATCGCGGCGTTCAACACGTTGAACGCTTCGTTGAAAACGTCCTCAAGCCCGTGCCGCCCGTAGAACTTCTCGGCCAACTGCAACGCGTTCATTCCACCCCTTTCAATATTGCCACTCGAACGAGCAACGTGCAAACCCGTTCGATCGTACGTAAAGACGAGGTTAATACCATCGACCTTCTCAACAACGCTGTCGTTTTGACCATTCGCTAAATCGGTGAGAATTTTCTTAATATCACCAAACGTAAGCGTCAGGTCCTCGTGCAGGTGCTTTATGTGACCAGCCGCACCGGACATCGTAATTCTCCAATCGTTTAATTGTTTACGAACGTTTCTTTTCAGCAACGTGTTTAGCTGATGCTAATTCAGCCTTCAACCGCGAAACGAGCCTACTATAATTCGCTCGTTGCTCTGATCCTCGCTTGCACCTATCACGCCACATCACCAAGGATTCGATCCTCGATTCAAGGTCACGAACGTGTTTGCTAGATCCACGTGGAACGCGCGAGCCGTCGCTGATGTCAGCCTCACGAACCCTTTTTGCTTCGTTGAGTTCCTCTTTCACCAGGAGCTGCATCAGTTCCTTCACCAGCAACAACGTTTCTTTGTTCTCCTGCATTGCGTTCAGCCTTGTCAACAGCGTTCGTCGCCGCTCCCCATACGTACATCCGAACGTGATCATCATCAAGCGTTTGATCAGCTTTTAATCCGTAGTGTTGCTTAACACGATCGATGAACTGCTGCGACATCTGCACCTCAAGATCACCACCCTGTGGAAGAGGAATGAAGCGTGTCTCAACGAACTGATCGCTGCTCATGGTGTAAACGTAAACCGTTCATAGAACGTGTACAATCGGTGATCAGCGTTTCTTCGCCGTGATGGGTGCTTGAATCGGACCGCTCGTGTCCTCCTCGTCGCCGTGGTGTGACTTCTTGTGAGGACCTGAATGATTCCTTGTCTCCGGACCGGTGATCACGTTGGGCTTCTTGTGGGCCGTGTGTGGCACGTTCGTCTTGTCCATTTTAATGTCTGACGGGTGTTTGCTTGGTTCATCGGCCTTATCGCCTGGCACCTCACCCGTGACGATCGATGCTATTCCCTTGAGAAACGCAAGAAGCGCGACCTTTTCTGACCTCGAAAGGCTGCCAACCCAATCATCCATGGACTTCGAAATTGCGCTATCTTTGAACGATTTACCGCTTCTTATTGAATTCAACTTTTCAATGATGTCTTTAGGTTCAACGTTGCCGTTTTTGAGCTTCTCCTGCTCATCGTCCATCGTCTTCGATGATTTATTTTCATCATCTTTGTTGCTTTCATCATCCCCAGAATCATCATTCGACGAACCGAACAGATCATCTACGCCATCGTCGCCGTCATCGTCGCCAGAAGAACTTCCGTTGACAGCGTTCGCTGTCTTCGTTTGTTTCTCTTTTTCTGTCAACGCTTTGCGAGCCAACGCACTCTTGTGACCTTCTATGACAACGTGATCAATGAATGCTCGCAACGTTCTACCGTCGCCAATCTTTGCAACGTCGTCGACCATCACAGCACCCTCTTTCCAATGCGAATCTTGTTCAACGGTCGATCCTGATACCGCGCTGCGAGTCGACGTTGAGGATTGTTCTCCTCGCAAGAGACCATAACCTTTCTGCCTTCATCAATCAGCGTTCTGTCCATGAATTTATCAAAATCATTGCACTCAACGTGAATGGGTGCTTCAAGATCAGCGCATGATTCAAATTCAGCTTTATCGCATGCATCGCAACGCACGCCGTTCCACCATTCGCCGCAGCACGGACAAACATCGTCGTACGTTGTTTCATCCTCAGGCAGTCCATCGGCACAAGCAACAACATCATCAACGTTGTCTGCTACTGGAACCATGACGTCGATCACTTCAACTGCTTCGGTGACACCGGCAAAATCGCACCCTGAATAGTGAGGCTCATTCAACCTTGAACCACAACCATCGCACGTTTCTTCATCGTTTCCCACGACTTGCCCGCTGCCAGCACACACTGAGCAGTTGCGATCGATGTACTCATCACCGACATCGTCCCACACCTCCTCAATGCCTGTACCGTGACAGGTATCACAGCTAAAGCTCATCTCTTCCATCATCTCTTTTGGCGATTCATCATCGATCCTCGGAGACACTGCTTCTTTAACGTGTTTGCGCATGATGCTAGTAACTATGTAACACGTTACCTCGGGTGTCGCTTTAACCCAAGTGACAAGGTGCATAGACCGTCGGCGATCGAAATTTCATCTATGCGTGCACACTTAATCACAAACGGTCCCTGTCCCAATGTAACGACGTTTTCCCCACGGTGAATTTCAATTCCAAGAACGCTAACGTTGTTTGCAGAAACGATTCCAAACGCATCAGCAGCTTGCATTCGTACGTCTATTTCAGGTTCAAAATCGAATAAAACAGACCTCAACATTCCAACCATAACGTTTGGTGTTGAACCAAAACTTAAATTCAAAACAACGGTGATTGAATTATTATACACGTTAGATTGATCGAACGCCTCGTTGGTAATTTCGTCGCTCAATTGATCCTTCAACGATGAACTGATGAGAACGTTCGGAACTGTGTTCTTTGGTTTGACGATCATACGTTGAATCATACGTCACGAGTTGAACGATGTTTCATCAGATGATGAACCAACGATGCGTGGACGACGAACGATGTCCTTGTAAAGAACGTCACAGTACGCAGCGTATTCTTTATCGATATCAGTGACACGTTCGATGTTCTGCGTTTGCGTAGAAACATTGACTTCATTATATTTCACAATCAACGTTGCAACGTGATGCGTGCGAAGTTCATATTCAAGCAGAGAATTGACGAATAGGTTACGGTGTTCTTGCTCACGAAACATGTAAACCTTGTGTAAAGCGCCTTCGTGCTCGCGCCATCGCTCCATTGGAACGATGGGAAGTTCGGGAGACAATGAATCTATGGGTAGCTTTCCGAACTCCATATTCCTCTGCGAACGTTCAATGAAATCCTCGTGAAGCTTGTACAATCTTCCGTTCGCCATCAAATCACCACTATTCCACCAACAACGCATGCTTCAGTGAAGCTAGAACCATTGGTCCAAATGCGGCGATCACGATCAATGATGGCCGATCCACCCTTATATTTCATGTCTCTTTCTTTACCGACTCGGTTTGAAACGATCACGTTAGAACGCGTTTCCTCAACAAGCTCCACCCACGAGCTGTCAGGAAAACCAAAAGCGCTACCCCAGGCAGTGGGACAGCATATTACGTCGCATTGTCCCTTTTTATAGAATCTTTGTTGTGGATTGTGAAATACGTAGCTTTCACGAAAACGATTTCCAATGTCTCTACAGATCAACACTCCAACTCGACCAGCGGACGTTATTGCAATGGGCGGAACCTGTTCGCTTGGTTGATAGATGACGTTATCGCTTCCAAAAAGGTTGTGTTTTTGCCAGTTGTTGACAAGCCCATTTGGACCGATCATCGCGGCAGAATTGTAGAACTTTCCTTCGCTTATTTCAGTGTATCCAAACACGATGTGCGCATTGAACTCTCGAGCAATGGGAACGAACTCCTGCGATTGCCAACCATCCTTCTGTTGACACACCAAGAACGCTTCGTGAAGCGATCTAAGAACGTAACCACCGATGCACACCTCTGGTAGCACGATCAATTTCGCACCTTTAGCCGCGGCTTCGTACGTTAGTTGCTTTGCAACCTCAATGTTTTCACGAGGTTGCAACAACTTAGGATTGAATTGAACGGCCGCAACGACCTGCGTGTTCGGCACAAACGTTGCGTTAGCGATCATCTGTTCACCGTTTCTTCGTGGAACGCTTTGTCGATTTGACGGCGTTGCTCCATCTCTCCCCGTTCGGCATTTCGACGATGAATTCGCCCTTGCGACCGTAGTTGTTGACTCGAACTTTACGTCCAACGGTGTATTGCGTTCTATTCGGATTCAACGGTCTCGCCTCGACGCCGTCAGCGATCACATACGGCCCACGAGTGTCCTGCATGACGACCGCGACGCCTTCGTTGAGCAAACCACCTGTACGCTTCGAAGCCTCATCCATGTCGTCCTGATCGTCGGATTCATCAACCACCAGATCGTCCTCATCAAGACCAACGATCTGAATATCATTTCCGGAGACGATACCCTTTGCCTTCGTTCGCTTGTCTTCGCCGGTTGACGACGAAGACGTTGTCGCTGTTTTCTTGGGTTTGTCGTTTCGCCATGCTCTGTACGATGAAATTTCATCGCCAGGCTCGTAGGCTTCGGTTGCAACGCCTGCCTTACGAATTTCCTGTATGATCATCTTACGAAGCAGCTTGCTTGTCAGTGGAACTGTTTTCATTGTTGTGCTCATTAAGTATCGTTCACGCTAACACGAACGTTAACCGTCGACCGGTTCCCACAGCTGATCGCGATCGTCAGCGGTGACTCGTAGCTTTCCGTTATCAGGCGATATTGCTGCGGTTTCACCTGGCTTGAACCGCGTGTTATCAGGAGCACCATACGCCTGACCCTTTAGACGAGTGTGAGCAGGTCGACCGCTCTTACGACCGTAGATTTTGTACGAACCTTTCTGACCACGTTGCTGAGGCAATGTACTCGGAACGGCGCCAGCAGGTGCCGCGGGCTTAGGAACGCTTGCTACTGGAACCTTGACTTGAGGAGGAGCTTCATCACCAAGTTCAGCGTTATCGATCTTCATCTCACGTTTTACGTAGTTGTGAAGGAATTCACGAAAACCGTCGAGCTCGATCACTATGTCGGGGTGATCCTTCATGAGCTGAACGTCAGCAGCGGTCAACGGTTCCTCATCATCCTCAACGCCAATTCCTTGTGATAGCATCTTGATGTAATCGTTCATCGCGCCGAGGACCATGTTTTCAGCATCGTCTTCGTCCATTGAATTGAGGTACTGCGCCTTGAGCAGCGCCTTGTCAACGGCCTGCTTTGCTCCTGCAACGCTGAATCCGAGCTCGTGGGCAATCTGTTCGAATGATGCTCCACCAACGTCTGACATATTGCCAATTGCCGTGGATTTATGAGCACCAACGGATCTGGGTTGTTCCTCAGGATCCTCGTCAGCAATTGCATCGGCGGGATCAACCAGCGCTTCGACGATCAAACCCATCTTCGCTAGCTCGCTGCGAATCTGCACACGAATTGCTTCTTCAATGTTCCTTCTCGTCGACATCTTTCCCTCGTTGTTCTTTTTGCCGTTCTTTTCGGCATCATCTATCGCTTCTTGGTTACCGGCGAGCATTGCTTGCTTCTGTGCATCATCGATCTCTTCTTTTTCAGTTCGACGATCCAACGCTTTCTTGACCAACGAATAGATCGCCGGCATGTCGCTGTCGGGCAGGTTCTTTACCATTTGACCCATCGCAACGCCGAACTCAGTCTTTGATTGAGGCGTAAAGTTCGGGTTTATGGGATCTGTCGCTGCACACGAAGGATCAACGACGGGATTGATTTTAGCGTCACCCGCGGTCTCATTGCTCCAACCAGTGCCGTTTAAAGCCTCACGAACGATGTCTCGAACGGCACTTTCATTGGTGATGATCACTGTCATTTATACGCTCGCTGCACCTGTTAATTAGGTGGTTGCATCGTAGCTTACTTGACGATGGCGCCGATCACCAACGTTGAAACGATTCCACCAACAATTCCGATTCCAATCCACACCGGCGCGCTGATACCACCGGTAACGTTCTCCAATTGCTTCATCAGGATTGCGTTTTGCTTCTGAGAATCAGTCAACTGCGCTTGAATGATGCTTTTATCCGTTGAACACGTCGTTTTAAGCTGTGATAATTGAAAATCAACGTTAGCTTTGTCTAAATCAACTTGATGTTGTAGAGTGAGCTGCGTTGCGTTTGCCTGCACGTCCTTGTCGGCAACGATCTTTGCGACCGCTTCAGGTGATAACAAGACGCCCAAGAACGGCGCTGGCTGATCCTTATTAAGGGGCGCAATCGTTGGAATCGTTTGTACCTGAACGTTCGGTTTTGATGATGCAAACTCTTCGTTGTCATCTGCAAATGCTAAAACAGTTGCAGAACAAATCAACATCGTTGCAACAAACGCGGAAGTTATCTTAAATCGCATCACTTGTTTACCTGAGTGACTATAACAAACCCCAGCTTGTTTGCAAGCAACGTTGTGAGACCGTCTGCATCCTTACCATACTTCTTCACGATGTCAGTTCGTTCAGTCGTTTCTTGCTTCTGCAATTGTTGCACAGCAACATCGTACTCTTGTTGTATTGAGACCAATCGTTGTTGATAATTCTTCAATTCGTTTTCGTATTGGGCTTCCTCGTCACCGCGAGCCTTATTGATTTGATCGATCTCTGCTTGGTGAGATTTATTCATGTCAACGATCGTTTCAGCATTCAATGCCTGCGTGTGATTGAACCACGCACCTGCAACGGCAACGACGACCGTGAGAAGCGCAGATCTCCAGTTCTTTTTGAAAAACGCATCGACAACGGCAAATGCAACGTTAGTATATGATCCCGAGCTCATTAGTTAGGTTTCGATTCCGCCAGCTTTCTTGCCTTGCTAGCATCATCCTCGTTCACGTGATCATCGTCGTTTAACTTTGGCAGAGGCATTGACATATCAATTGCGCCCTCAGATAGCTTTTTAACGATTTCTTTTTGGTTGTTGAACAACATAGCGATCATTTGATTGTGCACTTGTTGCGTATTGACAAGCATAACAATCGTTGACATCAACTTCTTTGTTTCATCAACGCACGTTACTATAGACTTTGCTAATTCCTTTATGGGTTTCGATGTTTCAATGAACTTGTCGATCAACACGTTAACGATGTTATCAGGGTGCATCACCATCACCATCCTTGCTATCGTACTCTCCAATGAGATCGTACATCCTATCGCTGTCAATTTTATCAAGAAACGGTCTACGTGGTTTCACCTCATCACGACCGATGTATTGCGGCGACAATCCAACGTCGTTGAGAATGCTCAAAAGCATGTCGCGCTGTCCCTTTCTGACGATGTTGATCGCCGACAACGATCCGTTGGCCAGGGACCTAGCAAAGATTTCAAACGCTTCCTGCATCGTTGAATCAAGCTCAAGAAGCTGCTTTTTATATTCTTTGTGCGTTATCCTATCGAGTTTAACGTGGATGCACTTTGTTCTAGCACCTGGATTGAGCATGCATCACCACCTGTCACATGCCCCCGCCGCTTGATTCAGCGTTACCGTTTGCTCGGTCAGCAACGGGTGCAGGGTACTTTTCGGCATCTAGTTGACCCTTATCGTAACCTGGTTCTATCCCATGGTCATCTCGAAGCACATCATCGAACGATGTCTGAACCTCTTTGTCATAGTTCTTTTTGATGAATGCCTTTGCTCGACGAACGATCGTGTTACGAACCTCAAGCAAGCTATCGTAGTTATCGACCAACCTGACAACGTCGTTGGCAAACTTCTCAACGTCAATGTGATCGAGACCAAACGAACCTGAGTCATCGTTCGTAAGTTCAGCTGCGCCCGGAGCAGCATCATCGGGATCGGTTGCATCATCCTTATCAGGTTCGCCCGCCTCTGTGATCACGCCTCTGATGAGGTCACGCCAATCGATGCTCTCCATCTGATCGGTGCTCAGGGGCCCACCGGTTTCATCGCTGCTCTTCTTTGCATCGCTTTCGTATTCCACAAGGTACTTGTCCACCTGAGCGTCTAGCGATTCACCTGATGCCCCCTCAACGTGCGACTGCGAGTCACCCTCGCCATCCTCGTTTAGCAGACGACTGAACGTATGAATCTTTCCTAGACGAGCCTCGCGCAGGATCGTGCGAACCTCAGCGATGCGAAGCTTCATTTTTGCAGTCCAATCTTTGTCAATACGTTTGTACCCATCGTTTTGAACTCCACATCTGTAACTCTAATTAGGCACATATTGTTTGCTTTAAACCATTCATCCTGACAACGATCAATCTCATAAATGTACTTCATATATTGTTCGCGATGGGTTTTTGGTTCATCTTTATCTGCACGATAACATTCGCTTAACCCGTGCCAGTATTTTCCATCAAACTGGATGTAACAATCATTGCTTTTTACGTAAAAATCAATTGCACGATGATTCACGGCGACCTGTCTAACAACGTTACATTCACCGAACGAACAACACAACAACTCATAAAATTGATCCTCTAACCTAGACTTTCCATACGAAGCGTTTCTTTTCATCGTTTCATGACGTTTTATTTGAATTGCATGAGTTTTAATGAGTTGTTTAAATCTCGCTGATTGCATGAATGTCGGTGCGCCCCAATTGTTTAAAAGCGAATTAATTGCTTTTTGTTTAATTTCTTTAATTTGATATGCGTTAGAAACACCGTATTTTCGTTCGAGCGTTTGTTTTATTTGATTGAGTATTTTTGATGATTGAAATGGCGTTCTGCTACCGTATTTTTCCTCAGAAGAATCGCCAATTTGCTTACGAAACAAACCACCCCTTGACATCGATGTTAGAAGACAATTTCTAGAACAAAAATGAAATTTATTTCGTAATTTACCTTTTATGAGTTTCTTACATAAAAAGACTTTATTACAATGATCGCATCGTAAAACTAATTGTAACTTGAAACACTTACCACGTTTAAATGGTACATCCAACGTTGCAAGGATCATGTAACAATTTTACTTCACAACCTCGTTCAATTCACCCGCTTTTTTGAATCGATCCTCAATGATGTTCCAATTGAGTTCCTTCATCATTGCGATCACGTACGATTTCTTATCGGTTTGATAATCTTTAAAGTACGCGTGTTCGTGAAGATCAAGAACTATCAGCGGGTACAGACCAATCATCACGTCCTGGCTGTGATTGCTAACCATCGCGTTGACGTATCGCTTCAAAAACATGTGGTAACCGCACACGGCCCATCCCTGACCACAACCGAGTGCACAACCGATGAAATCCTTCTGCCAGTCCTCGAACGTACCGAAATCCTTCTCAAGTTTAATGTATGCTTGTGAATTCATGTATACTTCAGAATGACAATCAAAAACGTTGGAAAAGTACAGTTCGTGCAACCAAACGCTGTTTAAGTTGTACGCTTCATCGAGCTTCAGGCTCCTGAACTCGCTGTGCTTGCTGTCTGCGTCAGACCTTTGAGCGGTGTCTAGCTCCGCTGAAACCCTGTTCAACGTGTCAACGTACCCCTTATATAATGCTGTGTGAGCGTCCTTTGTTTTCTGCGACACGAACTCCGACACCTGCGAGTATGGTTTTGGTGTCGCAACGTAGGCCTCGTCGAACACGCCAAGTTCACCGATGTCCCTGTCAACTGACTTCTTTATGATATCCATGATATTAACTCCGAGCAACGAACTGTTCATGTTCAGTACATATCCCGTTCGATGACGTATATGTACTAGTACATGTCGACCAAATTGCTCAAGCAATGCATTTTAGAATACATCGAAGCAATGGGTGGCGCGCTCGATCAGAGCATCATACGTCGAGACGATGATGATGGCAAACCCGTGATTCGTAAGCTCGTAACGTTCAAGAAACGTGACACGAGGTATCCTACGGGTGACAATGTCAGAGCTGACTTAAACACACGCGATGGTGACCTAGCGATCGTTGTAGACGACACCGAAGTGTGGGATCCAGAGATCGGCGATCTCGAGTAGCATCAATCAAGTTGATATTCGTTTTCCAACGTTCCTGAATCAACGAGGAACTTCTCGCCTTCAGGCGTCTTCAGAATGACATCGCGTGGACCGATCGAGTGAATCGTGTAACGTATCTGCGAATCCTTGTGTCGTACCTTGAGACCAGGCGTTAAAACGGGAAGTTCACCTGCATCACCAACGCAAGCGTTTGCGACAACGTCAACGGCTTCACGAACTGCATCAACACGTAGCTTCCATTCCTCACGCATCACACGAATCACGTCGATTTCCTGCAATTTCTTCATCGTGCTTTAAGTACTGCATCATCAAGGCTCATAACTTCAATACCACCTTGAGTCAACAGGTCGAGGCCTGACGCATCGCGGTACTTCGTTTTGTACACAAACCTCGAAATTCCAAAGTTGATGAGTATTCGAGCACAATCCCTACACGTTGAATGCGTGCAGTACATGACCTTCTCACCCAAGAAATGATAGTCGGCTTTTATGCACGCATTCAGCTCAGAGTGCAAAAACCCACTTTTTCCTGGTTCAGAAGATTCAGGCACGTTTGGTAACCCTCGCGCGTTTCCGTTGTACCCAACGCTCAACACCGACGTGTTGTCAACGCTGACGATGATCGCACCGACGCGTAAACGTGGATCGTATGAACGTTCAGAAATCTTCTCAGCAAGCGCCATCCACACTTCAGGCCACGAAGGACGCTCTATGTTTGTACAATCAACCATTGTTTCTTCTCCAGAATCTTGAATAAAAACCATATGTTAATCTACTCTTCATTCATTCAAACTACAGGTTCGTGGTGAAAATTGATCGGTCAGACAACACTGGGAACAACCGTTCCTCGCTCGTTTACAGGCCACACGAACATCGTGTCATCCCTGCGTGCGCGGAACAACCGGAGTCCGGCTGTACAGCCCACGGTGGTGGACTCCTGTGTCATCCCTACACGCGTGGAACAACCCATTTGGGTTCAGCCACACGTAGAACTCGTCGGTGATCGAGATGAGGACTGCGGGACGAACACTGATTGGAATCCAATTCTTCATCGACATTGACCAGATTTGTTCACTCTCGTGAACAGGTTTAGAATTACGTTTGTACACCCATTCGATGAGGTCACCTGGTTTCATCGATGTTCTCCGACACTCATGTCATCCACACGCATATAGAACAACCGGCGCGCATCGTCATGGGATCGGCGATTGCAGAGGTGTCATCCCTGCGTGCGTGAAACAACCCATCGGGCGTCAACCAATAACAAAACTCGTCAGTGATTGAAATGAGCATCATGGGATGAACGCCGATTGGAATCCAGCGTTTCATCGGCGTTGACCAGAGTTCCTCATTCTTACGAACGGGTAGAAAATTACGATTGTACGCCCACTCAATTAGATCACCTGGTTTCATCGATGTTCTCCGACAACGCGTGGAACGACCCGTTCCTTGCCCGTCTTCCATCCCACCCTTGCATACGTGTCGTCCATGCGCGCGTGGAACAAACCATTCGGGTTCAGCCACACATAAAACTCGTCGGTGATCGAAGTGAGGATCGTAGGATGAATGCCGACTGGAATCCAGTATTGCATCGGCGTTGACCAGATTTGTTCACTCTCGTGAACAGGTTTAGAATTACATTTGTACACCCATTCGATGAGGTCACCTGGTTTCATCGATGTTCTCCGATAAGTCGCGTGGAATAACTGTCTTCGCGCCACCAGGTTCGCACGTAGTTGTCTGTGTCATCCACGCGCGCGGAACAACCCGAGTCGATGTGATTAACGGGATCGGAACCGGCGTGTCATCCGGGTGCGCGTGGAACAACCCCTTCGGGGTCAACCACATGTAGAATTCGTCTGTCATCGAAATGAGCATCATGGGATGAGCGCCGATTGGAGCCCAACGCTTCATCGTCGTTGACCAGAGTTCGGCATCCTCATCGACAGGTTGAGAATTACGTTTGAACACCCATTCGATGAGGTCGCCAGGTTTCATCGAATCACTCGCCAAGCTTCGGTCTCTTGTAGATCAACGCATGGTGAAACAAACACCTGGGTTCGTACAACTCAGCGCCACCGATCTCAATCTCGTTCCCGGAAACCAGTTTTTTATGCGTGTATGCCGCGTCGCGACCACATTCTGCACACACAGCAACGCACTTCTCGACCCTCGTGGCCCACGGTAGGAGCTTCTCAACTTCCTTGAATGGTTTCCCAGTCGAGGATAAGTCAAGCGTCGAGACGACAACGTCGATGCCCGTGCGATACAACCAGATGAGCACCTCGGAGATGCCAACGACCATGAATGCTTCGTCAACGGCAACAACGTCAGATGGATGATTTCGTTCTGCAAGCAGCTTCAGGACGTCAGCACCCTCCGTTATGCCGATCGCCGGGTAACGCCAACCCATATGTGAAACGATGTCCACGTCGCTGTAACGATCGTCGATCACCGGTTTGAACGCCATGACGTTCCTGTGTTGGTGCTTGAACCTTTCGAGATCGAGCAACAACCTAGACGTCTTTGCAGAGAACATTGGTCCCGTATAAACCGTAAGCGTGGGTGATTTACTCATTGTTGATTGGCGTCCTCACCAACGTGTATGGTCCCTTACACCATGGACTGTACATCGATGCTGCTCTAAGGGCGTGTTTGATCCTTTCATCGGTCGAAATCTGATCTTCTAATTCGCTCGTCGTGTGCAACGATCCCAATGCGAATTGGGATCCAGAACCGATTGCACACCATTCATCCTTCATGATTCCAACGTTAAAATCATCACCGATCACAAACAACCTATTTTGCCATCCAACGAGAAGTTGAGCATCGAACGATTCCTCTCCTTCAACAGTTTTCAACGTTCCGTGTTGTTCCATCGTTGTTCGTAACACATTGATGAATTCATTCACCATGTATGACATTATGTTATCATCGTTCGCCTTCGGTGAATTTGGTTTGAACGAATAACGAATCAATTGACCAACGCGATAGCTACCACAAAACCCAACGACGAACTCACCGAGCACGAACACCTTTTCATCGTTGCGTTGAAGCACGTACGAATCGCCTTCTGCGCTGGCATATGCATCGCTTTCTAACGAATCGCCACCGATCAATACATGGTCACCATCAACGACTCCAACGATGCATGTCACGACGTGATGCTCTTCACGTGGACAACATTGAACGGAGGCGCAACGCCAGCGTTCTCCTCAGAGGAGACCTTCAGTGCCTCGAGGATTCGCTTGCGTGGATTGCTCCAACCACGCGTTGATCGAAGCGATCCTAGGGCAGCAGGTGATCCAGAACCGACGGAATCGTAACCTCGAGCGGCTTGAATGAGTTGGAAATTACCCTCCATCTGATACAGAGCTCCATTGTATCCGATCAACATAGCACCGTTAAAACAAGTTCCGTACGATGGATCAACAACAACGCAATCAAGCTTTTTCAAGACGTTCGTCATCGCAGGTGCTAATTCACCGACGAGGTACGCACGGTTGCTAACGTTGGGTTGGTGAACGGGAAGTTCAAGAACGTGAGCGATTGCATCCATGACCTTCGGCGATCCACAAACGCCGAAGGCAACGTTTTCCCTGACGAACACCTTGTGGTCATTGATGATCGTTCGATCTAGGTTTCCTCCATTAGTTGCGGCGCTGTCGCCACCGAGCCACACCGTTCCACCCTTGACGATACCGCATATGCATGTCATGTGTTCCGATTCTCCTTCACCGATTGTAACACGAGCTCGGGTACAATTCATTGTATTGCTTCTTCGTGATGCTCGTTTCGCCCGTCTTTGAATAATGATCAACGAGGTAGAAATCCCTTTCATAAACGTGCAAAGAACCAACCTGCCAGTAAATTTTGCCAGCTGGATAATTGACTGCGCTCGCAACCTCGCGTAGACACGTTTTTTGCCACGCGCAATCGTTCTTATAACCTATGTGAGAATCGTTTGATCTCATCTGCACGATTGCATCAACGTAACCATCGCGAATGACGTATTGCACTGCATTCGTACAAACAAAATCGCTTCTTCCATCAACGTTGTAATCATTCCACATCGTTGGACGCGTATAAATCACAATCGCCCTACGACTCTCTTCGTTCTTCTTCAACTCAGCGATGGCATGTTCAAGCTGAGAATTGTTTTCCACACCGTACACGAGGTAACCGTAGTTCGAGTTCACCATTGCATCCGTTTTTGATGCAATCGCCTTCCACACCTCAGGTGCGCCGCCAGGAAAATCATTAACGCTCAATGACTTTGACACGTACCATGCATGTTCTCGAGCGACATAGTCATCGTTGACCTTTCCAAAGATCACGCTGTCATCAACGATGAACGCTGCGCCGATGATTTCGATCGTCTTAGAACCAACGATGCTCGTCATCGAAGCCTCGCGATCGAAGCTCGTGAAATGTCCATTCTTAAGAAGGTACGAAAACTCCCGTCTGATGTCTGACACGCCGTTTTTATAGTACATTATAGTCCCTTCTTCATGTTCTTGATCGCGTCCCAATTAGCATCGTACCAATCACACGTCCGTTCAATTCCTGTCCATACCTCAACCATGGGCACATAACCCAATCCAGAACGCGCGCTTTCGATGCTGGCCAACGTATGCATTACATCACCGGCGCGCCAATGAGAATCTATCTTCGTTGCACCGGGATACCTCTTCATCATGTAATCTATGATCTCATTGTTTGTCACTGATTTTCCACAAGCAACGTTATATCTTGCCCCCAGAAGGGTATGAGATGGATCGCGAGACAAGCACTTGATCGATCTAACGCATGCATCGGTAACGTTGTCAACGTGACACAGGTCACGGCTCTGTTTTCCGTCGCCATCAGAACGCATCGGTTGACCACTATGAATCGCTGTCAACCACGCAGACACGGCACACGAATACGGTGAACTTCCCAATTGGTTCTTACCGAACACGTTAAAAAATCGCAGAGATATTGATTTCAATCCGTACAATTTACCATATAATTCCAAGTAATCCTCAATGGTTGACTTGTGAAGCGCATAAGGTGACTTTGGTTTCTTCTGATCGGATTCTACGGTTGGCAACGTATCAGCACCACCATAAACGCTGGATGAGCTCGCAAAGACGATCGGAATGCCATTATCACAGCACGACTTGATCAACGACATCGACCTAAGAACGTTGACCTCGAACGTCTTCGCAGGATTCTCCACTGAATAACTCACTCTGGGTAGAGCGGCCAGGTGAACAACGACGTCTGGTCGTTCAGACCATTTAAGAACGTCGTTAAATCCACTATCGAATTGCCTCTCAATCAGATCAACGCGATCATCAACGAACTCACGGTGACCGTTGCTCATGTCGTCGATTCCAACGACATCCCACCCCAAGTTTAAACAATGAACGGCGAGGTTGCTACCGATGAAACCTGCACAACCCGTTATCACAACTTTCATAGTAGGCCCATCCTTTTCATCATTGAAGGTACTGTTTGCTCGTACGAACAACGTTTACGAACGACTTTCTGCAATCGTTTGACAACTTCAAAGTTGTATGAATTGATCCTTTCGTCGAGAACGTCAACGATATCGCTTAAATCAGGTTTTGCAAGAACGTATTCACCAACGCCTGCTTCGTTGGCAATGCTAGCATATTCAAAGTTATTCAACCATATTGGATAACATCCAGACTCAATGCACTCTCTGCTAGCCGTTCCACCGTATGGATCCTTGTTATAAAGGCCCAACGAAATGTTCGAGTGTTGAGCAACAAACTTGTACTCATCGCGGTTCAACGTGAAATCGTGTAACTTGACGTATCCGTTCCTTCCACACTGTTCGAGCAACTGATCGTTCGAGAACTTCAGGTTAGGATTACCACATACGACAACAAAATCGTCGCGACGTTTTCGTAGCTCAGGAAGGATGTTGAACATGAAGTTCACGCCGTTCGTATAATCTCCAGAGCTATGCGAAATTCTATTTGGAAAGAACAAAACGATCTTTCCCCACGTCTTGAGCCTCCAATCATCAACGGAGAAACGCAGCTTACTTTTATCGATGGGTTGAGTGATTTCTTCCATCGAATAGCCATCATCCGACGGCATTGACTTCGAACGAACATCGTCAACGACGTCCTGAGTGAACCACTTTCCCATCGAATCGAAGAATTGATTCATTGCAGATTCGCACTGCCAGAAATTGTAATCGGCTCGAAGCGCTGCCTCGCACTGACCCAACCACAACGAAGCCTCCTGCGGGAACTTCGGACACTCAGGTACGTCAACGAAGTGCGAGTGTACGTAAAACTTTGGTTGATAACCACCAGCAACGTGAAACATTGCCTTGTAGTGTCTCAGAAGCATTGGATCATTGATGTAAACAGCGTCATATCGTTCGTTGTTCTTATCGTCTAACCCGAGAGCATATATTTCTTCTTCCCAACAAAAATCATAACGCGTTGCTAACGCATTCGGAACAATTTTATGCTCGATGTAGTTCAATCTGCGTTCGCCACCATACTTTTTCCACAAATCAGGATTGACATCGAACACGCTTGTAACCAACTGCACTAAACCTCTGTCATAATAATCATTATATGGCACGAGAACGTCAATGTAAAGGTCAGCATTCAACTTTAACATTTCACGGCAACGATTGATTATCATCTGCCATCCAGAGTCTGCACCTAAGTCAAATTTTCCGTTGACGATGTTCGACAGCTGCGTTTGAACGAGCAGGCGTTGCTTCATGCACACAATCTTACACTTGATCTGTTTCATTTACAACCTATTTAGGGAAATGAAGATCGGTTCTCGCGTCATCGCTCGTTTGATACAGGAAGCCATAAAGAATGCGTACGACGTTCTTGGTGTGTCACCTAACGCCTCTGATGAAGAAATCAAGAAGGCATGGCGAAGGTTGGCGACACAGTACCATCCCGATCGTAACGTTGACGATCCATCTGCGCACGGCAAAATGGTCGACATAAACCTTGCGAAGGATCGTCTGTTGGATAAGACGAGCAAGTTTCGCTACGGACCGGAGTTCAAGGGTTACGACGATCAGAACGTTAAACAGGTGCCAAAGGAAAACCCCGTACGACCCGCGTCGTCTGCACCTCAACCATCACAAACGCCGCCAAAGAATAACTATTGGGACGAACGAGCAAAATACGTTTCTGAATATTCTGAACGAGGCGGAAACTGGCCAAGAAGTTTCATCCATAGAGCAAAAGATTTATTTTTTGAAATTCGCATTGAAGATGCAAACGTATTTATTCGTGGAGGATCTTTTATCAACAAAGATTTGATAAGGGAAGAAAAAAAATCATTTGAAACGCAAAGAATGGCAAGACGTTATGCGTATGGATTGATTTACGATAAATTACACTGTGGTTGGGCTGAAACTTTTAATTCTCCGCCAAGAGATAAAAGCAAACGACAAAATCAAACAACGATGATGTACTGCGACAAGTGTGGTCGAAACATACTTGTTATAGATGGAAAGTATATAGAACACACGACAATTCGAAATGGAGCGACGCTTTGCTCCGGCAGCGACAAAAACGCTCCAACATCGAGCGCTACGAGTAAAGCACAAACAAACAAGAGCGGGAAGAAAACAACGTACAAAATATATCCTCGAATCAGAGGAAAGAAACCAGGATCAAACTCGATCGGTTCATGGCCTGTACACACACGAGTGAAGGGTCAAGCATATGCTGGAGATTATGATACGAAGTTTGCGGCGGGTGAACAGGCCGAGGTTTCGATCGACAACGGCAAGGCAAACGTCAAAAAGACAGGAGGCGAACACACTCAAACGTGGGATCCCGTTGAAGAAGTGAGGCAGTACATCAATGATCTTGTGCTAAGTGAGATCGTAAACGAAGGTGGACCTGGTTACAGAAAGCTTGGCGTCAAGTATGTATACACGCCCGATCCAGATGACGTTGCGGAGCGTAACCTTGACAAGGGTCCAAAATTGAAGAAGTGGGAAGTCAAGCCATCGTACAAGGACACCGTTGAATCAGATGCAGAGGAAACGATCGGCGAAATGCAGGCTGAACCAGAGTTCAAGAACATCGACGCATTCGTTGAGTTCAAGCTATCGAACGACGAGTACGAGTACTCTTTTCTTGAGTTGCAAGCCTTAGCAAGAAACATCACCATCAAAAGGTTGAACGATCCTCGAATCACTGTCCCAGGTCGTCATGACATCGACAAGGTCAGAAACGCTCTTGAGAACGAGATTGGTTTCAAGTACAACGCTCGTCAACCGATCAAAACCGTCCGTGGCATGTCGTCGCCGTCGCACGGCACGAACAGGTTTGCAGGTATGGGCGGCGGCGGGTCAGGATTTGGTAACAACGAGTTTTTTGGTGGAGACGGCTTCACTAGTTTTGGTGGAGGCGCCGGTGCAATAGGTGGAAAATACGAGTGGGATCCCAACGATCCGAAGAACTTAGCGATGGGAACGAAGAGGAAGAAGTAACGTAAGTAACGTAATCAAACGTGTGACTTCATTGCAGAGTCGCCATCAACCAATCACGACACGCCTTTGCGCGTTTGATTGATTCCAAGATATCAGGCATCGCACGGTGTGCTCCTGCCTTCTCTGGGGGCAGCATACCATGGCTCCGTGCAAACAGTTCAATGGAGCTGACATCATAGTGACGGTGCGACAACCTCTTCGTCAACCTCGGCATCCACGCGGTGATGAACGAATGATCAAAGTGCACCGATGATCCAGCGAGCGTGAATTCATTATGATCTTGTGGAATAGTGATGAACTTCAAAAGTTCGTTTTCTACCTCACCGACGTCCTTTGCGTTAAGGTTGTGACCGCACTCACGCCACAGCCCATTCTTCGTATGCATGTCAATGATGAACTTATCCTGATGATTGACCAGATCAGGATGAAACCAAATGACGTTGTCTACAATGAACGTGACGTTGAATGGATCATCAAACGGCGCTATGGCAGCTGCAACCTCAAGAATCGAGTCTTTGCTTGGATTGAGGCCGGTCGTTTCAATGTCCAACCAGACCAGGCTATGCGGATTACCCATTTGATGCATTTCCTTGTTCTGCTTTGTGTAACAACTCAAACAACTTCTTCAATGCTGGTTGGTGTCGTGACGAATCGAAGCCCATGTTGATGATGCTGTACAACGTCACCGTGAACAACCTAGCCTCCTCAAGCGTCAATTCAATGTTCACCGTCGATAAAGCATTCGATAACGATTGAGAATCAAATATTTCCCAACACGTTGGACAACCGTCTGGGTGAGCAATCGTCTTCGTCGGTTCTTGTTTACCGACGTACGTTGTATGTATTTTGCACTTCATAGATGAGACACCACCCAACGTTCGTCGCGATTGTAACCCATCACGCGCATAATTTCATCAACCTCACGGTGGACGTCGTTGTTGAGCTCATCTACAAACAACGTTGTTCCGGCGCAATGCGTCCATGTGCATAAAAATTCTTTGTACAACCTAGACAGTTCGTTGAGGGCCTTTTCATCGATGTTCGAGTTTAAATCATCATTGATCCCAACGAACGATCGCCGCGTACACACGATGATTTTTACACCAATGCTAGCATAGCCATCGTCGATGTAGCGTAGCACTGCTTCATCAGTCTCGCGTCCGAAGAACTTCGAATACACCCATTCACACGGGTATGCGCGGTCGAAGATCACGCTCGTTCCTGTTTGCTTGATGAAGTCGAGAATGCGTGGGTCAGCGTAACGCAGATCGTTGATGAACTGCCTCTGATCTCCAAGGAACGCCTTGTGTTCAGACGATGCCTTGAACGTTCTGATTCCTGTTGCCAACGATAAACGAGCGGCGATGTTCGTCTTACCACACATGTCAGGTCCGACCAACATAACAATGCGTTGATTGTTCATTTAGAATCATCGTTCGATTGCACGGGCTTTGCGTAGAGGTCAGCTGCCCACCCACCGCCCTTGAACACCACGCCTGTGCCACCTGATACCACACCAGAGCACCTTGGACAGCGTTTTATGGGCTGATCTGTGATCCTCTGTGTCTCTTCGAACGTGCAATTGCATCGTTTGCACTCGTACTCATACGTTGGCATCGTCGCTCCTTTAAAATGTAAGTTCGTGTATCAACCAATAGAAAATAAAGTACGTACCAACAAGCAAAGCCACCTTGACGACAAGGATCGCAAGAATACGATAATATACATCAATAACACATTTCACGTTCTATTCCTGTTGAAATAAACCAAATAACTTCCACGATAAAGATAGTATTAAAATTCAACATGAGAACGTTCATTGGTCGCCCTTTACAACGCAATCATCTTTCTCAAAGTTCGTGCCAATCGAAGACATTATCAGTGCAACGTTCGTTCGACAACTTTCACAACGACGAACGAAATCTGTGAGTTCTTTGCCGAGCTCACGTGCCTGTTCCAACGTTAGGCTCTTTGAAAGCAAAACGCTTGTTTCACCGTTTATACGTCGAACGCTGAAGTTTCCATCATCAATCATGAAAGTGACTGACGTAGGACACGCAGAAACAACGAACCTCGTACACTCACTATCGTTTGCGGGTTCAATGTCAAACAATGTTTCACTTGTCATAAACACTTCAACGTACCTCCTCAACAATCAAAAATGTACCACGACTCACAACACGTTTACACTGCGTTATGCGATCTCCTTGATTCGCCACTGTGTCGTTGAGAAACCGTAGTCATTCCTGTCAACCTCAGCAAAACACAGCTTATACGTCGGCAATAGCTCCTTCGCGCTCCATACGTTGAGGCGTAGCGGTTTTCCTGACGGACCGGTGACGAACGGTTGAGCGTACGACTTACCGTTCTTGGTCTTCTTCATGGTTCCTGCTGAAGGTACGCCCTTGCCTTTCTTCGCCGCACAAACAACGGTGACAAACCAGACGATGTCCTTCTCACCGACCTCAAGCTCCTCGATAGATCGAACGTTCTTCTCAGCAAGCCTATCGAACAACGTCTGATCGAACATCATCATGACGTCAACCGTTCCAAACGCCTCTGCATATAGCTCTGCCTTTTCGCGGTTCGTCCATTCCTCCGTACACGTTTCAGCGAGACCACGGGCAAGCTCAAAGAAGTTACGTCGACCCTCATGTGGATCCTTCTTTGTCGATCGCTTGAGCAGAGTAGAATGGTCACGAGAGACGACGACCGTCTCTTCGATGCCCTTTCGCCTGCGTGTGATGGTTTCCTCATACGAACCAAGAAGCGTTTCATGCATGTGTTTGTAGTTCTTGAACACTCTATCAGGACCCACGCAACCGAGGCTATCGAACGCACCGACCTTGATCAACGTACCGAGCGCTCTGGAATTGAATTTGCTTGGACGCCATGATCCGTCATCGTTCCACAGCAACCGCTCGATCGATTCAATCGGACGCATGGAGATGATCTCATCTACGGCCGATTCACCGACGCCCTTGCACGATGACATTGATGGCATCAACTTCTTGCCGGGAAGAACTGTCCAACCCTTCTTTGCGTAATTGACATCGATCGATACGATCTGATAACCCAACGACTTCACCTCACCGAATGCCTTTGCTCGTTTATCGGGCGTCGTAGACATGGACTCGAGATATGAACAGACCCACTCATCAGGATAATACGTTAAAAGCCACGCACACCAAAACGAATCGATGCTATAGGCAACGGCGTGCGCACAATTGAAACCATAACCTGACATAAAGCATATCGTTTCGTACATCTTACGTGCCGTTGGCTCAGGAACGCCGTTCTTGACTGCGCCGGCAACAATCTTGTCCTCAAGTTCCTGCATTTTCTTTTTGGCAGCTTCACCACCAGAAATGCTACGCTTCATGATGGCACGTCGAACCTCATCGGTCTCAGCCATCGGAAACCCTGAAACCTTGTTGACGAGGTGCATCACAGATTCTTGAAACACCAATAATCCTCGAGTATTTTTCAACGTTTCATTTATCAATGGATGACCCCAATCGTACGGCGATTGTTCGTGTTCAAGCCAAAGCTTGTCGACGTGCGCCGCAAGAGGACCCGGTCGATATATCGACGTCAACGCTGCAATGTCAACGATGCTCTTGGGTTTTGCTTTTTTAAACAATCGTTGGGCACCTTGGCCTGTGCACTGGAATATACCGCAAAACCGTCCCTCAGAGTAGACTTCGTAGGGTTTCTGATCATCAAAGTCAATGACGTTTGGTGCAAGGTGCGTTTCGTACCACGATTTGATGTCGTCAAACGACGTGGCGACGGAATTGATTGAGGTTATTTTAGACATTCGATTGCTCCTCAACACGTTTGTAGGTGAACCCATTGGCATGCAAAACGCTATCAATTCTCAATTGTTTATAAATTTCATGATGCATAAACCCTTCGCGACGTTCAGCCTCTGAAATTGAGTTGAATTTTTCTATGACGTTTCCAGACTTATCCAATTTCACGATTTGAATTCCATTTATGCCAGCAAGCGCATTGATCCATTCCTTCGACCTAACAACGTCCTTACGATGATCGCTTTCGTGCAGAAATGAACACGTAAAATCAGATCGTTGAATGTTATCACCGTGAAGAATCGCTAGCAACTCATTTGGATTAATGCCCAACGCTTGTGCTGCCCTGACAGTTGAAGGATATATACGTTTTATACCAGTTGAATAAACAACGACCACGGGTTTAGGACCTGATGGTGATTGAACGTTCGAATTATGAATTTTTCCTACGTTGTGTTTTTCATCCTTGAATGCCCACTTGCTACCCGTTTTAGCGATCAACTTCTCCATTGCTTTTGGATTGGTCGAACGAATTGCGTTCATCAAGTATGAGTACATTATTTTCTTTGATTTTACAACTTCTGTGATTGACGCATATTCTTTTATTACTTCATTTGTTTGCGGATTTAATTCGAGAATAATCATTGAATTTCCATGTGTCGATGACAACTTACGTTTTCTCGATGGTTCAACGTTCCACGTAAATTCTCGCATCACGACTGGAAAAACGCACCTACCAGAGAATGCATTGCTAACAACGCCAGACTTAGTAAATCCAAAGTGTTCGGCAACTTCATGAAAGTTAGCAAATTTTTTGACTAAAACGCCGTCTTTGTACTGTTCAACCCAACGTTCATTTATACCAATAACGCCTTCGCCACCATACGTAAAATTTGCTGAAATCGACGATGATAATGGATCCTTGACGTAGGTGTGAAGTTCTGCAATCAACTTCACTTCGTGTGAAAGCGCCTCAATTTCATTTTCAGTCGTGAAAACAACGCTTCTTGAAAAGCCGTGTTTATTTGAAACAAATACATGACGTTTGTTTCGCTGTTCATTATCAATCCTGTCTTTGGTGCCCTTTCCAACGTAAAAAGGTCTTGGTGTTTCTTCAGTTGTTGAATCAACGTAAACGTAAAACTTAGTCATTTCTCGTCTCCATTGGAATGATAACATCATCATCAACCTTTAAGAGACCAGCTTTCACAAATGAACCATCAACCAACTTAACGTACGCTGAAGCCAGCAACCTATGTTTGACACCATCAATTTCTAATTCAATAATTCCTCCATTTTTTTCGATTATTAATTCAATCGTTCTTTCAATCAAACGAAGCGTTTCAAGGCCCAACAAATCGTATTTAATAAAGTTGCCAATGTATTCCAAATGTTTGAAGTTTACGCCTTCAACAAATGGAGATTGTGGTTCGCCGTGACTTGCCACAAGCGGCATTTTGTTCGGCAAGTCGTCAGCAATCAATACACCCCCGGCGTGGCGACCAAGCGATCTGTTCTGTTTGAACAATATCTTAATTGATTCTGCAACGTTTGGATACCTTTCAATAAAAGATTTAAACGATGGAGAATATTTCATCGCATCATCAAACTGCAAGACAAAAAGATTTTTATCATCCGAGTCCTTCATCGTCGCCTTGCGCACCTCCTCCTCAACCGTCCTCGTTGCCGCATTCGTCTCCTCGAAAGGCACGCCGTAGAACTTTCCGATGTCCTTGACAAGGGTCTTTAACTTAAACGTGTTGTAGTTCGAGATGGGAACCACGTTCTCAAACCCGAAGAATGCCCTTAATTGATCGAGAACCTTGTCGCGATTTGATAGGTCGGTGTCTATGTCAGGTGCACCCTTCCTGTACACGCTCAGGAACCGCGAGAACGGCAAATCCCACCTTAATGGATCGAGGTCTGTGATGTACAGGACGTAAGCAACGAGAGATCCACCTCCTGAACCTCTACCAGGACCGCATAAACAAACGCTCCTAGCGAGTTCCATTATTTTTTGGTACGATATGAAGTACACGGCGTTCTTCATCGTCTTGATGACGCCGAGTTCCTCCTTCAACCTGTCAACGTACGATTGATCGTCACGTAGACCGCGTTTGACCATTCCATCCATGCACAGCTTCACGAGGTGATTGAACGCCGTGATGTCCTCTGGAACAAGCAACTTATCGGCGAACTTCGGCGAACGATCAGGCGGCACCTCACCGATCACGTGGTGAGCGATGTCGTGTGTACGTTCGATGGCATCGCAGATCACGTCGTCATCGTAGAAACTGGTTCCCTCCTTGGATAGAAGGTATTCATCCCAAAGCTGCTTCGCGTTCTTCGGGTACAATTGACACTTGAGTTCATCGACGGAGTTCGGTAGCGAAGCAGAATCGATCTCCTTGTAGTTCATCCATCCGAGCTTCTTGTAGAGCTCACGTTCCTTCCACAGTTCAGGCCGAGGATAGTGTGAATCGCACGTCACCACGAGCTGTTGTTCGACGCCGTTACGCTTTGCGAACTCGAGGATCGCTCTGTTCACGAGGTTCTGAGCGGCGAGCTTGTTGAACTGAAGCTCAAGGTAGTAGTTACCGTCTCCAAGAACGTCTGTCATCAGGTCATACGTGTTGCCAATAGACGTAACGCACCGCTCGAGAAGCGAAGGATCGTCGAGAAGCTTCTGATCAAGCTCGTCGAACGATAGCTTCTGTATTTCTTGAAACACATTGAACGCAGGTTGTCCCGCAATGCACGCAGACGATGCGATGATGTTGCGATCCTTTGCAGCCTCACGAAGTAGCTTGGCATCTATCCTTGGAAACCTGTAGAACCCATGGAGGTACGACCACGACACGAGACCAAAGATCTTCAACAGACCTGCGGTGTTCTTCGGTAACAGGACAAGGTGATGACGACGGTTGACGGGATTGAAGTGCTTCGTCGACTTGCTCTCATCCTCGTCCTCAACGACGAGAGCGTTCGTCATCTCGATGCTTTCTGTCTCGTCGTTCTGATCTGTGTTGACGATGAGCTTCGTTTGGTACTCCTCCTGTGAGGAAGCAACCTTCTTTGCAACCTTCTTATCGATACGAGCCTGATCGGCGATCGATTTATCTTGTTCCCACGCCGTCAAATCTGGGTGAAAGTAGCTCTCAACGCCAGGAATGTACTTGAAAGGTTTATCCTTGTGCTCTGCATTCCACTTCTCGATCCACAGCTGTGCGTGAGCATAGGCGTTACAATTTCCGTGGTCTGTTATTGCATGTGCATCTAATCCATTTTCCATACACCATGTAAAATGTTCGTCAGGGTACCCGAGCCCATCAAATGGACTGAATCCCGTGTGAGAGTGTATTCCAACGAATTTTTGAGGTAATCTACTGTTCATTTATTGTTATCGAGTCCATGGTTGAACAGTACCACAACGGACCACACGTTTACACAACGCTTAAAAACAATGGGCCCAAAACAGGGCCCATAAGCAAGCTTTGATCGCTTTATTGCTTTGAAACGGTCACCGTTCCAGCTTCTGCCTTTTCAATGCCAGGAAGCAAAAGCGCAACTGACGTTAACAATGCAGCCGTCAATCCTACACCCGAATTAACCGTCATGAGCGCCTGCGTCACCTGAGGAATATCAAGCACAAAGACAGGAATTGCAACTGCCAACCATTTTGGAAACCTATCCCACACAGGTTTAGCAGCGTCTAACAGCTTCGAAGAGGCAAGAAGGCCTGCAGCGAGGTAGCTAGCGATGTCGACCGCATTGAGCTGAGTGACGATCATTTCTTCACCGTGTACGCAAGAACCTTGCTGTTCCCTCGCTTCAGCAACGTAGCATAGACTTCGTTGTTTGCTGGAACGTGCTGCTTCGCGGCAGGAGCGGAGCTGGCAACGCCACCATCGACGACGGTCGTCTGAAATTCATTTATCGCCTGCTGAATCGCATTCTCGAGTTCAACGGCGGTCGTGCACAGTGGAGCCAACGCTGGATCTGCAGAAACGAACACAACCTCGCACACCTGTCCTACAACGGCAGTTATTGCCTTCGCGGTGGTGAGTTCGGCAGCAGTACACGCAGTGACACACGCGATGGTTAACGCACACAAGCAGGTCTTCAGTGGATTTAGCATTGTTCGATCTCCTTCTTCTGGTTCTAAGTATACAACATCAAGAGCTGATCTCCTCAACGACGCGGCGGGCATTAGGCAAAGCAGTGTAATATGCTGCAACGCATTCAGAATACGTTTCGATTCGTTGGTTCAACTCATCCGGCGTCGCCAACAATCGTGCGACCTCAGAAATTAAGTCGGCGTCCTTCATCTCTGAAACATCGAGCATCGATTCTTTCATTGCCTTAGGCATGTACGACGGACAATCACCGATGGGAAGCACGTGACACGCACCGAACTCAATGTATTTACCCACCATTCGATCGTGCCAACCGGCTTTACACACAACGCCCATTCGAAACGTTTCAACGTGCTCGAAGTACCTCTCACCGTACAAGTTGTGATGAGCCGTTGAAATTTCGAACCCAGGATGTGGAAGAACCTCAACGTTGTTCTTGAGGTATCCCTGAATCAAACCGGCGACGCGAGTTCGAACTGGGTAGTAGTTTTGATCGAACTGTCCCGACACGATCACATCCCTTGTCTTGTTCGTCAACTGTCTCACGTTGAGGACACAATGAGGCATGATTGAGAACCTGACTCCTGAATTCGTCAAAAACATAAGGTCCTTTGCGTTTTGATACGTCACGAGGATGTTCTTCGCGTCACGTTTCTGCATGTAACTCAACGCTCTTGAATAAGGTCCGTTGTCTCCTCCACCCTGCTCATCAACGACGAACATCCACCTGTTCTCGGGTAGGAACCATCGTTCAACCAGCGCAGAAACGTTGTCAAAAACACCATACGTGATAAGCTTATCACTCGGCAACGGCAAACACTTAGAAAATTCGTCGTCTCCAGTGGCAATCACAACGCCTGCCTGCTTTAACGACGTGAACAACGCCGTCGTTTGTGAGTAAAAAATGCAATCTGCATACGCAGGATGCACGTACATGTAAATTGTCACTTCAGAACCCTCCTGAAGTGTTCTATCGTCATATCAAGGCCTTCGCTCAGTTCAATCCTTGGTTCCCATCCAAGAACGTTGCGTGCCAACGTGATGTCAGGACGCCGCACCGTTGGATCATTGACAGGCAATTCCTTCATTTCAAGCCGAAGGTCACCCAACTTCTTACGCAACAAATCGTACAATTCAATTATCGTGAATTCATTCGGATTTCCAACGTTGATCGGCGTTAACGGATTGTTCTTCAATGCCGCCATTCTAACGATCGCATCAACAGTATCGCTAACGTAACAAAAACTCCTGGTTTGCTTTCCGGTGCCATACAACGTGATTGGATCGTTTTGCAAGGCTTGTCTAATGAAGTTGCTCACCACTCGACCATCCCATGGATCCATGCAAGGACCGTACGTATTAAATATTCGAACTAACCTTGCATCAACGCCGTGAGAATGAAAGTAATCATAGCACAGAGACTCAGCCGCCCGTTTACCCTCGTCGTAGCACGATCGTGGTCCGTATGAGTTAACGTTTCCCCAATCACATTCCCGTTGTGGAGAATTTATTGGATCGCCATAAACTTCGCTCGTCGACGCTTGAACAAACACTGCACCGTGTGTACAAGCTAATTCAAGCATGTGCTGCACGCCATTTACACACGTCATCATGGTGTGAACTGGCATCGATTGATATGCCGGCGGCGATGCTGGACATGCCATATTGATTATGAGATCGACGTGAGCGTTAACTTCAACGGTGCTCACATCGCATTCAAAAAAGGTGAAGTGCCGAGAACGCTGCTTCAACGATTTTAAGTGATCGCTCTTTTCGCTTGATGAGCAAAAATCATCGATACCAATGACATCGTTTCCATCGTCAAGGTACCTGTTACATATGTGTGATCCCAAGAAACCGGCCGCGCCCGTCACCAGCACTCTCATTTTACGGTTCCTTTTCCACGTTTCTTTTTCTTGTCATATGAATCATTATACGTAGTCAACAATTCACCAATGAACGCAGACAAATCATCGTCAGACATATTCAATTCTTCGCTGAAGAGTAGATTTGCTACGTCACAAACGATCGTTTGTGCTTTATTAAACGATTCATCAGAAACGATTTCGCCGCTCTCAAGAAACCTAGCCAACACGCTTACGGCGAAAAAATCATATTCTGTTTCATCGGGGCTCTTCAAGCGCATTGGATCGTGCTTGTACATGATGCGAGCAAAATCCTTCACCACGAGGTGCTTGCGACGGGACATATCAAGAATGGTAACACTTAAACGTCCCGTCGTACACGGATACCTACTCTACATGGCACGACGAACGAACGGTCTCGACGAAGAAACGTTGCGAACTGTGATGCAGCACCTGCTGGAAAGGTTCGGCGAACCCATAGGTGATGCGGTCGATGTTGGCGAGGGCGTTGCGGACGAACGCAATGGAAAACCGAAGAAAGGCGAAGCTTCGAACAACCGTGGTTGGTGTCAAAGCATCGACGAATCAACGAACACGTGCAGCAGGTGCGGTGACACGCTTGAAATGGACGAGGTCACGTGTTCTAGCTGCGGCGAAACGCAAGAGATCGGCGTTGACATCGACGAAAGCGAACGTGGCGGAAGACACCCAGGTCACGCGTCATCGTGTACTTGTCCAGATTGTCAACCTGATAAGAACGTTGACGAAAGCGATAGCATGGATCAAATTGCACCACCGGGTGGAAGGAAAGTCGTCAAGGCGTTGAAACGACAGAACGCAAAGAAGGGTTCCAAGAAAATCAACCCATACGCCGTTGCATGGTCGATGAAGAACAAGGGCGAAATTTAAAAACGCTCATGTGAATGCGGCGTTCAACTCATTCAAGCGAACGCCGCAAATCAATGCTAAGCTTCTTCGTTGTGTTATCCGTCGATCGGATCCCAAACCTGGTCTCGATCGCCTGATCGAACGTGAATCTTGCCATCGACGCCCTTCTCAAGGGAGGCTTCTTCGCCGGACTTGAACCGCGTGTTGGGCGGAGCACCATACGCCTGACCATGAATACGAGTGTGCGCGACGTTCGCGCCCTTACGTCCATAGATCCTGTACTGTTGCTTCATCGGTCGCTGAGCCCTAGGAGCGCCGGGAACCCCCGTAGCAGCCCCTGCTGGTGCCCTAGACACCGCAGCATGCTGCATCTGCTTGATCTTACCCTCAAGCTCAGAAATCTCACCGTGGGCGGCCTGAAGCAGTGCCTCAAGCTCGACGATCCGATCATCACGCCAATTCCCGCTTCCAGCATCCTTGGGTTCCAACGCCAGCTCTTCTTCGCCGAGCTGTTCGCTGACCAACTTCCTCAGGTCGTGTACGTTGATTTTCATGGTCATCTTCACATTCCTATCGCCGGTGTCAATGTCCGACGTTTCAACAGGTAAATAGCACGTTCATGCGCATCTGCGAGGCCTTGCAACAAATTTTCTACGCCGTTCGTTGATTTACCTTGCTCTCGTAAACGATCTAACATGTTACCGATGAGCTCAACGAACCTCTTCTCAGCATACAACGATCTCCTCACGAGTTCGCTTGATTGTGGCACCGACCCGTTCGTTGCCGTTCCTGCTGATAGCTTAAACAACTGCTGCAACTGCGTACACAGGTCAACGTTTCGTTCGCTACCCATACCAACAGCCTTTTCAGCAACGTCATCGATCTGTTCAGCCGTTGATTCATATAACCGTTGAAAAAGCTGGTGATCACCGTAAAATGGATCTCCCATTGCTGACCAATGGTGCGTCTGGTGAAGCACGTACAGGAACCGCAGGTGAACGAGGATGACTGATAGCTCTGCGTAATCCACGCCAAACCATTCAGCGAGAGCGTTATCGTTCTGAAGCGAATCGTGAGGAACGCGTGGTAGGGCACTCGAGCCTTCATCACCTATCCATTCAACGAACCCCTGCGTCATTTATCAACTCAACTTGACAGAGAATCCAACCTTACGCATGTCAAGCGCGTGGGTCGACCATTCAATCTTGATCGGTTCACCCGCAAGTCGTTGGTGAGAGTTCCATGATTCACAAAATGCATCGAGAGCACGTTCATCGATCGATCGAATTGCACCGTCGTGTGGCAACCATGCAATCATCGGTACGTGAGTGCCACGACGATTGCTCTCACCCAACCTGTACTTGCGAATCGCTGCAGGAAGAACGGATTCTTGAACCTGAAACAGCTCTGTCGCACGTTCAATGTACTGATCAGGCGTCAGATTTGCTTCAACAAGCTGTCGAACTGGATCCATCGCTTCATCGAGTTCGGGCAAACCCGTCTCCTGTAGAACTTCCTGATCCTTCAACCAATCCAACGTTTCCTTGAGTGCGTTTCGTTCCATCGCTAAATCTTCCTTGTCTTTGATCAGTTTCTTGACGCTCTTCAACAGCTTATCAGCATCAACAACGACCCCAGACGTTGCTTTGGTGCTGCTACAGAACCTGCTCACCGCAAGCTCCTCCCATGCGTATTCTATGTTCTGTCCATAATCTCGCAGGAAATTGTTCGCCTGTTCATCGTACCACGCATCGCTCAATTCAATGTCATCTGGCGTTGAGGCGTCGTCGCCAATCGCTTCATCGCCGTGAATATTTAGGTGCGTAAAACCATCGTTCTCAGGAGCCTTAACGCCCGATTCAAGCAAATTTACAGACGTTTTCTTGCTGCGTTCCCTGTAGATCGTCCTCAACGTATCATCGTTCCTGAACTTCTTCATCATCTCAACGACGGCGGGTAAAGGAATGCGCTGTGCAACGGCTGCTCTAACCGCGCTGTCACGATCGTTGGTAAGCTTGCCAAGAAACTTCTCCGGCACCACTCGAGCTGCAAAACGTCGTAGTTCAGGATTTGTGTGATCCATAAATGCTGTCGTCACGTTCGACATAAAATCCAATCGATTGTCCCTGCCTGTTCTCTGTAGAACATCAAGCCAATCGTTCGCCTCGGCGACGACAGTTTCTATCTTTCCTTCGGCAACGACAGAAGGACCAAAAACACGCGTTATTTCATTCCTCAACGCTTCAATGGCCTTATGCTCACCGAGCGACTTTTTAACGATGTTCTGCAATCCGTTGAGGTTCAATCGCATGCATGCCTCTGCTGGTGTCTAAGTATGGCGTTTCAACGTGATCGCGCACGTTTAGATTTACTTGATAAACCCATCGCCAATGACCATTTATCGATAGATTTCTTGATGTCATCAGGAACGATGACGCTTCGCTTCTTGTAGGCATCATCATCGACGAGCTCCTCATCGTATGTTTCCTCAGGTCGTGAACCTCCCCAACAATCGTTCGCTACCTCACGGATGATGTACCTCAGTGCACCGATCCTAATTCTCATTTGTATCTAACTCGTACCAATCCTTCGTTTCAGGGTTCCACTGCATCAGTTCGATCTGCGGCATGTCAGCGAATGCAACGCGTAACTTTCCACCGATCAAGAACCATGCAGAACGTGCTTTGATGACCTGAGGATCATCGAATGGAAACTCAGGATACGTTTCTGGAACGATCTCCGCCCACGCTTCAGTCGATTCTGGAAACATCCTCTCGGCCTGAACCGTCGACAGTTCCTGGTTTTCGGGTTCAACCTTACCGATCTTGTACTGTTGCTTTCCCTTGCCACCCGTCCTAAGCGATCCCGATGGGGATCCAAATTCTCGTAACATTCCTGTTATCACCTGTTTGAGTTCTTTGATGGTTGATCTCATGCTCCGTAACTATTTGTCACGGACGATAAATGTGTCCCACGTTGGATGCCAACAGTTCGACCTTTCAACGTCCCAAAAGTGCATCGGTAAGGGTTCTGTGGGTTTCTTCAACAACCTCATGCCGGCTTCGTTCGGCGTCATGTTGTCCTTTTTCTTGTTGCAAGCGTGACACGCAGACACACAGTTCATCCACGACGTTGTTCCACCTCGAGAACGCGGCAACACGTGCTCGACCTCAATCGTGCTCCATCCAAGCTTCTTTCCGCAGTATTGGCAACACCAACAATCACGATTAAACAAAACACGCTTTTCAAAATGAGGCGTACGCCATTTTTTTGGAATGTACCTCCTCAACCTCATCGTTGCAGGAACGTTCATCGATTTCAAGGGAGCACCGATCGTTTCACCTGGACTGGTGAAGCTTTCATCGTGCCACACGCTACGTTCACCCGTGTTAAAATCGATGACAATCTCAGCACGATCCTTCAGGTGAAGCAGAACGGCGCGCCAATCGGCGATGAAGTTCAATGTGCTCCAATCGGCATTCAGAAGAAGCGCTCGCTTCAAGGTACAATCATTCTACACCTGATCGTTCCGTTCTTACACTGCGTGGTTTCACTCTCATAACAACGCCTGGAATCTTACAGAGTTGTTCGTGCGTCATCCGCGAAATTTTCGTTGCATCAGCAATATCATTTTCTGTCATAATCTTGAATTTAAGACCGTTTTGATCACAAAATAATTTTGCAGCTTCGTGTTTTTCATTACAACTTTGAAAGTTACGTTCAAGCTTCCAACAAGGTTTGACTTCAATGAGTTCTTTTGTGTCACTTCTATAAAAATCTGGAGTATACGTGTGTTTTATTACGCTTCCATTAACGATCAATTCATATTTGATATGAAATGGTTCAGCTGTTACGAATTCAATCCAACGTTCATTGGACGATTGTATTAACAACGCAAGTTCAAACGTTGAACGAAATGGTATATTACAAAACATGCCGCACTTGCCACGAAAGCTCATTATTGGCACAACCTTGCCGTACATTGCATTATTTTCGCCTAAATGTGCTAATGAAAGTTTAGCCAACGTTTCTTTCGTGTGGTGCTTTCCGAACATTGGATGCTTTTCACCCGTAAAACGTTCAGAACGAATTTTTCGAAGTTCGGATGCAAGTTCTATTCCGTGAATCTCTTCGTATGTTTTACCCTTCGTCTGTTTAGACTTCAATTCGCGAAGTTCTTTTGCCTTTTCTATTCCATATAATTCTTCGTATGTCTTGCCGTTTTTAAATGAATTGTCAATGTAATTACGTCTAATACCGTTAGCATGCTCCCGTGCATTTTTACAGCTTGGTGAACAAAATTTTCTCTTTACCGGCGAAGGAAAACTCTTTTGCCATTTATCAACGTGTTTATTACAACAAACACAATCAAATATTATTCTATATAATCCATCGCGACAACATTCAAGACAAAACGTTTTTATTAACTTACAACAACGTTTTCGTGTCCATGGTACAAAATCATTTGTACAACATTTACACTTCATGCTAAAATTAATACATCACAAAATCAAAGTTTACAACATTGAAAAATCGAACGAAACTTCTCCTGTGTCTGCGTCCATCTCACACTGAGAACCGATCGGAATTGGAATCGTGATGTCACCATGACTGAAGCTATACCCAAACGAACAAGGCGGACCATTGGAAAGGTATTGTTGAATTACGTCGTCAATCGAAGGTTCTCTAGCTTCTTCCTTCTTTGGTACATCAATGAACTCTCCAACGACGATGCCGGCTATTCTATCAAACACTCCAGCAAGCTTACAATGTATTAATAACCTCGCGATCGCTTCACCTTGTTTATATACGTCTTCGATAAATAGAACTGCACCGTCCAGCCTTGGAAGGAACGGCGTTCCGATCAACGTGCAAAACGTGTCGAGGTTGCCACCGATCACGTGCCCACTGGCCCGACCTGGTGACACCGTTCGTGGTAGCTGTTGGTTCATACGGAACGGCTCGTCGTGCCATGTCTTGCCGCTCATCATGAGATCGAGCACCGTCCTAAGCGATTCGCTGTCGGCCTCTCGCACTGAATCGCCCTTATCGACGCGAATCGATGGATATTGACCGTTGATAGTGATCAACTCAGCTCCCGAAAGAATTCCATTGTTCAACGCCGTTATGTCGCTTATTCCCAGCAACACTCGACGCGACCTTCTTATCGCACCGAAGTCAAGGTACGGCAACGTTTCACCGCAACCCATTCCACCCGTGACCGTAATGACGCCTGAGATCGATGGGTCGGTGTACGCCCACATCAGCTCCTCAACGCGTTCCATCAGCGGAGCGGCGTGAATATCGATCGTCCTTAGACGACGAACGTTGGGACCCAAGACAGGTTCCAATCCACACTCCCTGACGATGTCCAACCCCGCGACCAGTTCATCTGATTTGAACGGAGAAGCGGGTGCAATGATCGCTACGTTGTCTCCACGTTTTAGTGCCTTTGGTGATACATACGTCACGTGTTAAATAGGTGACATGCACTTGCGGATCTACAACATCGCGAAATCGTCAACGGTTTACACAGATCATCGACCAACATCTACCATTGAATTGTAAAACAACCAAAACGCACTCGCATCAATGATGCACAAAACAATGCATTCGTTTAACAACCACGTGCTCCCAGTATTTCCTTCGCATACTCCTTGTATCATCCACGCACGCATGAAACAACCCCTCAGGTGTCAGCCACGTGTAGAATTCGTCTGTCATCGAAATAAACATCATAGGGTGAACACCGATTGGAATCCAACGTTGCATCGGCGTTGACCAGAGTTTCTCATCTTCATTAACGGGTTGAGAATCAGATTTATATACACATTCAATGAGGTCACCGGGTTTCATCGATGTTCTCCGACGACGCGTGGAAAAACACCATACTCGCCAGCTATGACGCCACCGGTGTCAGCCACACGTGCGTTGAACAACCCATCAGGTGTCAACCACACGTATAATTCGTCTGTCATCGAAATGAGCATCATTGGGTGAACACCGATTTGAACCCAGCGATTCATCGGCGTCGACCAAAGCTTCTCATCTTCGAGAACGGGTTGAGAATTAGAATACACCCATTCAATCAAATCACCTGGTTTCATCAATGTTATCCTACAACGCGTGGAACAACCAACGAGGTAATTCGATATCTCATTGGAGCCTTCGCGTCATCCACATGCACGTGGAGCAACCCCTTCTGGGTCAACCACATGTAGAACTCGTCGGTGATTGAAATGAGAACGGCGGGTTGAACACCAATTGGAATATAACGTTGCATCGACGTTGACCAAAGTTGGGCATTCTCATCAACGGGTTGAGAATTATATTGATACACCCACTCGATCAAATCACCTGGTTTCATCGATGTTCTCCGATAACGCGTGGAACGACAGCTGGCCCGCGACCGAAGCGTGGACTTGCATCGACGTCGAGAACATGTGCATGGAATAACCCTCTTGTTGTCAACCAAGAATAAAACTCATCGGTGATCGAAACGAGGATCGCAGGTTGAATACCAATTGGAACCCAGCGACGCAGCGGTGTCGACCAAAGTTCCTCATGCTTATTAACTGATTGAGAATCAGATTTATACACCCATTCAATGAGGTCACCGGGTTTCATTGAAAGAACACCAACGCAACCGCGACAACGATTAGAACGGCAACGTGTTGTAACTGATCGATCGTGATGTTGAGTATTGCACCAACAGGCGTGCTAAACATATAAGCAAACGCTTGTTCATCTGTGATGCCAGCATTGAACGCAATGGACTTCCTGATGTGCTTAGCCCAAAGCAACGTTATAACATACGAGTCGATGATGAAGTGACTCACCCATAACAGCGTCACCAATGACAACAACAACGTTCTTGAGTAATACAATGGTAACGTTGATCGAACGTAGTAATAGTAACCAATTGGAACGATGAAGAACGCCACGTAAACACAACAATGTACCGCTCGAACGCATGTATCCTTTGATTTTCTGATTGCTGAGTCGTGCGATTGAAAAACCCAATCAGCGATGAAGTGAACGAAGACAAGCAACGAAAAGATGCCACCGACCTCGGCCGCTTTGTCAATCATGCTTTTTCTTATAGGCCAGTTTGATCGCTTCGTTCACAACCGGTGGTACGTAACCGCTAACGTCGACCCCGTGCCAGGCTAGCTCCTTTACCATCGACGATGAAACGTACGCCAACGTTGATCGAGTTGGAAAGAACACCGTGTCTATGGACGCAACGTCGTTGTTTACGTACGACGCTCGCATCTCAAACTCAACGTCGTTCGAATTCCTAACACCACGAACTATCGTTTTAGCACCGACGCTACGACAAAAATCGACAACCAATCCATCGAACACGCTGATACGAACGTTTGAAGCATATGCCAAACAACTCAATAACATTCCGCCGCGTTCTGCATCGTTGAAGAGGTAGCTTTTGTTTGTGTTCCTACCGACCATGACAAAAACGTAATCGAACATTGACATGGCACGAGAAACTACGTCAATGTGACCGTACGTCACTGGATCAAACGATCCTGGAAAGACGGCGATGTTTCCGATCATAGCCATTCCACCTCGATTCCTTCGAACCTCTTCTTCATCACGTCGATCGACTGCTTGTTATCGTCGACAAGAACGAATTGCCTATCGTTCTTATGTGCTGCTGCACCGGTCGTTCCTGACCCTGCAAAGCAATCAAGAACGATCCCTCCTTTCGGTGATGAAGCGGTGATGATCCTCGAAGCAAGCTTCAGCGGTTTTTGCGTTGGATATCCTGTGCGCTCCTTTGATGCCGTCCCAATGATCGGAATGTCCCACACGTCAGTCGGAACCTGACCGAGCGCAATCCGCTTCTCTGCCTCGTCGCGTTCTCTTCCAACGTACTGCATCTCAGGCGCAACGTAAGGAATCCTATCGACCTCGTCGAGGTTGAAGATGTGTTGATTTGCATCCTTTGCGTATGCTAAGATATTGTCGTGCTTCGGCGCGAAGCGATCCTTGCCTCGACCGCCGAAGTTGTAGCTCCAGATGATCTCGTTGATGAAGTTCTGTTCGCCGATTAGGTCATCGCACATCACCTTTGCACGGTGAACGTTGTGTCGATCGAGGTGCAGGTACAACATACCCGTCGGCTTGAGAATCCTCATTAGTTCACCTACGTGGGCCCTCAGGACGTCGATGTACCCAGTTACGGTATCACTATACGACATCTCCGAAATGATCTCGCCGTTCTTCCGGCGATTCATACGCTGGCACGATCCCGTGCCAAACGGAGGATCTATGTACACAAGATCGATCACTTCATCGTCGAAGGATGACAACACGTCCATCGCCGGTGAATGCCAAACAACATTCACTTTAATGAACCCTTGATCTCCTGTAGGCGGTGTTGCAGTTCATCGATGAGCGTGGAATTCTGCATGATCACGTTATCAGACGCAACATAACGTCGAACCATTCGTTGCTTCTTCTTTGCATCCCATGCCTGAGCACAGTGACGGTGCATCGCGTCCTCGAGGAACCCTTTTCTCGTCGTCGCGTTTCGCTTGAGCAACGAAGCAGTCGTGAAACGACGTTGCAATTCATCGATGTCAGTGATGTCACTGACGGGTACCGGATTGACAAGCTGCGTCTTCGTGAACTTACGTGCTCTTCTCTTCATGACATTGATCATACAATGGAATTGAAACGCTTTACACTTCATTGAACCGGATCAACACCTATGTTAAACTCATCATTAACGCACGCATTGAACAACCTCCCCATGGCATCCTATCCAACGATCTGAAAGCAGTGTCTTTTATGCGTGCGTTGAATAGACCCTTTGTGTTCAGCCACACATAGAACTCATCGGTGATCGAGATGAGGACGGCCGGTTGAATACCAATTGGAACCCAGCAACTCATCGGTGTCGACCAAAGCTTCTCATTCTCTTTAACGGGTTGAGGATTAACTTCATACACCCGTTCGATGAGATCACCGGGTTTCATAGATGTTCTCCAACGACGCGTGGAACAACCAAGGGAGACAGAGTCCTGCGTGGCCAGATCCTCGTGTCATCCACGCGCGCGTGGAACAACCCCTCAAGCGTCAACCACGTGTAGAACTCATCGGTGATCGAGATGAGGACGGCGGGGTGAATACCGATGGGAATCCAACGTTGCATCGGCGTTGACCAGAGTTCGACATCCTCATCGACGGGTTGAGGATCAGATTTATACACCCACTCGATGAGGTCACCGGGTTTCATTGAAATTTCTCGATGGCACGTGGCAGGACTTTTTTTTCAGTCCATTGTTCTGTGTACAGAACTGCATCGTCCAAACGCGCAAGAAACAATCCACATGGTGTCAGCCATGAATAAAATTCACGCGTGACTGAAATTAGAATATAAGGACCATAATCACTTCCAACGCCGATGAATCGATTCATCGGCGTTGAAAAAAGGTAATCATCATCACGAATAGGTTGAAAATCATCTTCATACACCCATTCGATCAAATCACCTGGAAACAATCAAGCGACCTCAATGAGTCCGTTTACGATCGGATCGTTGTATTGCGTGCCTCCTACGTGACACTCTAGGTTCGCGGTGATTTTACCGTTCCACGATGAATGTGTGTGGCCACAGAGAACGTTGAAGTTAACGTTTGGATATGCCTTCGCTGCATCGATCAACATATCACCCAACATCTTGCACGTATAGAACGGAGCGTATGATTTATCGGCTAATTTTCCCTCGAAGGTGTGCGCCGCTTCAAACGGCACGTAATGCGTCAATACGATGATCGATTTGTGATACTTCACGGCGCCCTTGATACCATTCTGAATGTGCTCGACGCCTGCGTGAGCGAGCTCGCGAGCCCTTGCAACGATCGTCGATTTCGCACCGTTGACGAGCTGAAAGTCAACGATTTCAGTCCAGTCGTTCATGTAACAATTGCTCGTCTTCCAATCGCCGTACATCGCATCGTACCAACAATCGTGACCGATCAATGCTGTGTTCGAACTCAACGAGACGTATGGCGTCGTTGGCATGTACCGCAGGTGTTGGCTTGACGTGGAAAGATAGCGCATTCCCTGCCGAACAGATTCGATCTGACCACCATAGTAATCATGGTTTCCAAGCACGAAGTAAAACGGTCTCTGCGTTATGCGTTCCAGCGCCGATAGATGATAAATTAGCTTCCTCGAAACGGTTAAATCACCGCTACAAAAGATTCCCGTCGGGTTATCCTTCACAAGCGATTGACCAAACGCAATCAACCTTGAAGCGTCGTCCTTAAGGTGATCGAGGTGCGAATCTGTAAACCATGCGTACGTTGACATGAAACGATATTACACCATAAAACGTTGCTTTACACCAGACGTGCACCATGAAATTCGTTAGTCGAATAAACTACGTGTAAGAAGTTCGATAGTTCATTGAACGTTTCTATTCCATTGTACGAACGAATTAGAGCTGCCTTTCCTAAATCATTGAAACAAGCAAGGTACGCGTCTAGTTGTTCAACGGTGTCAAATAACAATTCAGTAAAGTCTGCGCGATGAACGATCCTTCGCTTCATATCAGGAACGAGTTTGACCATGTCAAGGTAACACCTGCGGTAGTGAAACGCATCGTTGTGAAGGCACTTGCGCACGAAATCTGATGGAGGAGCAACGCAAGATGGGCCATGATGATCGATCCATGCGTTATCAACGAGGTGTGCATTTGCTAGTTCGCAGTAGACAACAACAAACTTAAACTTCTCTTTGTACTGTTCAACCTTGATCGTTGATGTGGGTTTACCTCCTCGTTTAGCGCTGTTACACTCAGGCAGAACGAAGTTTAGCCTTGAAGCGATCATCGCAGCGATCGAACCAACCATCGCAAGGCGTTCGAAGTTCTCCTTGCAATCAACGTTGGAGTGACCAGACTCGAAGCACATTGAACACATAGCATTGTCAGACATTTTGTACCCTTAGTTCCTTAGTTTGTTCTGTACGATCTGTCTATCGAACCAGTGTATTTCATTTCCAGCGATCGTGTTCGTAAATGATGATCTGACGTACTTACAACGGCCCAACACTCGTTCATCATCCTCCAACTTGACGTACAGACCCTCCATCAATGGGCTCCAATCACGGCACGACAGCGCTTCTTGAATCTCATTGTTTTCACCATCTTTACGAAGAAATCCTGAATCATGGGCGGTTATGAGGTAGTTCGACGTGCGTTCATTGGTAAAATACCCACAGTTTCCAAGCAACGCAAGCAAATCGTTGATGTCATTGAACGTTCTTTGGTACGCTAAAACCGGTGCAAACGTGATGAACGTTTTATACACATCGTAAAGCAACCCATCTCTGCGTGCCGTGCTTAAAAATGCATCACGTTCCTTATCATACACATCAAACGCATGAAAGTAACACGGTAGATCATCATAATAAATGGAGTGACAAGCATACATCCATTCACCATATAAAATGTACCGTGAACACAATGCATCGAACAACACATCAACGTTATCGTTCGCCAATTGTTTGAATATATCAAACTGCTTCTCGCGTGGTCCACCGCGTAAGTAATGGCCACGAGACTGTAAAAGAAGGTCACCTTGATCGCTGAAGCTGATTCCAACGTTCGCGCCGTCGAGCTTCTCTGAAACAACGAGAGGCCTACGTTTCAGATCACTCCAAGGTATAACCTTCATATCACCGTCACCGTGTTGCAAACGTGATCCTTCAATGTGTTGAGTACGAGGAAACTTCTTGGTATCAAGATTCATTTAATTGCTCAGGAAAATCAAACGAAACATCGATTATAGAATTATCACCGTTCGAGCGTACGTTGCACTCGCACCGTTCTGTAACGGGTACGTCTCGCAACACTTCATCAACGTGCTTACCACAACCTTTAAACGTAGGCTTGGTACACTTAGAACAATTGACACGAACGCACATGAATTAAAAATTCCCTTCAGCGACTTGAAACACCGTTAACCCAATTCGTCTCCAAAAATCGACGACTTGATTTCTGTCATCCAACACAAACACCACGTTGTATTTACCAACAACGTTTGCATCGAACAACTCGCTCTTCACGATCGAATCCTTACGTTGATCGCCTGTAGCACGCATGAACAGGTCATAATCTATAGTTTTTAACTCGTTTGTTGCATCATTGATGATGTTACAGTGTTGTTCAATGAATTTGATCGTTGGTTCACGAAACTTATTCTCACGGCCACTCGTAAACAGCGTCTTATAACCCTGAAGGGCCATCGCTTTAACGCACTCAATCACGGGTACGTTGGGTAGATCATTATCACACGTCGAAGCATCGTAAGGCGATCTGCCGTTCAACAACGACAACGTGCCATCAAGATCGCAGATGATTGCTTTTGGTAGACTAACGTCCTGCAACATGCTCTCAGGATCTGCACCTGCACCGCCTGGAGACCAACGTGGAGCGTAGTAAACTTCACGATCAACTAGTTTCCTACCCTTTTTATCGAGACCTGCACCACGAGCCATATCACGAATGATCTTCTCACCGATGTGAGCGAATCCAGTGCGTTTCGAATCACGAACGATGCACTCCTCAACGTCAACGTTAAACACCTTTTCAATGACCTTGACGTCACCGATCGATGCAAACAACTTATGAAGCTTCTTCACCGTTTGTGGCACGAGATGCGTATCATCAAGGATGACATCGTAACCCTCACGGAACGACTGACGAATGAGTTCGTCCTTGAAGTTCCTGATGAGATCCTCACCAGATCGACCCAACGAATGAGGGTCGTTGCCGTAACCAACGACCATGCTCCTTAAATCATCTCTGTTGATGCGAGCAAATCGACATGGTTCCTTTTTACAAAGATCTGCCGCAAACGTCGATTTAGAACTAGCAGGAAGACCACGAAGCAAAAACACGGTTCGCATTACACACATCCTCTTTCATTTCAAATACTACACAAATCAGACGCAAGTTACACAAACGTAATTACTGTAACGTCATCCACGCACTCGCGCGGAACAATTTGTTGTTGTCCGGCGAAATGACGACAGGCAATCCACGTCATCCACGCGCGTGTGGAACAACCTCATTCCCGTGAGCTATGCGCGAGCCGATCATCATGTCATCCACGCGCGCGTGGAACAACCCGCAGCTCTCGCTCCCGACGATTGTTGGTCGCCATGTCATCCACGCGCGCGTGGAACAACCACTCCGGGGTCAACCAAGAATAGAACTCGTCGGTGATTGAAATGAGCATCATGGGATGAACACCGATTGGAATCCAACGATTCATCGGTGTTGACCAGAGTTGCTCATTCTCACGAACGGGTTGAGAATTACGTTTGTACACCCACTCAATGAGGTCACCGGGTTTCATCGAATCACTTCGTCTCGCACGAGAGATACACAATGATTGATTTACCCATCGGACCTATCACGACGTAGTTAGATGTTTTATTTGGCTTCCTGATGTTGCAAGTCGTTCCAATAACAAATGAACCGTTAGAAACATCGTTCGTATTGACGCACGTGAGAGCAGCGTTTACATAATCAGCGCCGATGAGGTCAGCGGTCGAAGCAACGCAGCACCAGTTCGCCGTGATCGTGGACATCGGTAAACACGTCCCAGCACGCGTCGGTGGCATCTGATCATACAGCTTTGTAACTTTTCCATTATCAATCTTGTCGACCTCAACGTTGAACGATGTCGTTAGTCGCTGTTCATCACCAGCCATCGCGATTCGTTCACAATGAACGAATCCACACGTTCCTAAAATTACACACGCTGATGCAATGACATTGGCTGAGTAAAACTTCATCATTTGTGAATCATAACACCGTCGATACTCGCTTTACACTGTCAACACGTGCAACTTCGATCCCCAACACGACGATCCAGCGACTCGACACTCGATGTTGTTAGAGATTCGAACGTTGCACGGCACGTGTGTGTGACCCGCCAGCACCACGACGTACTCATCATTCCTACCCACCATGACCCGCTCGATGGCTTTGCCCAGCGCAACGTTCGTGTTGTAGGGCACCCACAATCCCTCGAGAAGCGTGCCGACGGCACGTGTGGCTTCCTTCCACGGTGGAAAATGCGTAACAACGTAGACCATTCTGTGGGCATCTAAAGCCCGTTCCAACCTATCAGTGATCACATCAGACGACCTGTTCGCCATGTTTCGCCATGCTTCAACGCGTTCGTACATGTTTTCCTGACGAGAAAAATCAAACGTCATATGCCAATCTGTTGTTAGCTTCATCGCATTCACAGAACAATCAATTGCATCATACCAACCTTCCGTTCCGATCAATGCCACGTCATCTGACAACGAAACAACGTGCTCGTGCGTGAGCCAGTGTAAACGTGGATACGTTCTCGTGATGCGCTGCACGTCTGTGTGAACTGAATCGATGTAACGTCCGTGATAGTCATGGTTTCCGAGGACGAAGTGAACGTGACCATTAAAGAAGCGTGACATCACCTCGAGGTCGCGCTCGACGACCCTTCCGGTGCTTACGTCACCAGAAATGATCAAACGTTCAACTCCACGATCGTTCAATCCCGTAAAGAACCTACGTTTCGAACTCAACGTCCATAAATTGAAGTGCGTATCGCTGCACCATGCCGTTTCCATGCATCAACAAGTACCATTCATAGCACACTCGTGGTGTTAACAACGTGTTACAAGCTCGTTACAACACGCGTTTACACACATTCCTTCGCATCATAATAAACAAGACACAATATCATAGAAATTTTGATGATTGAAACTACAATAAAATATCCATCAGCGCATACGTAACTCAACGTTTATGTGACCACACTTCTTCAGAACCACAAACTCGTGTACCGTTCATATTGCCACTCAATCAGATCTCCTGGCACTAACGTGTTGGATGTTAGCTTCAGCAATGTTCTTCGACGACGCGCAGAACAACCCATCGTCTGTCCAACCTTGTGAACCACGTGTCATCCATATGAGCGCGGAACAACCGGCAAGCTCGTGGTCCGCGTCGGGCCGAACTGTGCGTCATCCACACGCGCGCGGAACAACCCCGTTGGGGTCAACCACATGTAGAACTCGTCGGTGATTGAAATGAGCATCATGGGTTGAACGCCAATAGGAACCCAGCGTTGCATCGGCGTTGACCAGAATTCATCATTCTCACGAACTGATTTATAATTAGATTTGTATACCCACTCAATGAGGTCACCTGGTTTCATCTATGTTCTCCAATAATGCGTGGAACAACCCGCCCGAGTGAAGCCTTCGGCGAGCAAACCACACGCGTCATCCACGCGCGCGTGGAACAACCCTTCGGTGTCAACCAAGAATAAAACTCGTCGGTGATTGAAATGAGCATCATGGGTTGAACGCCGATTGGAATATAACGTTGCATCGGCATTGACCAGAGTTCATCATTCTCACGAACGGGTTGAGAATCAGATTCATACACCCACTTGATGAGGTCACCAGGATGCAGCTCACAAAAATCTCTAACCATGCGTTTTCATGGTATACGGCGTTTGTTCTTCATCGGTGCGTCGCTTCAACGCCTCCTCGATACGTTTCTTCAAAAATATGAGGCTTAATTCTTCATTTTTTTGGTGTTCTTCAACGTAAGAAGTACGGTGCAACGGATCAATATCACTATCGTAAAAATCATGTGTTAAACACCAAGCAACGAACAGCATCTCAGAGCCACGAACTTCTATTTCAACGTCAGGATTGACGAACCTTATTCTATCGTTTGTCATGATAGAATCATACATCATAAACACATGAGTTGCACTTCTACCCGTGCTTTCGCAGGTAACGATCAGTTATATCAACGATGATTTTATCGATCTTCGATCGATTAGGTTCGCGACGTAGCTTTGACGTCTCGTACAACGAATCGACCTTCGCCTGCATCAGTTCAGCGTACTCTATCAATCGATCATACGACCATTCACCACGTTTTATCGCAAGAATTTCTTCCCTATCAGGACGCTTCACAAAAACCATTCCAGTCGTTAGTATTTCTTCACACATTCGCATCAATCGAACGAGGTGCGAAGCATGCTTTGTGTCATACCCAAATCGAGATTCAAGCTCAGCTCGTTTTGGATTACGCGTATTCTTCCAGTTGATGTAGTTGTCGTATTTTGTAGCTGCAGATTGGTACGCTCGCTCCTGAACAAACAACGTGATCAAATCCTTTGGAAGTTCCAACGTGTGACCGTTTTCTATGAGAGAAGCATACGCACCGATTTCAGACTTTGTCACACCGATCGCGTCAGACAGACCAAAGTCACTTCGCTTTGGTTCTGAACTGGGTGGATTGAGCAACCATTCTTTATGCGTTTTGATGCGTTTCAGTTGCGAGAAAGCATATCCACTAAATGTATATTTCGCTTTCTTTGAGATAAACTCATCGCGTATCGACCTAAGCTACTCACCAAATTCATCGATCTTGATAATATCGTTCTCATCAACGTGAAGAACCTCAATTATTGAAGGATTACAGTCTGCGGCGAGGCTTGCAAACTTCTCAAGCGAATATACGACTTGATCAATGCCATCAGATTTTGAACCCATGTGTTCGTGCTGTTCGAACCTCTGAGTGAATCCAAAGTAAGCTTCCTTGGGTTTTACGCATATACCCTTGAAATCCTCATCGCTGTCAGGCGTGTTTAGACCATACGCATGCGAACCATGACGAGCCATGTATATAGTTCTTGCTTCAACGTCAAAGTTCATGATAAAACTTGTACCACACGGTCAAAATCGTTTACACTTCGTTTACACTTCGTTCGTTAACGACAACGGGGCACGCAAGTGCCCCGTGGACAACGTCACTTCACCTCAACGGTGATCCTATTTTTCTGATCCTTTTTAAGGCGTTTAATAACCAACGTGAGCACACCATCCTCAACACGGGCTGTCGTCGTGGAAGCGTCGAACGCTTCAAGTATGGTGTATGTTACATCGACCTTCTTGGCATCCTTACGAACGTACGATACATTGAGCTTTTGATCCTCAATCGTAACGCTAACGTTCTCACGCTTCACCCCTGGAATATCAAACTCGATGTTTAAGTTTCCATCAACATCATAATATGCCGTCCTGTATGACGTACTTGGTACGTACCCTTGTTTGTTATTATTTGTCAATGCCCATGAACGAAAATCATTAAACCAATCGTTATACATTGAAGTTATACCAAACTCGTCATTTATCGTCATTGATTCAATCTCCTTGTTAGAGGAACACAACGTTCCTCACAGGAAAGCAATGTAACCCACCCTAAAACGTTGTACAGGCCATATTGTGGTACCACTTCTTAGTAAGAACCAGATATTCGTAGGACGTTGATTTCATCCTTCTTTATGTATGCTTCGTAGAACTCCTCGATTGAGATTCCTGAAGCAATCACTATCTCAAGCAAGTAGTGCTGAGCGTCAGCAAGTTCTTCAATGTATGCATCACGATCAAACTCACCCGTCACTGTCAACCTGTGTCTCTTACACTTCAAGTGTTGCCTTGCTTCGTGAAGTTCATCTGCACATTCATAAGAAATGTTCTTCACGAACAGTTGACCTTCCTTAGACGCTAAATCAACTGGAAACGCCGAAAAACCACGCTTCTCCTGAAGCAGTTCCATGAACTTACGTTGCATGACCCACATCGACTCGAGCTTGCATTGATCGGCCATCGTTAGTTAGACTCCTTGTTCCCGCCTTCGCCATCACCGACGATGAAGCTGCTCGAACGTTGTGCCTGTAGCTCACGAGCATGAGCTAACATCTTATCGTGCATCTCTCTAACCTGTGTCTGGTACTCAGGCGTCAACACGAGCACGTGCGGATCGTTTTCATCTACACTAACGCTGATCTGACGTAGGCTATCGGTTACATCGGTGCCGGTGAGCATTCCCTCTTGAACGCACTGAACGACGCGGTGCCAAACTGAATCTGCAAACTTGAAGTGCTTCACTGTTATTTCTCCCTGTACGAGTGCAATTCTACAACACGCGTTGAGAACGTTCAATCGATTTCACAAAGCGCAGATGGTCAGCAACTTCACGAATATTTCATCGTGCATTCCATTGATGTCATTATTGGCGTTGTTGACCTTGATACAGCTAGCAAAATTATCGTCTGCCCATTCACCGTACAGTTCAGCGACCCGCTTCTGCAACGATGTATCATTTTCATAACAATCGTCTTCTATCGATCGTTTGAACGATTTACCGTGAACGATGATCGTCACGAACGGTTCCTTCAATGACCTGAACATCAACCAATTTAGCAATCGATTGACGCCAGTTGCTTTACCGTACACGAACGATGAAAGGTTCCATCGATCAAGAATCACAACATCGTTCTCGTCAAGCAACTTACGAAGGTACAAGACCTGAAACGTCAATTTATTGATGAAATTGATGAATTGAAACAGGTTTGGATAACGCTGAGCACGACCATCTACAAGCATTTTATATATGAGCTTGTGCGTTCTAGCGCACATCACCGTTGGCAATTTCAACAAAATCGTTTTATATCCAGACGTGATACATGAATTCAATAGCAAACTCGCCTGTGTTGACTTACCATGACGATCAGGTCCCTCAATTACGATGATTTTTGCTGTCACTTTGACCTCGCAAGAAAGTTGCTCTCATTCTTGATCGTTTTTCTATATTGCACCCATCCACGAAAATTACCACAAAATGCAAATTCAGGAAGCATGTTGTTCGTAACAAACGGATCATTGTACGGTTTCATCGGTCTGGCCACGTGTTCAAGAGGCGACATGTGACCAGAACTTATCAACTTCTCGCACAGTTCAATGTCAGCCATAACGTCACGTTTTCCATCATGCGTCAAATAAGAAATCCTTGCACACCTTCCGGAGGAAACCTTACAAGCTTGTTCGATCGTTAGTTGCAGATTCGGATCATCGTTGTTTCTGTACGACGAAAGCACAGTTTCATCCGGTTGTAGCAACGGAAGGTGCCAATCACCATAATTTAAATGACAAGGTCGCGACGAATTATACGCCTCGTACATTAAATCGGCAGCACGGTGAATTTCAGGTTGAGCTTCGGAATTGCGACGTAATCCCCAAAAGTTATCCCATTCAGTCGAAGAAACGATTATCGTTTGCCAACACCATGGTTCGATCAACCTGTTCGCCAATTGCTTATGAACGCCCAGTTTTGCCAGCGAACGAGCGTGAGCAATGGCGTCTGTCATCGCAACTATCCACGTTCGACGTGCTTCTACGGATTCTGCATCATCAAGTTCACCGTTCGCTTGCATGCCCCTTGTGTTCTTACCAAATGATTCTGGAACGAATGGATCGTTCTCAACCATCGATATTCGCTTCTCAACCGGTATTGCACGTGACGACGCAGAGTTACGTGAGAACGCTCTGTGTGTGTTGAATTCTGACAACACTATTCGAGGTAACGTGACCTCAATGGTGGTCAAACGAACGTTATCAGGACTCACGCTGTCGGCGAGGACCCTTGCACTAAACGCCATGATCCGACCATCCTTTCGGATCGGATGAATCATCTGGAAGCGTTCTGACGGTTGGATCTGCAGATTGCAGAGCACCCGCTCTGTCGACGAGGTTACGCAACCTCACCAAATCATCGAGCCTCAGCAAGGTCTCAGCGTAGTGACCACCTTTCGATGAAGAAGGCTTGAAAACGTATTTCAAAGCAACCAACGCTCGTTTCCACCATGGAAGGAAGTTGTTCATTGCAACCTCAATGAACAATTCGCCATCGTTTTCATTTAGAGTAAACCTGACGGTGTGCTCCATCAACGTACGCTTGCAACCGTAGTATTGATTCTCCATTCACAGAATGGTACGCTATGAAACGTTCACGTACAACAGCTCAAACGCGCCTAATGAAATCATACAATCCATTCTCTAACGTATCGTATAACTTTTTTTCTAGGTCATCGCAAACATCATTCATTGCAGCGATCGATTCACGTTGATCTGAAGAGTTCTGGCTCTTATTCAATTGAATGAACTGCGTAATGCGATGTTTGATGTTATCAACGAACTCCGAAACATCCTGTCTCAACGCCCACTCTGGCACGCCGTGAAGGAATGCATCCTCGGTGACGATCCTTCGGGATTCATCGTTTGCGATGTCACGAAGCTGTCGTTCGTTTAGCTTTATCGATTTGCGCTTCACGATTGTTTATCAACGCCCTTCATCGCTTCGTTCCACACGTTCTGAATCACCCTGTTCACACGTGACATCATCATCTCTGACGCTGTTTCGCTAGCGTCCTTTATTCGTTGGTGTTCAGCATCATCTAGCTCATGCGTTTCAGCATCGTAGCTATCACGTGAAGCGACGATCATGTTCATCTCGATACCGCGTCTGAATGGATCAGCGAGGTTAGCAACCGATCTAGCGATGCTAGGACGATCGAATGGATCGCTTACAACGTCGTTGTTCTCATAAACTGAAGGCGAGATCGCAACCTCGCGAATGATGCGCTTAAGCGTACCTAACTTCACTCTCATGTTGCTGATCGTTAAGTATGCAGTTCGTGATCATCAACTACACTTACTCCAACCACAGCTACACGATACGCAACCCGATTGATAAACCAACGATGTTGATCCACACTCCGGACACTTCTTTTCATCAGTGACAATCGTGCCGTCCTTTATGTAACCCTTGAGAACGCGTGCAATGACGCTTGAGAAGCTCTGAAGATCAGAATGCTTATCCTTCCTCAATTGTTCAGTGAGGTACTGAATTGGTACGCCGTGTCGCATCGACAACGAAAGCATTCTTGTCAACGCACCGTGTTCAGGGTTATCGAACAACGAAACAACGTCCTTTAGAAGCAATTCATCGTCAATCAATGGTATTCTCAGGTTATACGTTGCAACGCCGTCCTTCTTACCGTTCTTGACGATGATTGCCTTCTTCGTTTTGCGCGGTACCTCTACGTTGTTCGATAGACCGGCAAAGATTTCGTAAGGTCGATCCTTGAGCAAACCGACGAGAACGAGGTACGATTCACCCTTCACGTTGACACGGTGCACGTCGCACTCTAGCTCCTTCGGTCGCTTTGGAGCATGGTGATCCGTTATCTCCTTGGCACCGTGTCCGGCGTTGTCCATGCCCTTCGTGGAGACGAGAACGCCGGATCTGGAGCCATCGCGATACACTGTCACGCCTTTGACTCCAAGCTTCCATGCCTTCATGTAAACGTCTGAAACGAGCGCTTCGGTTGCTTCCTTTGGAAGGTTTATCGTCTTTGATATAGAATGTTCAGTCCACTTTTGTGCAACTGATAACAATTCTACCGATTTCGACCAATTTATCTCATTGCTAGTTGCATGAAAATACGGCGATTCATCGACGTTCGTTTTTCCAGTTACATCCATCCAGCGCTTCACACCTGGGTGATAAACGATGTATTCCTGCCATTTATCGCCGACCTGATCAATGAAATCAACGCTAGCACCATAAACAATCTCATCATCAGAGAGCTTCTTGCGTCGTTTGTAGCTCAATAGATAAACTGGTTCGATTCCGCTAGTTGTCTGCGTCAGTATTGATACGCTACCTGCAGGTGCAGTCGTTGTCAACGAGATGTTTCGCCTACCGTATGCATCAAAGTCAGCGTTGACGTCTGACGTTGAAAACTCACGAAGAAGCTTCGCGAATGGATTATTGCTATAACGACCGTGTTCCCACGATGGAAACGCTCCACGTTCCTTCGCAAGCTCGACGCTGCTGGCATGTGTAGATAGCGCTAGGGCCCTATAGATGCATTCAACGACGTTTATCGATTCATCGCTACCGTAACGCATGCCGAGTGCAGCGACGGCGTCACCAAGCGCCGTGACTCCAGTGCCAGTTCGACGACCGTTCACGCACGCCGTTCGAATGCCATGCCACAACGAAAGCTCACGCTGCTTCTCAGAAATCGATTCAGGATCGCTGGTGACCTTTGCAATGATGCGATCTATCGCTTCAATTTCTAGGTCAACGAGATCGTCCATCAAGCGTTGTGCCTTACGAGCATCGCTGTTGAATGATTCAAAATCAAAACGCGAATTGTCTGTGTATGGATCAACAACATACGATAAAACATTCAACAACAACAAACGACATGAATCATTTACGCTCAAGGGTAATTCTGAACATGGATTCGTACAAACGGTTTTGAACCCCTTGTCGGCAAATTCATCCGCCATTGAGTTACGAATCACGGTGTCCCAATTAAGAACGCCTGGTTCGGCTGACAACCAAGCAGCGTGCATTACCTGCGACCAAATTGTCCGCGCCTTGACGACGCGTGTAATTCTAGCAGATTCGATCGTCGACTCAACCGGCCAACGAAGCGTAAAATCAGCGTCCGTTTCAACGGCATTCATGAACTCATCTGTAACGCGTATAGAAATGTTCACACCCGTGATCTTTGTTAAATCACGTTTCGAATTGATGAACGTTTCGATGTCTGGATGGCGAACGTCCAACGTCTCCATAAGAGCGCCCCTACGACCTCCCTGAGCGACCTCGCGCGTTGTGTTGGAGTACCTCTCCATGAAATTAATGACGCCAGCTGACGTTCTCGCGGCATTGCGAACAACGGTGTTGCGCGGTCTGATGTTGCTAAGATCGACACCAACGCCTCCACGACGTTTCTGTATCTGAAGCATTTCTTCATCGGCTCTTGCAATGGATCCATACGAATCAACGGGAGGCGCAATGACGAAGCAGTTCGACAACGATTGAACCTGCGACGAATTTCCAACGGCGCTCATCGGTGATCCTTGCGGTATGATGCGCTTGAATCCATCGAACATATCAAAGATTTCATCTTCAGACATCGGATTCGCGTACTTTGCTTCTATACGAGCAAACTCACGTGCCAACCTCCTGTGCATGTCGGTAGGCGTCAATTCAATGAACTCTCCATTTTCATCACGAAGCGCATACTTCGTGATGAATACCTCAGCAGCTAAAGAATCACCGTTAAAGTAAGCACACGAGGCGACACGGGCCTCGTCGTATGTGTACGTCGTCAATTCAATCTCTCCTTACCGACCAACATAAACCATGTGGCGGTCCATACGAACATCTTGTATACGTTGCAGTGTTTCATAACTATCAGACCGTCTCGGGTTCGTTTGACTTCAACGCACCACCGAACGCAGGATCGTTCTTCATCTCCAACCACTTCGCCTTGATCTGTCGCTTGTGTTCGTTCTCGTCATCAGTGGAAGCCTTCTGAAAGCTCATGATGTTTCCGCAGATCGCGAACTTGCTACGTGCAGTATCAATCTGCAATGGATACACGAGGCCATCACGTCCTGCACGATTTTTCGCAATGCACAATCGACCTTCGCCAGTTGCTTTTTCATACGTCTTACGACTGATGCTTAAAACAACGTCCGCAACGAACGCTTTGCCATAGGCCTCTGACATATTGTTTAGATCAACGACATCGCTTTGGCTGCCTTCTCTGTTCGATTGGCTCGCCGTCCAAATTGGAAACTTCTTCTCCTGACCTAGGCTACGCAGTTCCTCGTAAACGAGTTTCAACTCGTGTCGTAAAGCATCGTATTGTCTTGAGGAACGCATGATGTCAGCGTAATCTACTACGATGAGTCCCGGTCTGAATCCTCGTAGATCAAGTCGTTCCATGTGTGCTCGAAGCGTTTGAACCGTAGCGGTGTTCGCCGGAAACCCCTTGATGATCAACCGACCCATCTCACCACCCATCGATTTGTACGCTTCAATCACCTGTTCCTTGTTGGCGATGACGGTGTTCGAATCGATGTCGCACAGGTTCGAATCATAACGAATCGCCGTTGCTTCCTCAGATAGTTCGAACGTATAGTGAACAACGTTTATTCCTAACTTCAATGCATGACAGCCTAACCACACCAAAAAATGAGATTTTCCCACTCCAGTCGGAGCTATTATGACTCCGATCTCGCCCGATCCCAATCCTCCGTTAAGGATGTCCTTCCTGTCGAGCTCATCAATTCCTGTTGGAACTGCGTTACGTTGCAGGACTGTGAACCTTGCATCGAAGTCATTGAAAAAATCGTGACCCAATGATGGTGATGTACCTACGCTGACGGCCTTCTTCACTCCCTCAACGATCTGTTCGTACCTACCTTCGTGCATCTGATCAACAGCTGTTGACAGTGCCGCCTTCAACGCCTGTTTTCTACAGAAGTCAAGCGATTTATCCTTGACGTAACCAAGATCGCCAACGTCTGGATTTGCTCTCGTTCGTTGAAGGTACTCAATGATCTGATCGCGTAGAATAACGTCGGTGCCTACCTTCAACTCATCCTTTATTATCGTTACTAACAACTGCAACGAAGGAAAGACTTTGTACTTCTTAGAATAATCGAAGTAGTGCTTCGCAAGAAACTGTAGGTACCTCAGATCAAAGTACGAAACGTCGATCACCTCAGATAGTTGTTCTGCCCACTGAGGATCAGTGAGCAATGCCTGCATGATGCGCTCTTGAAACGATTTTCCATACTCAGAAAAAGATGCACTCATTTTAACATCTGCCATCAAGAAGCTCCTTTGCCATTGCTATTCAACCCTTCAATGCAATTGAACGTGTACATGAAGTCTGCAACGTTGAAATCGTTGATGCCATCCTTGATGAGCAACCTCACCAATCCAACGTGATCGCTGCGCGGCTCATAGGAGCTCAATCGACCATCTATCGTCGCCTGTTGCGTTGCAGAAAGCATGTTTCCATTGAGGTACACTAATGCCCAATTACGTCGTAAATCCTCAACGTGTTCAACGATGTCACGAAATTTGTTCGATTCATCAACGTGTGAACTGGCATAATCAATCACATCTTGTAACAGGATATCACCCTCCAATCCAAGAAATGGGAATAGCTTTGAAACTGTCTTGAAACCAATTCCTCTGAATCCTGGCACGTTGTCGCCCTTATCACCACACAGCGCCTTTGCAATGGCGAAGTGCTTCGACTGAACTCTGAACTCCTCAAACACATCGTTTTTCGTCACAAATGTTTTCTTATGAAGGCTATATTGCTTCGTTTTATCGTCTAGCAATTGGTAAAGATCCTTATCAGACGACACGATCACCTTGTTACGATCCCTCATGGGACCACAACAAAGGTATGCAACGAGATCATCTCCTTCGCAATCAGAAACGTACAACGAACAGATCGGAATGCACCTTGACATGTGAATTAATGATTCAAGTTGGTACTTTCTGTTGTCCTCTGTGTCAGGAATATCATCCTCATAAAACCTGTTTAGCTTCTCAGGTCTACGCGCGAGTTTGTACTCTGCAAACAGCTTACGTCTCCTAGTCGATCCTCCACCCTCCCACGCCACGTACACAGCGCTTGGTTGAACGTCATCGACCAGCCTTCTCATGGTCTTTAAAAACCCTATGCACCCTCCCATTTGGTAACCATTCGTTGACATCGTCGGAAATGCTGCCCAACTACGTATGAACAGGTTGTACGCATCAATTATCAAAACGGGTCTGTCTGTTTGCGTCAAATCCATGAACTTCAACAGTAACAACGAAACACGTGAAGTTCAACGGTAGGTAGACTGCATGATACCTATCAACGATGGACGCTATCAACGAATGCATCAAACTGATGATTGAAAGAATCAGATCGAAGAACGGTGCCAATGAACGATTCAACCTCTATGAGTTCAAGTCGTTAGAAACGATACAAGAGCGACTTGAGTATGCCGACAGAAGGTTACAAAAACTAGGCGAGGGTTCGAGCCGAGTCGCGTACACGTTGAGCAGCAGGTTTGCTATGAAGATCGCATCCAACGAATTAGGACTTATACAAAACGAGGAAGAAGTTGCAATCTATAAAAATGCATCATCTCTATTGAAATCAATCATCACAAAGATCCACAAGTACGATGAACAAAAATATACGTGGATCATCGCTGATCTTGTTAGACCGTTCAAATCTGATAAAGAGTTAAATATTGCCGCGACAGGTCACGATGATGGACGTACTAGACTCATAACCCTCAAAGATATAACTAACGAATATATAACTAACAAATCACCCGAATTGCTACAAAAACTGTACAAATTACGCAAGAACAATGAAATTACATTCGATGACATTGACGGTTACATGCAATGGGGTAAAGCGGCAGATGGACGTATTGTGCTTGTTGACTACGGTTACTCACAGAGAACAGACGATGCCTATGAACGATGTATGCCATCAACTGAACGTGCACCATCAACTGATCGTGTGCCATCAACGAATGTATGTGTAGACGCACGATACATATGAAAACATCTAAGCAATCGAATCAGGAGGCGGAGGAACTTCCTTCGTTGTTACCATGATCCGTGCAATTTCATCGACCAATTGATTTGCTGATTTCAACACGTCAGAGTCATCGAACGTAAACTTCCAACACGGCGTGACGTTGACGAGGTTCAATTGCAACTTCCCGTTCCTGAGCAACAACTGATGGCTGTGCCTCGAAATGGGTGGAAACCTCTTCGTCAACAACTCTAAAAACAGAACAGCATCCTTCATGAACTCACCAACTCCACGTTGCCATAGTAAATCTCAACGTTATCGTTACCAACTTCGCACAGAACAATGATCCTGATACGATCATCACCTATTATTTCATCGTTATACAACGTAAACAGTTCAAACCCTGCGATCGGCGTTGAAAATTCAGATTGTTTGATCGGATGACGTTCATCAACGACGATTTCAACATCAGAATCAGGATCAACCAACGTGCACAGCTCGCTCAAATTGAGCAGTTCACATAGCTTCGGCGAAGCATATGCATCACAAGCAACGACCTTCAACCTCGTATTGAACGGATTCTTCGCCTTTAAAGCGTTTGCTAACCCCTTTTTACACTCAACGATGCTATCAACAAGTGATTCAACGTCGGCTGAAATCGTCCACTGAACGGTAAAATCCATCAGCCGGCGACACCAGTCGATCCGAATCCACCTTCACCGCGTTCGGTTTCATTCAATTCATCGACAACGTCAAACGTTGCTTGAGTAACAGGAACGAACGCGATCTGTGCAATGCGATCGCCCGAATTGATGTTAAAATCATAATAGCATGAATGATTGATCAATAAAATCTTCAGTTCTCCTCGATAATCGCTGTCTAACGTACCAGGAGAATTGAGAACGGTGATGCAATGTTTCAACGCCAATCCAGACCGTGGCCTAATCTGACACTCGTACCCATCCGGGACCTCGAGAAAGAGTCCGGTGCCGATCAAAGCTGTTCCACCACGCATCTGAACGACGGCATCATGGGCGGCTCGAACGTCGCAGCAAGCAGAACCGGCGGTAGCATACGTTGGCAACGAAGCGGTAATGGCATCCAGTTTAACTTTTACGTTGATGTTCATTGTTGTTACGTTATCCTTTCGTCTATCAGCGTTTTTAACTGCGTTGAATTCATCTTCTTAATGTCACTTTCCCAAAGAACAAGAACTTTATAACCCATTTCAATTAATTCATTTACTCTACGTTCATCATTATGCCATAATTCTTTGGCTAACGTTTTCTTATGTCCAATGATGTCATCAGATTTAAAAATCGATGGATTTGCGTGCCAATAATTTCCATTAACTTCAATGATCAAATTCAATGATTGAACGTACACATCACACAAGTAATGAAGAACTGGAAACTGCGTTTTGTACTCAACACGTAATTCATCTAGCATGGTTTGAACCATCAATTCAATCTTTGTGTTCTTAGATTTCGTGGGTAAAACGTTCTTTGACATCCAATCTGCTTGGCGTTTAATGGCTTCATCGTGACCAAAATCAGCAACCCACTTATCAAAGTTAGACATTCGCATGCGATGCGTGACAACTCGATTTTTTATTTTTTGACGATAACTCTCGACGCTTAGTGCAACCTTCATTGCCTTTGCGTGACGTTCACGGTACAAAGAATCCTGCCACATTTCATTCAATCCTACGCGTCGTCGTTTTTGAATTTCATCATCATTAAGCATGATGATTGCTTGTTCACGACAATGTCGTTTATTAACATCGCTATTACGCCATTCGTCTAACCACGTTTGTTTGGCTAAAACAACGCCTGGAAACATTCGTTTGTACTCTTCACACGTCAATCCATGTTTCTTGATGTGCGAGTTAGAAACCATCGTGAATTGTGCATGACATATCATACACTCGATCACTTAACTCTCGTCTTCAACGTCATCGCTTGCTGGCGATTCACCCTCGTCCATGGCTTTCTCGCCCACTTTTAGCGTATATGTAGCCTCGATCACCTTATCGACGAAGAACTTCGTCTGTGGATCCTTCATCACGTCGCCGAATGCAGGCTTGTAGAACTTCTTCTCAACGAGAACTTCACCCGTCTTCGTATCACTGACAATTAGATCCTTCCAAGCTGATGTACCCGCAACTGTTGCCATGACGTTGTGAACAACGCCCTTTTCATCCGTCCAATCGAATGTAACATCGTTTTCTGCGCAGTACGAACGAACCTCATCAAAGATGTACTCGCATTCTGAAATTCCAGATCCGAAGATGATATCAAACTCGTATTTTCTGAAAGGATGAGCGACCTTGTTCTTCTTCACGGTGCAGATCACGTGAATTCCGATGACGTTTCCGTGTTTATCCTTGACCTGCGATCCAGATGTCAATCGTAATCGAACGCTAGCATGGTATGGAATAGCTTTTCCGCCCGGCGTCGTTTGTGGATCACCGTGCATCACGCCGATCGCGTCCCTCAGTTGATTGACACAGATGAACGTGATGTTGTTCTGACCGATGACACCCGTGATCTTTCGCATCGCCTTGCTTATGACGCGTGCCTGTAGACCCATCGTATCCTTATCGTAATCACCCTCAAGTTCAGCCTTTGGCGATGATGCCGCAACTGAATCCCAAACAACGAGAATTGGCACATCCTTCGTCGAAGGCATCGACTTTGCCTTTAGAATGATCGATTCAACGATCTTGAACACCTCTTCTGTACAGTGTGTATCGCAGTACACAAATCGCTTACGAATGTCAATTCCCATCAACTTGAGTTTATCGATCGGCGTTGCATTCTCCGTGTCAATATATACGACTAGTCCGCCCATCGCTTGGACATTAGCAGCTGTATGGTAGACAAGGTGACTCTTACCAACTGAAGGAACTCCGGCGATCTCGATGATCCTTCCCTCAGGATAACCTCCTCCAGGAGCGTTCCTGATCGCATAATCTAATTGTATGGATCCAGTCGGAATCCAACGTTTAACAACAGTTGGAGCCTGCGTTTCCGCCAAGTTATAAGCAACTCGTAGACCAAATTCCTTATTTATATCTCGAATAAGCGAACTTGTCAGCTGATCTAACTCATCGAGTACTTCTGTATCAGTTTTAACAGAACCTGCTTCGAGCTTCTCTTTCTTGGCCACGTAACCTCCACGAACATTGTGATTTGATAGAATTTGAGCGTAACGGAGGACTTGCACCTCCATCTCCCGATTGGATCCCGGGCGTGCGACTTTACACCAGAAACGCATCGGTGGCAATGAACATCGCCACCAGCTACAACGTTAGGACTCGTCGACCATCAGGTCTGCAAATGCATCTTCGAGGCTCTGCTTCACGGGCTTCGGTGCATCATCGTCATCATCGATGCTAACAGCTTTCTTCGACGCTTTCTTTGTTGCGGTCTTTTCAACAACCACGGATTCATCGATCGCAGCCTTCTTCGACTCAACGACAACGGGTTGTGCGGCAATCTCTTCCTTCAACAGGTCGAGATCATCCTTCGGCTTAGCCCCACGAGCGGCGCCATCAGCCTTTGGATCAATCGCTGTTCCGCTATCGAGCCACGTGTTCAATGACGATGAGATCTCATCATACGTCTGTAACTTATACAGGTCGTTTAGATCAGGAATCGCATCGAGCCATTTCTTGGCCTGAGCAGGATCGTCAGATAGCTTACACGAACGTTTGAGATCGATGTTCGTGTCGAGTTGAGCTTTACCGTTGTACACCTTCTTCGAAGGAACAAGAGCGACCTTTAGATCGTTTCCTGTCTCGTGATCAAGGTAATCACCGCCATCTTCATCTGTGAAGAAGCTCAACATTCGTTGGTACAGGAACGGATTCAAGCTCCAAACCAGAACACCCTTGTCCTCCTGACCACGAACGATGATCGGAATGTATGCCGTCGTCTTTGCTCGCAGCTTCTTTGCCAACTCACGATCTTCAGCCGAACCGCTCGAATACAGCTTCCGCGTTAGCTCAGCAATGGGATCAGGCTTATTGAACTGTATCGGAGCAAGGATCCTGCGTTGTTCACCGAGGTAATAAAACCTCAGTTCCTTTATCGGTTGCTCAGGAGTCGTATCCTTCCAAGGTAGCGGACGCACTCTGTACTCGCCTACCGTCGGTTTCCATAGTTGGACAGATGAGTTCTTGCTCTGTCCGCTTAGTTCGAGTATCCGCTTACGAATTGCGTCTAGGTTCACAGCCATCTTCGTCTTCCTCTTTCCTTCTTACGAATTCGATCCTAACACCGCACCCTGCGTTGTTCAAGATCGTTTTACCACGTTTGTTTCTACCGCTTACCGTTTTTAGATCGTCCAAGTTGGTCAGGATCTGCTCCCAACGGAGCGGTATAACCCGCAATTCCGCCTGATCCAGCTCCTGCACCCATCTCGTCGACCGCTTCGCCGCTTTCATCATCATCAACGTCATCGGAAACCAATTGATTTGGTACCCGAGCATCATGCGCTTCCAAAACCGCTAACCGAATGTACTCTTTGAGCAGGTTGCTCATGGAATAAGTATCATTCTGTAACGTCTTGATCAACGGCAGGCCAATAAAATACGTCCTTTTCGCTGACCGTTGAAATGTAATCTGCCGTTGATAATCCATAGACGAGCGGCGAGATCTTCAAGCAATAGGGTTTGTTCTCGGGCAGAACCATTCCGTCGTTGAGCTTGATCGCCAACCACTCATCAGCGTTCAACGTGATGCCGTAGTGTTGCAGGACGAACACGGTTCGATCGGGCGTCGTCATGTATGTTATATTGTTATTATACGTGTATTCCTCACCCAACTTGTCGCGACGCCAAGAATCAGTCTGAGGAACGTAGAAGTCGTTTGACGATTCCTTTCCTGGAAGACCAACCTTTCCGAGGTCGTGAAACAACGATGCAATGATCATGCTCTGCTTCGGTAGCTTCCAATTATAAGCATTGTTGATCGTGACGAGGTTGTTGAGAACACGTAAACTGTGATCAACCAATCCACCCGCAAAACAACAGTGGTAATCGCGCTTCGCTGACGCTGGACACAGGCACAGCCTTTCATCAATTTCATCAAGCATCGACTTGATCGATGCAACACGATCGCCAGTTCGTTCACACAGCAACGTAAAACGAGTCCAGTTCTGCTCGATCTGTTCTGGAGTGAGGGACATCACTGCACCTCAACGTACAGAGGATTGATCGCCTTCAGTTCATTTTCTGTCGGCCTCGTTCTACCGAAGTAGAAGCAACCCGCATCAAAGTCCTCACGTTCCCAGATGTAAAAACCAGGTCCACCGACGCCGTGTTCAAGGTAGACGATTCCAACTTCAATGTATTCATCGTTGTCTTGCATAACACAAAACGTAAACCACGTTCTGTCACGTGTTCAAGCAATGATCGTTGATTTCATATAAAAACGTTGAATATACCCTCGAACCCTAACGTGATCAATCGCCATCACCGCTTCAAGGTCATCATTGTGAACGTCAACGATCATTGCATCGTGTAACAAGAACACGGGGTGTGCTCTGTTCGGCAATAAACCGATGATTTGGTTAAATCCAAGCATCGTGACATCAACGCCCGTTGATTGAGCGTAGTAGTTCACAAGCACGTTGTCGAGAGGATCATCAATAACGACTCGACGTCCGTACCTGTTCGTGAGGTAGCCATTAGCGATGAACGATGCCTTGATTCGTTCTAGCAGCTCGCTCGTCCTGAACTGCAACTTGATTCGCTTCACGAACGCGGTCAGTTCCTTGCCGCTCATTCCCAACGCATCACTCAACGCTTGCCTACTGCTACCATACAATTCGCTGATCACTGCACCCTTGACAGCGTTCCTATCGCAACCCATCTCCCTTGCGATCGAGCCGTACAGATCGTGTTCATCGCACGATCCACCGTGCTCGTAAAGAAGCACGCGAGCCTCCAATGAAGCAAAGTCAATCGCAACGATCGAACCCTCAGATCCGTAACGCGACACCATCAGGTTCCTAAACTCACGGTTCAACGTAAGGATTTGTGGACAACCGCTCTGTACTGTCAACCTGCCGGTTAACGTGGCGAACCTGTTGTACACAATCCGATTTGCCACACCTTCATCGTTCGGCTCGAACGACCTGATCGCAGGCACATTTCCCCTGTTCAACGATATCAACGTTTGCCATTTAGATCGATCAACGTGAACGGGTTGCAATGAGGCAATGACTGCATTTCCGGCCCTCCAAACGGTCTCAAAGTAACCCAACGAAGGCGAACCAATGCTCACATTCGATCGATCAATGATGCCACTCACGAAGGCATGGTGTTCACGAATGGGCATCACCTTCTGCCATGGAACATCACCTGTGAACGAACACGATCTAATCGCATTGATGAACCGCGATGGTGGTAACAACTGCAAGTCGACGTTCGCTAGCCTTGCAACGGTGTTCAGGCACCAATTATCGTTCTCCAATACTACATCGTTGACGAAGAACGTGTGATCAGGAATAACATCCACCCACGAGAACCCATCGTTAAAGAGAAGGTGCCGTGGAGTACCGATGACGTGCTTCAGAACACAAAACGGTATTGAATTCATTTTGTCGAAGTTGACACGTGATTGTTATCATCTTCACACAACTTCACGTGTGCTAACCAAGATTGCAACGCTTCGATCAACGTGTTCGCATTTTTGATTCCTTTTTCATCGGGAGGAATGTGAAACCTACAACATGATTCGTGTGTATAAGATTCAATTTCAATAAATAAATTGTTGTGAACATTCATTGTTAAAAACAATTCGCGACCGGTGCTATCAACAACATCTTCCAAGAGTTCGCAGGACATGAAAAAGATAGTAACAAACAAATCAAAGGATTACAACGCGTGGAATAACCCAGTCTCGCCGTGCGACCAGAGAGCGCGACACCGCGTCATCCACGCGCGCGTGGAATAACCCGCCGAAAGCGTTCGCGCGTGACGGGCGCAAACACGTCATCCACGCGCGCGTGGAATAACCAATTCGGGGTCAACCAAGAATAGAACTCGTCGGTGATTGAAATGAGAACGGCAGGTTGAACACCGATTGGAATATAACGTTGCATCGGCGTTGACCAGAGTTCTTGATTCTCAAGAACGGGTTGAGAATTATATTGATACACCCACTCGATGAGATCACCTGGTTTCATCTAGATTCTCCTACAACGCGTGGAACAACCGAGAATGTTGCCTGACCGGGATACGACCTTCGCACGCGTCATCCACGCGCGCGTGGAACAACTCCTCCGCGGTCAACCAAGAATAAAACTCGTCGGTGATCGAAATGAGCATCATTGGTTGAACACCGATTGGAACCCAACGCTTCATCGGTGTCGACCAGAGTTTGACATCCTCTTCGACGGGTTGAGAATCAGATTTATACACCCATTCGATCAAATCACCAGGTTTCATCGATGTTCTCCGATGGCACGTGAAACAACTCCGAATTGGTCGCTACTCCAGTGGACTATCATGTCATCAGCGCGCGAACATAACCTCCGTATAGCCTCTCGCGCTCAATATGATCTTCGTGTTATCCACACGCGCGCTGAACAACCCCCGGGGGTCAACCAAGAATAGAATTCGTCGGTGATCGAAACGAGGATGGCAGGTCGAACGCCGATTGGAACCCAACGTTGCATCGGTGTCGACCAGAGTTCGGCATCCTCATCGACAGGTTGAGAATCAGATTTATACACCCACTCGATCAAATCACCTGGTTTCATCGAGGTTCTCCTACAACGCGTGGAACAACCAGCCTCGGTGGTAGACATAGGAAGGGCCTAAGTGTATCATCCACACACGCGTGGAACAACCTCGAGGAAACTGACCGCCGACGGGCATGCCGACGTATCATCCACACACGCGTGGAACAACCCCTTCGGGGTCAACCACATGTAGAATTCGTCTGTCATCGAAATGAGCATCATGGGATGAACGCCGATTGGAACCCAACGCTTCATCGTCGTTGACCAAAGTTTGGCATCCTCATCGACGGGTTGAGAATCAGATTTATACACCCATTCGATCAAATCACCAGGATTGAGCTGGCATTGATCATTCAACGTTCGTACCATGACTGAATCGTAACACGAAGGTTGAGAACGTTGCACTCGTCGTTCACATCATACATCGAACTAAAAACAGTACGCCAACGTCACAAATGTTCATCAACCAGTAGCACCTGTCACAGTGGCAGGGAATTGAGAAATCCATTTTTGCACGTTTGGTGGTCCCTCAAAAACACCATATGCATCAGAATAACCCATCTGCCACGTGGTCTCGAATTTTCCAGGCGCAAACGTGTGAGTCGTGCCAACGACTATATAAAGGTTATCAAGCGTTGTGCCTGTCTGAAAATCTACCATGTATTGTTGCGCCATCGTGGCGAGCACGTTTCCCAACGTCGTCAGCGTCAACTGCGCCGGAATGACGCGCAGTGGAACACCGCCCTCGCCGCTTCCGTTCGCATGAGCTGAGTTCTTCATTGTCATCGTCCTGATCATCTGCACCGTCGATAACAAAGCATCAGCCTTCGAAGCGAGCTGCGCGTTCGTTATCGTTGATCCGTTCGATCCAAACCTTATCGTCGGTACCATCTTGGACACGAAATCCTTCATCTGTTGGTTACTCGTGAAGTCAACGATCTGTATATGACCAGTCGCAAGGTCGCTCTGAACGGTCGCGATCGACGTTGGAATCGAAGCCAACGTCTTGTCTGTCGTTTTTTGAATCGCAAAATCCGTCGCAGGTATCGATATGAATCCTCCGGCCTTATCATCAGCACGTAGCAACTGCGTCGCGGCCTTGCGAGGACTCATCTGTTTGTCGTAAACGTGGATCCTCATGATCTTCTTAGACGCAAGGTTGTGAAGGTCAGCGGAGTTCAACGTTGCCGAATTTACCGCAGAATAATCCATCATCGTCAGGATGTCCGTGTAACCCGTATCAGGAACGCGCTGGTGTGTCGTCTCGATGTACATCTCTATGACGGGTTTCTTGAACGTTCCCCACTTATTAAGGTACTTGCCAAGCTGCGAGTTCTCCTCACCCTCGTGATCCTTGAGCTTTGCATCTGGATTCTTTGGATCATACGCCTCGTAGAACGCAGACATTCCATAACCGACAGACCTATTATCCTGAAACTGTGCATTTATGATGAGCAGAAGAAAGTCCTCCAACGTTATCCTTTCGCTACCGATCTTCTGCACGTGTTGTCTATACTGATCCTTGAACATTAGCATATCAATCGGAAACTCAGCGATGGAATGACCGCTCACGGGACCGCATGATTCATTGAGATTGTAAAAGAACACCTGCAGTTCATCGGTAACGTTTGCGCTGATCAAGTTCCTCACGACGAACACCATGAAAAGCTTACCAAAGGAAACTAGGGCCTTACGTGCCAATCCATTCACCGGTGGCGTCTTTGGTGAAGAGTTGTAACTATCACATATCGTAGCGATCTCGTCACCAACCAAGGGCTTGTAACCACCGTTCTTGAGTGAAATAGGCAGGAAAGGATCTGTACCCGTTATCGCTTCATCGAACATCGCGTTGATCGTTGAGGTGACTCGAGACTCGTAACGATCCTTAAGACTAAACTTCGTCTTATCGTTCGTCGCTGGCGCATACAGTTGCTGCAACGATGTGATCATACCATTGAGAGCGTCCTTATCGATTCCCTTTGTGTTTCCAAGCGTTGCACGTAGTTGGTTTATCGCGGTCGTCACATCCTGAACCTTGAGGTTGGGAAATTCACCCTGTTCGGCCGCGTCAAGTATCAAAAACCTTCGTATTTCCTTGCTTATTCCATCGGGAGGATCAAGTTTTAACTTCTTTCTATACTCAGAAATCTGATCAGCAATGATCTTTATCTGTTTAAATTGGAAATCAATGTCATTGATGTTATCGCTGATCTTCGATTCACGCATTTCGATGACGCCCTTCGTGAAGAGCTGCAACGTTATTGTCACCTGACCGACGTTATCAAACGTGAAGTTGCTGTTGATGATACCATATGCCTCACGCATCAACATCGTGTTGTTGACGTAGTCAAAGTAAGGATTCTCACCGGGGCGAACTGGCGCACGCCAACCGTACGTCATCCACACGGTGACTCCCGTGTAGACGCGTGGCCTGATAAGATCACTGATCTCGTTCAACCTCGAACGATCGTGTAGTTTGATGACAAGCGATGCCGTCTTGTACGAGTACATTCCAACTGCTGGAACCGCTGTTATCGTGCAGTGCTCCAACGAAGCGAATGGTCTGAACGGATCAATCACATCAACGTAGCGATTTCCATCAGTACCAACGTTGAGGTTGGGTTGTGGATTGACCAACGTCTGTGGGCTAGTGAACATCTCCATGCCGGCAAAATCGATCTCAGGCGTGTTAGAATTACCTTTGATCTCATGTCCTTCAATCATCGCTTTGTTTGCCATGGACGTTGCGTCCTGACCGTTCTTATCAACTGCGCCCAAGAGAAATTTAAGCAAACCAGGCGCTTGTAGCTGATGCGATGGATCACGCTTGACCTGGAACTCGACCTGAAGGTACGGCGACAACGATGCGAGGATGGTTGACGGCATCGAGTTTAAAAACGTCTCCGCCTTCTTCGTGTTGCGAGTGGCGGGGTGAAAGAACGGTGACCTGCTCAGGATGATCGTCGTATCGAACGGTAGCTTCTGTTGCGCGTCACCGTTCAGCTGAAAATCCTTACCGATGATCTCCTGAATTCCTGACACCTGTACCGCATTGCCTTTTGCATCCTTGTACGTCTTTGCAGCATCTGATAACTTTCCAAGATCAAGAATACCCTGTGTGCTAAAGAACTGTATGAATTCCGATAGATCGATGTTTCCATCGCTTGATTTCAATGTTAGGTTGCTCAACTTCTCCTTGAGATCTGACGCCGTGTACACTCCACGTCCATTGTTCTCAAGAACGCTAAGCAGTTGGTTGAACGCATTCGAACCGATCTTAGGATCACCACCCAAGCTCAATCCCTGCGTGCCGGCGAGATCCGCCGGCTGCATCATATCGTAGATCCCGGTGAGCGTGCTAAAGTCGTTTGCCATCGTTTAACCTATCAACGATGCTACGTCTGCAAGTGAAGGAACCTGAAGCAAAGTCCCAGGCGGGCACTGCAATCCCCATCCGATGTTCGACGCCGCGGCGAGGACCCACCAATATTGTGCATCACCATAGATCACACCGGCCATCGTGTCCAACCTCTCGGCACCGCGAAGCACCAATGGTTTTGTCAGCAACGTGCCCGCAGCGATCGCTTTCTGTATGGCCTCACGCGCTCTGCACGTGCCGTATTGTGCACCGAAGTTAAGAACGGGTGTACGCGAGTAACGAGAGAACGACATCAGTTGTTACTCGGTTGGATGTTTGTCGGGAATGATGCATTCGGCGAACCCATAACGCCGACGCCATACACGGGAGCGCGGTTGTAACCCATGTGATCGATACCAGGACTGATGTCGTGTATCGGACTGAATCCTAACGTGACCTTGCACATCTTCGGTGCTATCCTACCTTGAACAGACGTTTCCCACGTGACCTTATCGTACCAATCAAAGTTCATCGTCTCAATGAAACCCGCTAGACCCTTACCATACGTGTCCTTGAACGACTTTGCAATCGCGTTATTGCTAGGATCTATGAAGTTCGTCAACGTGGATGCAAAGCTCGTTCCTGAACTTCCAGGAGCAACCTGTTGCATCAACTTACGCTTCGTCTGAGGCGTAGGAATCAAAGCATCCAACGGTATCGAGTACGTACCGCCGACGATCGTTTGCAGTGGATCACCGTTCTCGAACTGCGCTTGAGCACTTGATATAGCACTTGAGAACGCAGACGTGAACACAGGATCATCGTTTATGTCAATCTCACAAACCTCAATGATCGCGTTACCATTGCTATTCGCAGAAACCTTTTTGATCTTTGCTATGAACATGTTCGGTATGGAACACACGCTTGGATCGAACGTAGGAGCGTTTGCAGGTCCAGTGGCACCACCGAACGATCCCAAAAACGGAATGCTGTTATCTTGGTACAACGGGTAGTTTCCTGGAGCAACGTAGTATGTGTTTCCCTGTGGATTGAACAAATCGTCCTGAATGGCTTGGTTCAACAGATCAAGTTGACTCTGATCGTACGATGATCCATCAGTGAACTGCACGTTGTCGAGTTGAAAATCGCTGTTGCCGAGACCGAACAACCGCGCAAGAGCAAACTGTGAGTAGTTTCCTCGAATAAGATCACCCAAGCGAATCCTGATCAACGGTGATGCTCCAATCAATTGACTAAACGGTTGTGTAAACGAATACGATTGATCCTGTGACAGCAACGTTACGCCCTTCGTGTACTGCGGATAGATAAGCGTGACGAGCTTGTTGATCTTTATCCACATCTCATCAAAGTCCTGCTGCGACGTTGAGATGATATAGAACGACATGTTGATTCGACGTTCTGTACCCTTGTAGATCTTCACAGGTTCAACGCGACCGTATCCCTCTGTCTTCTCGTACGACGCCGTGAAATCATCTGTCAACGATGCAAGGAACGCATGGAAACCAACCATCTCATTCGTTCTAATGTCATGGAAGTAAAACGGAACGTACTCAGCTTCAAGCGTTGCTTCAAACTGCGCCGCCGTATCAGGATCTATTCGACCAGAATTCTCCGGTAGCGTAACGGTGTTGTTCACCAACGATTCAGGACTCGATGCACCCGTCGGATTGAACTGATCCATGGTGACCACGCTGTTCAACGCAAGTATCTGCGATGGAATCAACAGGTTCGCTCGTGATCTATTCGATGACCACGCTAATTTAAGACTGGATTGTAACCTGTTCTTGCTCGCTGCGTTCGACAACGTATCTGGGGTTGCGTCCATCGATGACACCTTCACGGTGTTTGAAACGGTCGAATCGATGTAACCACCAGGCAACGATAACTGCGCATCGCCGAGCATTGCGAACACGTTGCACGCAGCTACGATCTTCGATGATCTAATCGTGTCTATCAATGATAGGATGGAATTTATCACGTTCATCGGATTTCCACCGATTCCCTTGAGCTTATCAACGATCGTAACGCCGCTCCTGATGATCGCTCGTGCGACGACGGTGTTAAACCCAGGAGAGTCAGTCGACGATGTCAACGCACCCGCCAATTGATTCAAACCGATTCCACCGCCTCCAGGAATGCTAAAGAACGCATTGATTCCCGTCGTAAGCGCTTGGTTGAACGGATAATTCGTGGGAACGATCCCAAGCAACGCACCGAAGTTCAACGTGCTGACGGACGCAACCACGCCGCCTATTCCACCTTGTTGAGACGATTTCTGTGCTGATGCCATTCCAGGGTAGTGTTCACCAAGCGTATACCTTCCCTCACCGTCGAACGACGGCGATTTGATCGTCGGAGTTATCATTCCGAGAATGACGCTCAACGAATCAAACAGAACCATCATGCCGGCAACCAATGCCGTCGACAACGCAAGCATTCCCAACGCATCAGTGCCCGAGAAAGGATCATCCGTGTTGTTAAGTTGTCCCCATGATTGTGCTCCGATGCTAAGCACATCGTTGCCAGATGGTTCATCCTGCGTCAATGATTTTAGAACATCGCTAGCATACAACGTCGTAACGTCAACCGTCGATGTACCCAATTGTGCGAGACCCGGCAAAAGTGCCTTCGCTTGCAACCCACCGTCGTTTGGATCTGCACCAGGATCATTCGAGCCGAGCTCGAGACCTGCACGCATAGTCAACAAGGGGCCAATAGCGGCTAAGCGACCTGCAGTGATCGGTGGGCCTGCATTCTTATCGTACAACCCGAGCTTGTTTTGGTTGGTGAACGATGGATTGAACGATGGCGATGGATTAGAAATATCGATCGAGGCGTACGGGAACTGCTGAACGTTTGTCGCGGCGGCTGAAAACCTGTTGCTTGATAAAATGGCAGAAACGTAAGGATTGACGATCGTCTGCGATGTGTCAACGTGACCGATCAATGGCGTTGAATCGTTTGTTGCATCGCCCGATAGGTTTCCAGGTGAACCAACGTACGTCGTCGTCCCAGAAACTCCTGCAAGGACATCGTTTCCATCAGGTAAATTTATGGACGACTTACCCTTCTTCATCGAGTTAGCTAATGTCGTCGGATAAACAGGCGACCTATAATCGATCGTTCTCTCGTTCTTACCGGCGAACGTGTTCATGTTTATTGGAGGGTTCTCTAATCCTCCCGGATAACCCTTAGAATCGCTTATGGTCACGATCGATGGACCAATGGGATCAACTACGTACTGATTAGGAACCGTCGTTGATCCCTCCTTACCCATCGTAACCTTGCTCATATATTGAGCTAACGTCGTCCTTGTCGGCGCCGTGACGTCCTTCGGCTTACCATTAGCATCCACATAACCTGCGCTGACGTCAACGCCTGGCACATATGTGCCATGTGATCCTCCTTCTGAGTCTGGCAGACCTACGTCGAACGTGTACATTTGACCGTCGATCGGAAACCCGATAGATCCTGCATTCAATGGGTTACCTGGATCAGACATCACTCCTACGCATTCGAGCCCGACACCGACGACTGGCCACCAGTAAGTAAGCCCTTACCTTCCGACATAGCCTTTACTAGTTGCTTTGCAAACTCGGGATCACGTTTAGCTCGTTCGATCAACGGCGCCATCACTTCATCAACCTTATTGACGAATCCCTCAACAAAGTTAGCGATTATCTCACGCTCCTTAAGCGTACGTGCTCGTCCCAACGCTTGCGTGTACAGTTCATCATTGCGCAATCGTTTAACTAGATCGTTCTTCTTTGGCATGTTTTAGTACTACTTGGCGCGTTTAAACACTACAACGTTCTGTTACCTGATGGTGTTATATTAGGTAGAGGTTGACCCTTCACGTACGATTGAGGAATTGCAGGAGTGCCAGGCTGTCCAGCGTTTTCACCGGTGGCGAAGTTCAAACGATCTGCAATGATCGATTTCTGACGCATGATCATCACCTTCTCGACCTCGTCAACGTCCATCGTTACTTCGAGGTTTATGACGACCTGCACCTGCTTGTTTGGATTCACGGTGTAGCTGACCTTGCTACCGAGACCCACTGCGTTCGCAACGTTCTGAAGCTTTGTCTTTATGTCAATCTTGCCGATGCTACCGAGAGCCTTGTTCAACTCATTGGTTTGCGCGACCATGTCTGACACGGCCATAAGAGCGCCTGAAATTCCGCCGCGGCCCTTTTCATCGCCTTTTATGACATCTGTGAATGCCATCACGTTCTTCTGAAAGTTCGCTGTGTTCGCTTCAACCTTCGTAACCATTTGCGACAAATCCAACGACGTATCCATCATCTGTGAGACGATGGCTTTCACGTTCTGCAATGATTTCAGATCCATCTTTCGTTCGCCGAATTGCTTTAACTTATCAATTCCTGCCAGTGCGCTACAAAGTGCGTTGACGTAAGTTTGTAACTGATTCATCACTTCAACGTTTGCACCCAACGATCCAGCCTGTTCAGGAGAAAAAATATCAAATGAAATTCCTTTGAACTTATCCTTAACACCGTTGATCATCTTTTGAATATCAAAGTTCTTTCCCATCAACTTCTTGCTAAGGTCTTCAAGCGATTGCAATTTACCCTTTGCATCATCTAACGTCGTATCACCCATGAACTTCTGCGATTCAAATGAAGATGCCATCTTCTTACGAGCTGCTTCAACTGTACCAGCGTTAGACTGTTCGGCTTGTTTGACCTGCATCTGTAGATCAGATAACGTACGTTTTGACTTCGCAAGTGCATCAGCAGCCTGATCAGCAGCAATATCTGTGCCTGCAATCCAATTCAGTGCTTTTTCGCCGAATCCTTTTGTGTTTAACGCTTCCTGTTGTTCTGCAATCGTTTTTTGTAGTTTGTCGATTTGTTGAAGTTTCTTTTCCATCGGCGTTTGCGCGCTAGTGGCTGACCATGCTTCCATCTCTGCACCACGAAGAGATTTATCAGATCTCTTTCCCTTATCAAACGTTTCATCGATAAGCTTCTTACCTTCAATCCCAATATAAGCAGCGGCAGCAACGCCAATAACGCCGCCCAAAACGCTACCAAAATTTGATGCTCCTAAAGCCTTTGCAAATCCATCAGCAGCCTGACCGATGCCGCTAGTCATCTTAACAATCGCTGATGTGCCAATCTTAGAACCTACATCAGCACCCGTTGCAGAAACACCACCAAACGCCGATTTTATGGCAGTATTAATTGATTTTGAAACGCCGCTTGTTGGAATATCATCGAACATATCACCAAGAATCTTTACACCTAACTTTTTAAAGACACCTCCAACGAGCGTTGATGCAAGACCACCTGCGACAGAGGCCAACGACATCGCTAACGTAGTAATACCAGCTCTAACGAGACCTGGACCGAATAAAACGGCAGCAACGTATGGAGCGTACTTTTTATATCTTTCAATCATTTCATCGGACGTCAAATATTTCCATACTTGCTTACCGATCGTGTCAAGCAACGAAAAAAGCGGTCCTTGTAAGGTCTTCCACGCATCCTTCAACGCTTGACCCAATGGCAAGAAAATCTCCGCAAGAAAACCTAACCCGCCGTTGGCCGCAGATCCAACAGAAGACAACATTGTTAACGATTTCTTGCCTGAAATCAAATCAGCAATATCTTTCATTCCGTCTGCGATTTGATGCGATAACCAACCAATTGCAACAACAGCAATCTTAGAGAACGCGGAGAAAAACGTCTTGAACCCGTCAAGTATTCTTCGAGCGTTCGGTCCCTCTTCATCTACCATGTCGAAGAAGCAATTCTGTAGATTTTCGATCAAAGTTGGTATTGAATCCTTGTAAGCGCTGTTTGGATCGAAGAACTTCTTCACGGAATCGCTGATGCTCCTGAACAGCTTATCGAAGTACTTCGGCGCGAAGAACTCTTTTAATCCACCAAAGATGTCGCCCAATCCAGGAATGATCTTCTCAAGCACTCGACCCAACTGCACGCCGATGAAGTAAACATCGCGGAGACCGATCCTGATGTTGATCATCATTCCCCAGAAATCCTTCGTGGATTGCAGACCGTTCTTAACACCAAGGATGAACTGATCCCAATAGCTTCCGAGCAATTGGCCACCCGGCATGACGAGCCTTTCGATGGCATCAGCTAACCTTTCCATCGCCTGTGCCTGTGTCAACGTCTTCTTTTCAACGTCTGAACCCTTCTTCTTGATCGCATCGAGACCCATGCCCTGGTTCTTCATTGAAAACGCCTGCCTGGCGGTTGCCTCGTCCAAACCCGTCGTCGTCGAAAGCAACTTCAATTGTTGTCTATTGAAGTTCGATGAATCAACGCCGGCTTTTGCAAACGATTTACGTAGCATGTCAATCTGTTCGGCGGGATCCTGCGCCTTCATCAACTCGAACGCATCGATCTGAACACCGAATGATTGCGATAGCTTGGCAACGTTCTCTGCCGCTGTATCGAACGTCTCAAACGTATCCAACGTTCCAACGACCTTGTCCAATTCCAAACCAAGTTTACGAGCGTAAGTTGCTGCCTGTGCGATCTCCTGTATCGTTGCACCAGCAAAGTGCTTGACGTCCATGATCGCCTTGCCCATGTCGCGGCTTATGACCTTCGCATCCAATCCAAACGCCTTCGCCATGCCAAGCGAATACTTCGTCATCTCTTTAAACGTGTCGCCTAGCGTGTCGCCCATGGAGATCGTGTACTGCGCAATCGACTTCATCAGCTCCTCGCTGAGGCCCAATCCCTTCTGGTACGCGAGCAACGCTCCACCGTTCTTCTCGAACTCGTCACGCAGGTACGTGAACGTTGCGCCCATCTCAGTCGCAACCTTCTGTAACAATTCAAGACGCATGTGCATCATACCGAACACGCGCCAGGCGCTCAAACCGGTGTCCTTGAACCCCTTGAGGCTCTTGGAAACGTCGATGATCGCCTTATTGGTTGGCCCATACAGGAACCCAAACTCCTTCCTGAGGTTCTCTATCGCCACCATGAGCTCAGACATTCCACCCGCTGAACGTGCTGCCGTATCGACCAACGATTCAAATATCTTAAACGGTATCGCAATGATGGCCGCAGCGATGCTAAATGCACCGTCAACAAACGATGCAAAGAAACCAACGACGCCCTTAGTCAATGAAACGAGGTTTCGTGTGCCCTGAACGAACCCGATCAACGCCGCTGCACCGATTGCAACCGACTTCGGAAACTTCTGGCTCATCGTCTTGCCGGTTTCCTCAACCTTTTTGCCGAGCGTCTGGAACGCCTTCTCGCTCGTCTTACCGATGTCCTTCATCTTCGCTTGCATGTCCTTCAGCGATTTGCTGAGAACATCGACGTTCTGAACTGCGCCTTGTGTGTTTACCTGTCCAAGCGCCGCGGCGAGCTTCTGCACGGCATCGATCTGCTGCGAGTATGACGATTCAAGTTTCTCCGTCGACGCTGCCATACGCTCCACCTGAGCGGCCAACTTCGTCATCAGCGTCAGCTGGTCTGTGAGCTCTTCCTTCGATGGCACTTCGTGTGTCCTTCTGCGTGCAGCGACGCTCGCCTATACCACCTACTTATGCCGACATGGAAGTGCTCGCCCCTGTTGGTTTAAACACCGTTCAAAAGGTGTTCCTGGCATCGATAGCGTCGTGGGTCGTTGGATTACCGACGAACGTGAGGTTGCGTGGAACGATCGATGAGATCAAGATCACGACGAAAGCAATGATCGCAACGCGTAGGTTCGATGAAGAGCTCGGTCGAGAAGGCGCATCGCTTGATTCGATCATGCAATTGCTGAACGAAAAACACAACGCTACAGCATGGTTCGAACGAACGTTTGGATTAAAGTTCCCGTTGTAAAATAAATCAAATTGATACAGGTGAGTGTCGAACGT